CCGGCTCGCTCAGCTGGGCCGGCCTGCCGTATATGTCTCAGCGTCTAGGAATTTGTCAGATGCTGGCCTGGGAGCGTCGCCATCAGCATAGGATGCTGTGGAAGCAGTACCTAGACGAGTACCGTAAAAACGATCCCGCTAGGCTTATTAGAGAATCGTTGGCGCTGGGTGAGATAGTTGTTGGAATTCGTGATAAGTGCGAATTGGAAGCCGCGCGCGCGGAACACTTGCTAGATCATATTATATGGGTCTGCCGCCCTGGTAATGCCGAGGATCCCACGGTAACGTACACTAGGGCTAGCTGCGACACGGTAATTTATAATACGGGCGGTTTAAATGAATATCGTGATACAATAGCACAGTGGGCTTCAACTATCGGTCTTATGGTATCTGACGATTTGACGACCCGCAGTGTTATTTCGGCACTATCAAAAATGTGTTAGAATCAAGTAATGGCAAGGAGGCCGCGATGTTGCCGAATAAAAACTACCTCGAACCAGAGTTCGCCGACCATTACACGGCTTGGCGCAAATCCCCTAATCCGGAAACGTCTGGTCAACTGTTAAAGACTGTTCAGCCTGTAATAACAGAAGCTATAAGGAGTTATGGCGGCGGTTCCGCAGCTAGCCCTACTCTAGTTGGTAAGGCCAAGCAATTAACCTTGTCCGCGCTGCAGAACTACGATCCTAATCGTTCTAAGATACGAACTCATCTACTTACTCAGTTACAGTCGTTGCGTCGCGTGGCCACAAAAGAGTTACAGGCTGTGCACATACCAGAACAACTTCTTTTGGACCTGGGCCACCTGCATGGCGGCGAGGCAACGCTACGTGACACGCTGGGGCGAGAGCCATCCGACGCAGAATTGGCCGATCATACCGGGCTCTCGTTAAAGCGCATAAGCTACGCACGAGGATTGCGCCCATCCTACGCAGAGGGTTCTCAAATTCGCCACGATGAAGAGGGAACACACGTTACAGCGCCTGGGGTTATCTCGCCCATGAAGGCAGCTACACAGGAAGCCTGGCTAAAGTTTGTACACGCCGACCTCGACCCAATATCGCAGTCTATTTTGGAGCATACCGCCGGGCTGCACGGCCGTCCTATTCTATCTAACCAAGAACTCGCGGCCAAGTTACGGTTATCGCCTGGTGCCGTCAGCCAGCGCAAAGCTAAAATTCAAGAAAAAATTGAAATGGCGCCGTCAGCAGGGATCTACTAATGCCAATCGCAGAGGTTGGAAATACTTGCCTAGACAGGCAATTTACTGAGCTCCAGAGCACTGCGCTTACTACAGGCGAAAGCGTACTCGTCAGTGGCGTAGCGCCCAGTGTACAGCGTCTATGGATGATGCCATCTCTGGAAACATGGAATGGAGATCTATTCAACATCTCGGGCATAGGAGACGCATTCTGCCGCGATGAATTTAACGCCGCGTACGCCGAAGCGGTGGAAACGGCCGGCACTGTCGCTGGTGGCAGACTGGCCGATCGTTATGTGTCTAAAGTCCAATTAGACTATATTGCCGCCATGGAGCGCGCCTTTCGTGCGCGGCACGCTTCCTCAGTACGGTGTAATTACCACGCAGCCGGCCGCCGACGTGGTCATGGCGGAGAATTCAGTGTGTTTGCCGCAGTTAAAGATTATCTGCTAAATACGCTAGCAAGCGGGTATTCTGGGCCCGCTATATCTGCGGAGGCCTAATGGCTACATATGATCTAGCCCTTTTTCAAACATCCGCTACCGCCGTAACGCAGACAATAGTCAGTGCGGACTCTCCTAGTGGGCGTACAATAACAGGAGCGGAAAAACTGGCCCAGCGAGTTCTTTTGGAACTGCTAACCAGCACTGGCTCATTGCCGTTCCTGCCCCAGCGCGGCACTAGCTTTATAGACAGTTTGGCGCCCGGTCAGGTGTTGTCAGAATTTGATGCCTTTGTATCCTTCAATCAAGCTTTAAATCAACTAGCTGGTAGTCTATCAGCTGAAGAGACAGTCGCAGACCCGGACTCTGAACGTTTTGGAGGTGCCGGCATACAAAAAGTAGTGGTGGCACCGGGGCTATTGCAACTGACCATTTTAATTAAAAACAAGGCCGGGGATTCGGGGTTAATTAATCTACCGCTGGTTATCGATCCATCCGCGCCCGGACGTCGTTTTGTGGCTTAACGGAGCTATATATGGGGCTTACAGTTACCTCTATTGATGAGCTTGACCAAGCTACATTTGACGCTAACCTGCAGCTAGTTAAGTCAATGCTGCAGGCGGCCTACCCGACAGCCGACTTTAAACGCGGCGCGGTCCACGATCTAGTGCTTGTGCTTTCGTCCGCCATGGCGGCAGTGAACCAGGATAATATAGACCGTATTCGCCGGTCCAATAGTTTGCGAGAAATTACAGCCGATCCAACATTGGCGGATGCTGATACCGTCGCCAGGTTAATGTCAAATTATCGTATCACCCCGTCTTCAGGAACCTCTGCTACTGGTACTGTAGCTATCGTACTAACCTCGCTGGTGACTGTAACAATTCCTCTGGGACAGACTTTCACCGACGGCGCCGGCAGAACGTATAAGACACTCTCTGCATTTACAGGACGAACTTCTTCAGTAAACGTGGTAGCAACTACTGATCGCCTAATATCTGCCGTGGGCAACGGTACATTCGTATTTACAGTCTCCGTAACAGACACTGCCGTGGGCACCGCTGGCAACTTGCCGCGGCTGGCTGCGTTAACTGCAACACCGACAATCTCAGGTCTTTCATCGACATATGTAGCAACTGACTTTACCGGCGGCACTGATGCGGAAACAAACGCTCAGCTGCTAGCGCGGCAGCAGAGTAGCTGGACTTCGCGATCGCTAGCTAACCGAACAGGCGTAGATGGGCTAATACGCGCGCAGACAGGATTTGCCAACATACTGGCATCCTCTGTAACCGGCTTTGGTGACGCTGAGCAGCGCCGTAACCACAGTATTCTTCCAGTTACGCTCCCAGGCCGTATAGATGTGTGGGTACGTACGCAAGCGCTATGGCAGTCAGTTAAATTAACTAAAACAGCTACTTTGATTAGTACGGCCGGAGGCCAGGGTAAGTGGCAATTTACGATTACTCGTGACGACGCCCCGGGGTTCTATGAGATTGAGAAAATACTACTCCCGGCCAACGACAACAATACTGCGCTAGCTGGCTACACCATAAACCAGGAAACACGTGGATACGATATTTCGGTAGGAACCACTGATAGCACTATCTTCCTACCAGACATAACTGCAGCTACAGAAGCTGCTTATAGCAGGTATGAAACATCTACAGTGCAATTTACGGATACAGACACTTCGATATCCGGGTTGACTGTAAACGTATCCACTAAAGCTTATAGCGTGTTTGTTAGAGTTTTGCCCGGCGTAACCGCGTTACAAGACGCATTGTCAAACTCCAACAATCGCAGCTTGGCTGGGGATGCGCTCGTACGCGCCCCGGTGCCCTGCTTTGTAACGGCGGCGGTAACAATTACACAATCTTCGGGAACGGCCGCTCTAGTTACTGGTCCGCTAAAACAAGCGGCCGCCGACGCCATTAATAATATTGGCTTCACTGGCAAGGCGGCGGTTGCAGTTGCCACCGCGGCGATACAGGCGTTATTACCCGCAGGTAACACCATTACCACCTCAACTCTGGCCGGACGCGTGCATCGGGCAGATAATACGGATATAAATTTATCGGCTACAAGCACTACGCTAGATGTTGGTACAGACGCTGCTAATTTAGTCACTGCCAACACCGTGGGCTTCTTTTGCCGCGCTAGCGACGTGACAATAACAGTAGCCTAATATCCGGATATTGCTGTGGACAGCCGGCGCTTACCAATGGTAATGTTTCGTACTAGATTTCATGAAGGAGCCGTATATGACAAGGATATTGTATGCCCTGATTGTAGCAGGGATGTTTCTCACTACCGCATTCGGCGCGGACAAAGAGAAAGACAAGGCACCTGCACCGGCGGCAGCTGCCGCCGAATTTAAAGTCGAAGGCCTAGAAATTAGCGCGCCACAGAAGGTGGCGTATGACGAAGGCTTCGTACTAGTAACAGCCAAGTGCACAGGAGATGTACGTTGGATTGTTATTGGCACTCATCCCAAGCTAAAATATCAAGAGAATACGACAACCAAGGAATTAATTGTTAGCGTTCCGCCCACCGAAGCCACTGTCATGATATTTTGCGTCGGCGTTGTTAATGGAAAATTGACGCCTGCCGCACGCACGGAGGTTATTGTGACTCCGCCCGACCCCAGGCCCTCGCCAACACCAGGCCCTACGCCTGAACCTACTCCAACTCCAACACCCGCTAGCGATCAATTACATGTAACTATAGTAGAAGACCCACAAAAACGCACACCCGAGCTGGGTAAGCTGCTAGTATCTACTACGTTACGCAAAGCTCTAGCCGACCTAAACGCTATCCCACGAATTTACAGCGTCAGGGATCCGGCGCTAGAACGTAAGAATTTTTCGCCTGTCTTACAGCAGATTGGTAGCGTCCCCGCTTTAATTATCCAGAACAATGGCGGCAAGGTACTGGTTGCTGTGCCGCTGCCAACTGCCGAGGCGGACATAATCGCGCGAGTAAAGATACTGAGGGGCAATTAATATGAGTGAGATTATCTACAACGACGCCGGAATTCCGGTAATTGAACAAGCGGGCGAATACCGGGCGTTAGCCTGTCTGCCGCCACATCTTAATTGTGCGCTGCCGGCCTGGGCAGATGCTAAAGCGGTCCTGCCGCGCGCTAAGTGGCAAGAGATGAAGATGGACGGCGGCGTCGCAATTAGAGACCAGGGGTCCGAAAGCAGCTGCTTCCCCGCGGGTACTCGTATTCGAATGGCGGACGGCAGCCAAAGACCAATAGAGAAAATTTGTTTGCTGGATCGCGTATTAACAGCCGAAGGCAATATAGGAACTGTAGTTAATTTAACAGTGCGGACTGAACCAAAAGAATTGCTGCGTTTACAGCTGTGGGGGCACCGCCATCTGGCTGCTACAGCGGAACACCCGATACTTACCAAACGAGGATATGTTGCGGTAAGAGATCTTCAAGAAAACGATACCGTAGCGCTACCGAAATTTTTACCGTGTACAAATAATATTTTACAAACAGGAGATCACGTTGTATTACATAGGAGTCTAGTACGTAAGCGAAAGGCCAAGAAATTCGCCGGGGTTTGCGGCCGTGCTGCTAAAACTCACATAATTATACACATACCTGACATTATACATTTAACTAAGGGCGCTGGGCGAATTTTTGGATTATTTCTTGCCGAAGGCTGTACGAGCGGTTCAAGTGTACTTTGGACTTTTAATATTACAGAGGAACATACGCTCGTAGCAGAGCTGGTTGAACTTTTACGCGAAGAGTGGGGCTTGGAAGCCAGTGTACAGCGGCGTCCCAATAACTCAATTAACGTAATAATTTTCGGCAAAACGTGGGCTTTGCTATTCGAGGCGCTGTGCTCCAACGGTGCCGGGAATAAAAAATTACATCCAGACATAACATCCGGGCCCGCCGACTTTATGGCCGCAATACTACAAGGTTGGTTGGACGGAGATGGCTTCACTAGGCGTAACACTACCAACGGTGTAAGCATATCCCACGACTTAACATTATCGATGTTTGACATAGCCAACGCGACTGGAAAACAACCGACCATTCGTTATTCGCAACAAAGACCAAGCCACGGTGTAAAGTACAGGCAACCGCGCTGGGATTTAGATTATGTTACGTGTGCATCGGAATGTAATCGTTATGCTACACAGGATACTAAACATGTTTGGCGGAAAGTACATAAAATAGAGGCAGTTAAATTTTCTGGTCCAGTGTATAATTTTGAGGTTGCTGGAGATAATAGTTATGTAGCAGAAAGTATCGGTGTCCATAACTGCACAGGTCAGGCTTCGGCTTCTGCAGCCGCCAAAGCACGCGTTATTTCCGGGCAGCCTCTGGAAGACCTGTCCGCACACTTTGTTTACGGCCTGATCAACGGCGGCCGCGACGAAGGCGCCGTTATCTCAGACGCCCTGGTTGCCCTCAAGACCTATGGGATTGCCCCCGAACGAGTTATGCCGCGCGGCGCAATGTTTCGAAATCAGTTCCCCAAGGAGGCATTTGTAGAAGCAAAGAAGAATGTCATTGCCGAGGCCTATAAACTGAATAGCTTTGATGAATTGTGTACAGCGCTTACACTCGGATTTCTTGTAGTGTCCGGTATTCTAGTCGATCGTGACTTCGGTGATCTTGATGGCGAGGGTATTGCCCCCGTGGCCAAAATGCCCATTGGCGGACATGCGCTAGCACAAGACGAACTACACTACTCAGCCAGGCGACAAGAATGGTGCCCCGGTGGGCCTAATTCGTGGGGAACACGCTTCGGAATGAACGGGCGCTATCGCCTAGTGGAAGCACACTGGCAACGGCGTATGCCGTTTGACGCGTTTGCAATTCAATTAGCGGCAGACAATCCTGATGAGGATCATACCGATCCTCCAGTAGTCTCTTAATTAAGGAAGTGCAGCCATGGAAGAAACGACTCGTATGGAAGACATGATTTATCGCGCGTCGACAGCTGGATTTAATCTCGATATAGCGCGAGACTTTGTCAAAGAACACGGCACAGAGGTATTGCAGCTGGTACTAGATCTACTGGATCGCGGCTACAGTAAGGAATGGCTACTTAGTGCCGCCAAGATGTTTGAACCCTACCTGTTTAAACTGCTGCTATTACTGCTGCATGGCGGAACAGACCCGGAAATTAAGTACGCCGTTGGTCGCGGCGATCATCCTATTATTGCCCAACTAATCCGTAAGATGATTGAGCACTCTCCAGAGATTATGAATGCGCTACTTAAGATTCTGCCGCAAATCCTTGCTTCCCGCTAGTAGAAAGGACGTCCTATGCGGCTAGTTATTGCCGCCTGTGTCTGGCTGATCTATATTGCCCCGGCAATTGCGCAACCCGTAATTGCCGGGGCCATTGAATCGCCGTATACGAGCGTACAACGCGCGGCTGCAGATTCCGCAGCCGTGCCGTTAGCCGTACAACCATACACACGATATTTGTCGCTGTACCACATTCCTAGTGCTACCGAACGCCGTCGTCTTGCAGCAGTAGTGTCTTTCGTTGCTAATTCTCTTAGTCGAGAGCGTAGCCTTAAAATACCGGTAGCTTTGCCAAAAGAAGACAATCCGTGGCTATTGCGGATAGACTGTCGCGATTACACGTGGTCAGCTAAAAGCTGGGACGACCTAGCTGAAAAGGGAAGCGGGCCCACGCCGCGCGGCGATCCGTATTTTCATACAGCGGTTACGCAAGACGAGATTGAGTACGAAGAAAAACAAGTTGTTGTCGGCTACGACAACTTTAGACGTCCGCAGTACGAAGTTCAACAGGTTGAATCTGGACGACGCCGGGTAAAAACAGTGGCCTCTGCGCCATGGGTGGCCCTAGATGGTGGTAAAGCGATAAGCTCGCTTATTACAGCCACCAGAACTAAAAATCCTATTTTACGAGCTGACTGGTTTATAGTTTATGCTACTTGGGCGCCGCGGTACTACGACTTTCTCGGCCTCGGCAAAACAGAAGCAGACTTCGACATACTAGCGCTAGCTGAACCTACGAAGGGTAAGAAACAAGAAATCAGAGGCGCGGTAACGCTTTCAGATGTAGCTAGCCACAACCGCTTCCTGCTACGCGAGCCTACGCTGTCCGGCGTTGTTGGGGGTTCTAAATGGACATCTTATGACTTCCTAGACTCGGTCGACGAGAAAGACGTCTTACTAAACCTATTTAATGATAAGCCTGACGCCAAGGAAATTATCGCTACTTTACGTAATGGTTTATCTGCTTACTTCGTAGTTAACGCGGAGGGCAAGCGACTTGATGTAGCGGATCCTAATATAGCGCAAGACTACGTAACACCATTAAAGGATAAGCAAATCTGGGTCGCACGTAATTGCATGATGTGCCATGCCGCGGTTAAAGGATTTAGGCCTATTAGAGATAGTATCCGTGAGATGAGCCGAGATAAGCTGGCCCTGCTTATTGCTGATGAGAAGCTGTACAGGCGTGTTACTGATCAAATTAGCGTAGATATAGCAGAAGTGGTGGCATACGACCAAGCATTCTACGCCAAAGCCGTCATGGCCGCTTGCGGGCTAACTCCTGCTGAGCTTAGCGCGGCAATGAGTGAATATACTCACCAACATTTAGATGTCTCACTGACCACGGTTACTATAGCGCAAGAAGCCGGCTGTGATGTAAAAACAATAGATGAGGCCCTGCGTAAGGGCGTAAACCTGGATCCGCGCCTTGTGGGGCGCTTGCAGCAACCTCCTCAGTTAGTACGTCGTGATCAGTGGGAGCGCTCGGCATTCCCTAATTTAATGATTTACTTGCTTGGTCAAAGTAAAGGTAAATGAACATGCGTTACTTATTTATTGCCGCGCTAGCCTGTATTTGCCTGTGCTGCCCGGACAACAGCAATGCGGGCGTGTGCCGATCTAACGTCGTACATAACCAGGTAGTGGCAGTCGCGGATGTAGTAGTTCCGGTCGCTGTGCCTATCCTTGTTCCAGCGTATCAATTTTCGTATCTGCCTGCGCTGCAACCAGCAGCCGTCGCTACTGCAGCGCCTGTAGAAACAGAAACTAGCCGCATTGACCAGCTAATACGCGAGCGCCTAGAGGCAATTATCAGAGAGCAAACAGATGGTGACGGCCCGCCGGCTGTAGTAGAGGCGCTGCCATCTCTGTCTATTCAGTCGCCTGAAACCTTTACGGCCATTTCCGTGCTGCGTAATCGCTGCAGTACGTGTCACACAGGAGCCGGCAAAGGCGGGGTCTCTTTGTTTAACGTAGCCGGGGCGTATGCGCCTAACATTACAGTAGATAAGATCCTAGACACTAGCCGTACGGCGCAAATGCCGCCAGCTGCCAAGGGCGATACGCATTCCGTATATGCGGTTTCCATGCGTGAACTTGCTATCTTGTCTCAACTGTCCACAAGACGGTAAGATAAATGTGTAGAGTATTGGTCGAATATTCAGAGGAGACGATGTCATGAAGAGGTTTGTTGCAGTTCTTCTGGTCCTGGCTTGCGCAGCAGCGCCCGCCCTGGCCTGTAATCGTGGTGTTGTGTTTTCGAGCGTTGGCGTAGTGGCAGTCCCGAACGTTTCTTTTGCGGCTGTAGCTGTTCCAACATTTGTGCCTACGGTATCCGTGGCTGCTCCTGTGGTCTTTAGTGCGCCGCCTGCGGTTGTGGCGGCACCATTTGTCGTATCTACTCCGGCGGTCGTGGGTTTCCCGTTTACATCTACGTTTTTCTCCAGCCGTTCTAGCTTCGGTGTATTTGGGTCGTCCGCGGTCGTAGTGCGATCTGGTGCTGTAGTGGTCGGTGTGCGCCCGCGCATCGTTCGTGAACGAACAATCATTCGGCAGGGCTTGTTCGGGGCAACGCGTATCGATCGTGTTCGTATCGGTCGCTAAGTAATATCCGGATATTATCTTGTGGCGTGCGCTGCGGTGTTCACGGGCCCGCCGCGCACGCCCTTTTAATTGGTGCGGAATGGCAACGGATATAACCGACTTGACGGCACAACTCGTACTGCCGCAGCAGCTATTAGATATAATTGGCACATTCTGGTCGGGGCTGTACGAGGGCGCCGATGTAATTGCTACATATGCACAGGCTCGAGGAGAAGCAGAGTATCAAACACGCAATAACTTGCAAGAATGTAATCAGCTGACAGGATTGACAGGAGCCCCGCTATATCAGCGTATTCGTTGGCAGCCACTAACAATTAAACAGTCTGAGTTACTAGTAGATGAGCGCCTTACATACCAGGCTAGCGACGGCCTGGGTGCGTCTGCCAGCACCACGCTCAATAACCATGTATTCGATTACGCTCTGCCGGCAGATATGACGCTGGCGCCGTTAATTGTCAATAACGCTGTGGCACCTACGCTGGTGTGGGCTACGGATGTCGATTACATGATTGATACCGGTGGCGGCCGTATCCGCTTCCTTAGCAACCCATTTGCCGATTCGCGGCTTGATCAGGAGCTGTTTTATAACGCGGCCGGCGGGATTGTTGACCGAGAGTTGACTCTGTGGTTCTTTGCTGCTGACTTTGATCGTAGCTACCTGCTTAAACAGTTTGGCTACATCTTAGGCGTAGAACTGGCTACCTCAGAGCAATACAAGGATCTTTTAAACGCGCTGTGGGATGCTCTGCTAGTAGGAACATGCCGTCTACAACTAGACCGTGCACTAGCCTCGTTCTGCGATGCTCCGATAGTGTTGACGGCGACCGAAACAGTAATCGACGTAACTACAGAGACGGATCGTAAGCTAGTTATTACTGATAAGAATGTTTATGTCTGTGGCAGCGCAGCGAACGTAATAGTCAGCGTCGGCCAGGTTCTTAGCCAGGGGGCGCAAATAACCGACGCCGTTAAGATAATAGACCTAGGCGCTGGAACACCGTCCGCAGGTACATTAGCTAGCCTGACATTGCCGGTTACACAACTAAATGGCGGCTATGTTGGCGGATTGACTTTCACAAACGCCGATGTTGCGCTGCAGGTATCGACTGTCGCTAGTCGAACGAAGGTACAATTCTCGTTAGGAGGCGTCGCTGGCGATGAGACTTTGTTTTGGGATACCGTACATACGAACGGTACAGCAGCTGGCGCTAGAACCCTGGCGCAGCTACTAGACCTGCGTGCACCAGCACAACAAGTCGGCGACCCGGACGTCAATAGCCTTCCGTCTGTTATTAATCCACTCAACTTCCTAGTTTCTAACGTATTGCGTAACGCGGCTATCGTCATTAAGTTTAAATCAACCTCATTCGGTACCAGTGCTCTCGATCAGACGCTACGAACAACCCTGCTGCGGTTAATCGTTCCTCCGCAATACGGCGTATACGAGATAGACCTGTAAACAGTCGTCGCCTTAAGGCGGCGGTATCTTGGCGATAAGTGTTATGAGCGATGATATTACCACAGATCCGTTGTCGTCATTATCGGCCGACCCGCTGCTTGGTGCCATACCGTGCCCGTGTCTTCCAGCCCTTACTGACGGAAGTATAGCTGGAGCTTCGACATATCCTACGTGCGCGGCACCATCGGCCGCCAGCGCGGCGTTCGTAGAAATTAGTGTAGTAACTAATGTTTGCCCGATATTTGATGATGCTAATAGCTATATCGTGGCGGGCACCCCTGCTGGAGGAGACCTTGGCGGCACTTACCCAGATCCCACGGTGTCAAGTTTAACGTTTACCGATCCTTCCCCGGTGCCTCTAGGCGCTGCGCCTACGGGTACTCAAGTCCTTGGGTTATCTGGAGGAACTATTACAGGCGTAGTTGCCATATTAGCCGGCGACACTATTGATGGGGGGACGTGGTAATGGCTAATCCCCTTAGATTTAAACGAGGTACATTCGCGGGACTGCCAGTGTTGGCGGACGGCGAGCCGGGGGTTACCTCGGATACGTTCCAATTTTTTATTGGTTACGGCGGGATCAACCATGAAATTGGCGGCGCTTCTTATACTGATGAACAAGCACAAGATGCCGTAGGCACGATACTAGTAGATAGTGCAACGATCGATTTTACGTACCTGGACGCCGTACCTAGTATTTCAGCAATCATCATCGCTAACAGTATTACAGATAGCCACATTGCCGCGGCAAACAATGACGGGCTAGCAGCGGTACCTTCTATACGTACACTAGGCACGGGATCCACGCAAGCTTGCGCTGGAAATGACGCCAGGTTATCTGACGCACGTACGCCCACAGGCGCCGCTGGTGGAGATTTGAGCGGCACATATCCGAATCCTACTGTTAACGTCGATACGGCTAATAATGTTCTTGCTAACATGATCTTTGGCTTTTAACGACACGGAGGTCGAATGGCTACTTATTCGCGCGTTTTACTTTCTGGAAGCACTAACGGTAAACCAATTCCTGTAGCAGCTACTGCCACACCCGGGACACAAATTCATGCCGCGGTAGCCGGCACCACAGGCTTTGATGAAATATATTTGTGGGTATCCAACGTTACCGGAACTGCGGCAACGTTGGTAATTGAATTTGGCGGTGTCACGGACCCGGGCGATCATCTTTGTAAAACTACGTCGATACCGCCCAACAGCCCGCCGATACCTATCGCTACCGGGCAGGTTCTAAATAATTCTTTGAATGTTAAGGCGTTTAGCGGTACAGCCAGCGCTCTAAATATTATTGGATTTTGTAACAGAATTTCGTAGTTGGTTTTATATACAGGCACAGTAGTTACCTGTGCGAGCTGAGTTAGCTAATTTAAATATGACGCCAAGTTCGTCGCTTAATAATGTCTTTAATAGTTGGTTTGGAAATATTAAATTGCGAAGAAAGTTTACGATAACTTAAATTGCCGGAGGCGTATAGTTTGCGTATATTCACAACCTCATGGTTAGTCAACTTAGCCAGCGGGCTATTTTCGCCGTCACGCGCATGACCTAGAACTCTAATGTCATGCTGTGAATTTTCTTTGCAGGTTACCCATTCCAGGTTAGACGCATGATTATTAGTTTTATTGCCGTCTATATGATTTACAACCACCCTATTTTTTAACGGGGTAGGCAGGAATGTTTCAGCAACAAGCCTATGCACAGATACATGGCGCTGATGACTATTATTACACAAACATACTTGTAAATATCCGTTTATTTTTAGTTGTTGTTTTAGTGGCCGCCCGGGCCAGCTTCCGTTTTTGAAACGAGTGCTCCTTACTCTACCATAAGTACTAACTTCGTAAGAATTCTCATAATTAACTATAGGACACCATACTTCGTGCATAAGTGCGGCTCCAAGACAATGTAGATTATTAAGTAATTTAGCCTGCAGCCAACTAATAGTCAACAAGGCCCGGCCAATAACAATGCCATCCTCCTCCTCAGGCGGCGGCGGAGGTCTCTCGGGACACAGCCTGGAGATCTCCAATTTACACCTACCAATAGGCGCCGCTTTACTGGGCTACTCGTCTGTCGCCAGCCCTGGCGGCTGCTGCGGCGGTACGTCGTCGTCATCGTCAGCTGGAGGCATGTCACAGCTCGTCACTGGCTATCTTGTAGAAATAACCACTTTTAGATTCCCGGCCGGTACAACGTTGTCTGGCGCGGCGTGTAATCTCAATCCTACTAATTGCTTTAGCCTATCGAGCTCGTCAGTAAGCTCCGTATCGGCGAGCTCCGTATCGGCGAGCTCTGTGTCGTCGTCTTCTGCTGCTGGATCGCCGTCGTCCAGTAGTTCAACGGATCCGCTAGGACCATGTGCACCATATAACATCGCATACTGGACTATGACCGACGGCACGGGCGCCGACCAAATAGACTATACTTATAATCCGATAGATCAGACGCTCTTCGCACCACAGCAAAGTCCTGGTCCCCTCTATCCTTCAACGTTAGACACTATCGACGGCGCCTCTGGTACGCGTTTCGATTACACGCCGCCGCCAGATAATTCATTTACGCACCCGTTTACGCGTCCGTTAAATTCAGAGTGGGAGCTAAGCCCCGGCCCGCTCACAAGTCATGCGCTATCTATCGTTGCCTGGTTCCGTTGCGACTCAAGGGCGTTTTTAACGTCATCCACGTTTGGTATTTTGTCCGCCCCGGGCGCATATGACTTACGTGTCGACACAGTATCGCAAAAATTAAAGTTTACTATTGATCCCGGCATAGCCTTAGAATTCCCCGCAACTGTTGCGGCCGACAGCTGGCATTTAGCCGTAGCTGTCATAAACCAAGATCATACAGTTATTAAGCTAAGCCTGGATGGCGCTCCCTTTATCTCAACAGGAATATTTGGTGTAGGTAGCCCAGTCAGCGCTATAGCCGTCGGCGAGCTAGTCAGCGGTGGAACAGTGCCGTTTGAACAGAGTTGGTGGCTGACCAACATACGTACAACTAAGTGTGACGAACTAACCGATGATATGGTATTAAGCATGTATTGGGGCGGACCATAATGCCCGTAATAGGAATTACTACGGAATACGCTACTCTTAGCATACCGGCGCTTGCCGCGGCGCAGCTGGTTAGTTGCACAACTAATCCTACTAACTGTTGTCCGTCATCTAGCGCATCAAGCACTAGTAGCAGCTCGTCAGGCGCTACCGAGTCAATAAGCGACGCCTGCACTAACTGTATAGTTATGCCGGCCGTCTGGTTACTTGAGACTAGCAATGATTTTACAAGCGCTGGCTGTATAGCGTGCTCCGGGCTTAACAACCAAGTGGTAACAGATAGAGAATTATTGTACACCCCAGGCGACCCGTACCCTAGCTGGCGCGGGCCGCACTTTAGTCAAGTATGCGCTGTCGGAGCCGAGCAGGGCTCGGTATTTTGGCACTTTTTCTGCCAGGCCGGTGTCGGATGGCGGCTGGCGCTAGAAAACGACATAATAGCAATTCTAATATTCGATCCCGTTCTGGATATAAACATAAATTGTAATGACGCTAATCTGTTCTCTAATCCGACATGGAACTTTGGTACTTGCTCGTCCACCGGCCCGGCTGTGATATACCCCGGGTGATAACACGTGGATACAGCCACACAAGCACTGGTACTAGAAAACAAGTTATCGCCAGGCGATGTCCTCGTGATGACTGCGGCTATCGAAAGTCTTCATCGAGCTATACCTAATAAGTTTAAAATCAGCGTAGATGTATCCGTACCAGCAATCTTTGAACACAACCCGTTAATAACACCCAGGCCAGACGGCACCGCGCGAATAATCCGTATGAATTATCCGGCTATTCATCAGAGCGACCAGCGCCCGCTGCATTTTATGCAGGCTTATTGTGAGTTTCTAAGCGAGCAGTTAAGTGAAAGCATACCGCTTAAGGTTAATAGGCCTTATGTATATTTATCGCAACAAGAAAAAGCGTGGAAAGGCCGCATACAGGAAATTGTAGGCAAGAAAGTACCATACTGGATTATAAATGCCGGTTACAAAAAAGACTTTACGGCTAAGTGGTACCCACATTACCAAGAAGTAGTCAACAATCTTGCAGGAAAGGTGCTGTTTGTGCAGATTGGAGAGACCGGTCACACGCATGCGCCTTTAACTGGTGTGATAAACCAAATAGGAAAAACCACGCCGCGGGAGCTAATTCGATTAGCGTATCATGCGGAGGGCGGCCTGGGCCCCAGTACATTTCTGCAACACCTGTGCGCGGCATTTGAAAAACCCTACGTGTGCCTGCTAGGGGGCAGGGAGCCGGTGCCGTGGGTGCAGTACCCCAAGCAGACTACACTACATACGGTAGGTGCCTTAAAGTGTTGTTTTAATAAGGCCTGCTGGAAGTCACGTACGGTTAAACTTAATGATGGCGAAGCACACGACAACAGCCTGTGCGATCAACCGGCGGCTGTCGGCCTAAATGACTGGGCACCTCGCTGCCTTACCATGATCACACCAGATGAAGTTGCCGCAGCTGTGGATAAGTACAGCAATAAGGATCGATAACCATGACCTGGCATCATTCACACAACGTTATTCAAAAATACCAAAAGCTGGCTAGCGACTTTATTGCCAATACAGACCCATATCCAACACAGCTATTTAACGGTCGCGGTATAGTGATTTGTGGCGGCGGCGCCCGTTTATTCACTAATGCCTGGGTCTGTATCAACATGCTGCGGCACTTTAAGTGTAGCCTGCCAATCCAGCTGTGGTATCTGGACGAATGTGAGATGGATCCCGCTACGATCGCAGTGGTCAAAGAACTAGACGTAGAGTGTGTAAATGCACAGCAGATCGCTAAAACTTATCCGATGAAGAATCTCAACGGCTGGGAGTTGAAGGCGTTCGCGTTGCTATACTCACGATTTAATGAAGTACTACTATTAGACGCGGACAATATCCCAACCGCCGATCCGTCGTATTTGTTCGATACGCAGGAATACAAAACGAATGGCGCCATATTCTGGCCTGACTATGGGCGTCTGGGCGTAGAGCGGCCCATCTGGCAAATATGCGAAGTACCCTACCGCGATGAGCCGGAGATAGAGAGCGGGCAAGTAATTGCAGACAAGCAGCGCTGCTGGAAGGCGCTATCGTTAGCCAGGCATTACAATGAACACTCGGATTTCTATTACCGGTATATCCATGGCGATAAGTGCACATTCCAGTTAGCTTTTCATAGGCTAGATACTCCATACTCAATACCGCCATACCCAATTTATTCTCTTGATTCGACAATGTGTCAGCGTGACTTCAAGGGGTACCGGATTTTTCAACACAGGAATATGGATAAGTGGAACTACTCCGGAGCCAATAAACACATTTTCGATTTTTGGCACGAGCCGCTATGCAGAGATTTTATTAAACAACTACGAGAGAACTGGTGCGGTCGTATTTGGTGGTCGGCGGAACCCGACAAGCCATCTTACGAGCTCGTCAAAGACTGTCGTTTTAAATACACGCGCGTGGGCCACGATAACAGAGATATGACGTTAAATAGTGACCGTACCGTTGGAGAGGGCGCCGCGGCATGTGAGCGCGCGTGGAATACAGCCACTATAGCGGGGCAACCCTTCTTGATACTGCTGGGGGACAACGAACCGACTTGTAAACTAACACACGTTAATACAGAAACATGGGCCGGGCGTTGGTTTAGGCACGAAAGAATGCCCATAGAGATGAGACATATCAGATGACTAAAGCAGGATTAGTATTGGCGAATGGCTTCTGGGTGCGCGCTAATAACCGCAGTCAGGATATCGGTATAATCAATGAAGTATACCACGCTGATGCGTATAAGACTTATTTGCTGTTTCCGCGGCGGCGGTCTAATGAATTGATTATTGATATAGGCGCCCATATTGGCTCATTTGCTAGACTGTGGCACGATAAAGATCCTACAGCGCGGATCGTATGCGTTGAGGCGTGTCCTGAGAATTTAGACGCATTACACGCAAATGTGGACAGCTTCGCTGAAGTAATACGTGCGGCGTGCACTTACGAGGAGGGTGAGCTGGGGCTGTTAAATTCGGTTAGCCCTAACTGTTTAAATACAGGCGGATCGACCGTCGTCCCAATAACAGATTTAAAAGAAGGCCACAAGGATGCTCAGTACTGGCATGACTGTCGTAGTATGCCCAAAGTAACGCTAGAAGATATAATGCATAAAGAAGGCAGAGAACAAATAGACTGCATTAAACTGGACTGCGAAGGGAGTGAGTACTCGATACTGGGTAAAACAACCTTGCGAAATAAGATTAAATTCATACTGGGAGAATACCACGGGTATGATAGATGGGAGGAGTTTAGACACAAGTATTTCCCGACACCGGGCTACGCGTATGGTCACATGAGCCGTTGCGGAGACCTGGGTAATTTCCATATTCGAAATGACGCTATTAATTAAACCGAGGCGCGGTTATGCACTTTAATCCATTTACACTGCTGGGAGGGGCGCTAACAGGTACTTTGCCTAATCCCGGCATCGTAGAGGATCAGGCCGGGTTAGCGATTGCCGCGCAAGTATTCGGAAGACGTGGAATACGCCCAGATGATGTTGTCGCTGGAACCGGCATAACTATAACGCGATCGTTAGGTAGCATTACGATCGAATCTACCGCAACCACTAGCGGCGACTCCGATCAAATAGTGTTGCCGGTGACTGCGTTTGGTACGCGTATTCATCCTCTTCTTGGCCTGGCTGGCGGAGACCTTAGCGGCACTTATCCTAATCCTACAATAGTGCCGGAGAACGCTAATTTAACTAATGCGCATAGATCTTTTATACCGCAAGCTCCGGCCGTCCCGTATTTTGGAAGTGGCGCGGCGGGCCCGACAGGTAGTACGACTACAGCGCCAGTCGTCACAGTTGATAGTCAAGGGCGCGTAGTCTCATTAACGCCTGCTACCATCAGTGGCACATCTCCGGGAGGAGCGGCTGGCGGTGATTTAAGTGGTACCTACCCAAATCCAACAGTAGTGCCCGAAAACGCCAGCCTGGCGTTAGCACAACGAGTATTTTCGCCACAGTCCCAGATAGTGTCTTCCTACATCGGTTCTGGTGCCCAGGGACCAATAGGCGACGGCACACATGTTGCAGCTGTAACTACAGATGATCAGGGACGCATAGTTACACTGACGTCCGTGTTGATTACTGGCGCGGCACCATCTGGCGCGGCCGGTGGTGACCTTAGCGGTACATACCCCAATCCTACAGTTGTGCCTGAAAACGCCAGTTTATCTAACGCGCAACGCGCATTCTTGCCCAAATCCTCGGCAGACATTGTTGCTTATTTTGGCGGTGGCGCGCAGGGGCCGGTAGGCGACAGCACACATGTCGCGGCAGTAACTATAGATAGTCAAGGACGAATAGTTACGTTAACATCTGTTGCAATAGCTGCCAGCGCGGCATCGGCAGTGGATAACTGGGTTTCTGCTCACATATACGCATAGAGGAAATCATGGCTGCAAATACGACACCAATCTTCGTTCTGTCCAGCGCGCTAAGCTACTGCCAGGTTACTACTGCTAACACTAATCGTGATGGTGCTACTGGTGCCTATGTGTCTCTTATTACTGGCGGCACCAACGGTACAATTATCGACATGGTTAGAGTAGTAGCTACAGGAACTACAACCGCTGGTGTGGTAAGATTATTTGTTAGTACTGACAGCGGTTCAACTAAACGACTACTAGCGGAAATCCTGGTGCCAGCCATAACACCAGGCACTACGGTGACTGTATTCACCTACGACTGGATTCCTACTAGGCCGTTAGTTTTAACAGATGCCACGGATAGTGTCTGGGGCAGCACGCATGTCAGTGAAACCTTCAATCTGTTTGCCTTCGGAGGAAATTACTAATGGGTTGGGGAGATGGCTTTAAATCCTTTGGACAAGCCGCCTTAACCCCGGGGGCCGTTCTGTCAGGCACTGCCGACAAGATCCCCCGGCCCAACCAAGGTCTAAAAGGATTCAGCTACATAGTTACAGGTAACATTGGTGGTGCGGCGGCGTATGGATTTGATTTGAGTCAATTTCCATCTGTTGTGCTGACTTGCGATGGGCAAAGGTGGTGGCCGCCGCAACTACGGCAGGCCTGCCGGTTCGCCACGGCTAAAGCCTTAGCGGCTAACACCTATAGCTCGGCGGCACAAACCAAAACCGCTAGCGCCAACGGCGCCCTGGCCATTGACACTGGCCGAAGCCCAATTGTTGGCGACAGAATACTAGTTAAAGACGAAGCCACCGCTACAGAAAATGGTATTTACGTTGTCAAGCAAACTGGTGATGGCTCTAATCCGTTTATATTGCAAAGAGATTACGATTTTAATGAGACGTACCAGCTAACGCCAATGTACGTTCCTGTTTCGTTCGGTGATGTTAATGGGGACACGCTTTGGCATATGACCGGCAGTATATTACCAGCCAGCCTGGATACGACTACTCCGGTTTTTAGGCAAGTCAATCACGATCTCACAGTCGATCATTGCAATATACGGCTGACTCTAGCGGCGTCCGACCCGGCTTATCGGCCCTCCGTCAAATTAACGCCGTCCTCTACGGACACCGGTACAGATATTATTACTTTTGCCGCGGCGCATGGCTGGGCCACGGGGACTATTGTGACGCCGGGCGCTACCGGTGGCGGCTTAACACAGGATACCTTGTACTATGCCAGGAACAGATCGAGCACCACCATCTCCCTGCACACTACCGCTGCAGGAGCCATCGCCGATACCGGCGCTGTCAATCTTACGGCCTCGATCACGACCTATCTGGACCCGTCTGGAATTCAGCACAGCACCCTAGTTGCCACGCCCTGCCGCGGCAACAACGTGTCGCTTTTCGATGGCACGTCGTGGCAGCCGCACAAACTGCTGGCAGATGTAACGATTGATCTGTCCGGCCTGGGTCTTTCAAGTGCTACGCTATACTACGTATATATTTATTCCAGTAACGGTACCCTGACACTTGATGTGTCCACGACGGCATATGTGGTCCAGAACGGCGTCCGTGTCAAAAACGGTGTGACGACAAGGCGATTTATTGGCTGGATTTACACCGTCTCGACGACAATGACAGAAGACTCTTTAATAAACCGTTATGTAATCAATTACTATAACAGGATTGATTCTCCTTTATTCACCTGTCCGGCCTACAACGATAACAATAGTCCCACGACTTATACCACGACAAGCACTACTTATGTAGAATGTAATGCGGGCACTAATAATAAATTGAATTTCATTAGTAATAGCGAAGACAGTATCAGTTATCTTTTCCAGGCTTTTGGTTACAACGCTACGGTAACTACCGCGTTTAATGGTGTATCTGCTGATACTACAGCTAACCTGTTGGTAGGAGCAGTCCAGTATCAAGCCTCATCCAACCAAGCCGTAGAACTGATAAGCGGAGATCCAGCAAAAATGTTTGCGGAAGGTAAGCATACGCTTTATATGATGTTTAGGACAGGTGCCGGAACGCTAAGTTTCCAGCCGGATTTTAGTCGCGGATCAGTTGGCTCGACTTACGACCCATTTACAACTTATATGTCAGCAATGGTGAAAGCATAAGTGATGAAGGCATGAAAACTTATTTAATTGATAAACGATTCAACCCCGACACCTTGGGCAAAGCCCTCTTGTCTGTCGGAATCGGCGTTGTGACATTTCGCTGTAACGGCGGTAGCCCGGGATTTACAGCCGCTGGCGAAGTAGTCACAGACGATTCAGCTGACGACGCCGTAGTGCAATCAATTATCGCCAACCACGATGGTACGCCGACACTCGGCGACAAACTCGACGGCGTGTCGATTCCTGTTAAACTCCTGGCTGCTCACAACGCCATTTTGGCAGCACGGCTTGATAACGCACAACCGCCAACATGGGCAGTACAGCTGGTGCGCGATGCGCAGGCTCGCATCCAGGCGGTTGGAGGATAGTGTTATGCCGTACGACCCATCTCGCTGGACAGAGGTTACTCGCTGGGGAATAGCTCGTGATAATCCGCGGCAGTTTAACCCGATCAGATTCAGCCAAGGCGTAACTCCAATTCCAGCTGGCTGGAAGACTAATCTTGCCGGTGTTTGGAATGTAATCGATTGTTCAGATTTCTTACCATCCGACGCTAAGGTAGCGTGGCTCACGCTCTGGCTGGTGCATACACATGGAACCAAGCTTGAAATCGGTGATATGTTTGTTGGCGTGCGTAGACACGGATTTACCGGCTCGATTTTTGATCCGGCCCGCGGCGTTTTTTACGACATGCATACACAATTGTGCTGCACGAACGAGGGCGGGGGCGTGCGGACGACTGACGAGATTTGTGTAAGCCTGTCGCCTGATTTAAAATTCGATCTATTATATTGGCCGAATTCGATTCAGGGGCCGGGGATTTTTTGGCCGACATATTGTGCATACGCCGTGAACGGGTGCGTGTTCGGGTGGGGCGCGTGACGTGTTTGGATTGTCGGAGTAGCCTGTGGCTTCTGAGCGTATACTTCTGCAAGTCCCCATGGCCGCAGGAGATACCGTAGCGGTTACGGCGTTAGTGCGCGATCTTCATCGTCAATATCCGGATATTGAGGTGGGGTTAGAGGCAACAGGTGGTGGGGAAATAGCAAAGTATAATCCCTATTTAATTCACCTCGGCCCAGGCGACGCAGTAAGAAAAATTCGATTAAATTACCGTACTGACATAGATGACGTGTTTAAAAACGGAGCGCGTCTTCATTTTCTAGATTCGTTTCATCGAGACCTAACGCGGCAGACAGGTATAAAAGTCACATTAACTGACCCGTATCCTGATTTACATCTATCTCAAAGCGAACAGCACTCCAGTTATTACCAAGAGCCTTACTGGGTCGTAGTTGCTGGCGGTAAGCCCGACGCCGCAACTAAAATTTGGTCAAAGGCAGGATTTCAGTCTGTAATTGATTACACACATACCCGCGGCACTAACTGGGTACAAGCAGGCTGCCGCGGCGATGCTAGATTTCAGCATACACATCATAAATTACTCAATGTAGTCGATCGCACCGGCCAAACTACGCTACGTGAATTAATACGCCTCATATACCATGCAGAAGGCGTATTATGTGGCGTTAGCCTGCCCATGCTGATTGCCGCGGCATTTTCTAAGCCGTGTGTAGTGGTGGCAGGCGGCAGAGAATCATGGTGGTGGACCGCCTTTACCAGAGACAACACAGCGCTACCTAATGCCGCGCACCTAATAACGCCTCATCATTTCTTTCATACAATAGGGCAACTCGACTGCTGTCAAACTGGCGGCTGCTGGAGTTGTTCTGTTGTCCCACCTCACAACGACAGTACATTTCCAGACGGCTTTCTTTGCCGTCGTCCGCTGCAACTTCTTGATGGCAGCCACCTTCCAGAATGCCTATCAAAAATAGATCCAATTCTAGTAGCCGCAGCAGTCCTATCTCGCTAGAATCATCCTAAATTTGTAAGTAAATCCTGGCATAATTCCTTGTTCTAGATTTTGTGTTTGAACGTAGGATAAGTAGAGAATGAAAGGTGGTAAGTATGAGCCGTCTGAAAGACTTCATTACGAGGTGCGTGGCGCAGGGCGTACCGTCCATGATCTGGGGCCCTCCAGGAACTGGCAAGACCAAGCAGGTCGAGTCCCTCTTCAAGAGCCACAACGTTCCGCAGCACACGCTGCTGGCGTCCATCTCCGAACAAACCGACGTCAACGGGTTCCCGGTTCAGTCGCGCACGACCATGGTTATCGAAGAAACGGACGGCACCAAACGAGAACTGCCGTTTATCGTGTTTGCGCCGCGCGATTTCATCGTACAGATCTACAAGAAGGGCGGCGCGATCTTTTTCGACGAGTTGCCGAATTCCCGTCCCTCTGTCCAGGCCGCCTGTTTGCGCGCCATCCATCAGCTGTGTTTCGGCGATTTGCAGCTGGACCCGAAGCGCGTGGCCGTGGTTGCCGCCGGCAATCCGGTTGAGATGGGCGCGGACAGTCAGGACCTCACGCCGCCGATGGCCAACCGTTTCCGGCATTATCACCACCCAGAGGGAGGGGACTCTGGCCTGCATGCTTTTGCGATCGAGTGGGCCGAGGGCTTCACCACCTACTGGGGCGATCCGCCCAGCGTTGGTTTCGATTTGATGCCTTCGACCGTTGTCCCCGAAAACCACTGGGCTCGCGCCCGCGCCATGGTTTCCGGCTTCATACACCACAAGCCGAACATGCTGCTCCAGTTTCCAAAGGAGCAAGCGAAGCAAGGCAACGCGTGGCCTTCGTGTCGAACTTGGGAAAATGCCAGTCGCGCCGTGGGTGACATGTTTTACCAGGGAAAGCCCCTGGTGGATGCCGCGAAGCTAATCGCGGGCGATGTCGGCGAGGGTCCGACGGATGAGTTCATTAACTGGGCGCGCACCATGGACTTGCCCGACCCGGAGGATATCGTTGCCGACGCCATTCGGCAGCGGAAAAAGAAAGGCTCGTTCAGCTTTAAGATGCCGAGCCGCGGCGATATCGCCTATACGCTCATCATGAGCGTCACCGCGGTCGTTACCAACAATCTGACGCCGGAGCGCTGGATTGCTGGATGGGATATTCTACACTCGGTAGCCGACCAAGGTGCTAAGGACGTCGGCCTGATTTCTGCCAAGGATCTGTGTGTCGCAGCTAAGGGAGTCAAGATTCAGGGCAAACTGCCGCTGCCCGTGCAGCAAATTCAGCCATACTTGCCAATTCTCGAGCAGATGGGTCTGGTGGGCAAACTGACGAAGTAAACCAATAACCAGGGTCCGGGGCACTACGCCCCGGACCTTTGTCGGAGACAATTATGGCTATTATTTTGCCGGACACGATTCAGGCCGGACGCGCGTTACTAAATATGGCGTGTCCGTATTTCAAGGCTATTAATTTAGCCCTGGTCCCGGTCAGCAGACCAGGAATCAGAACCATGGCCGTTGACCGGTGGGCCCGCTGGTACGTCGACATCGAGGAAGTGGAAAAATGGTCCGTCGGCAAGATTGCCACGGCGATTCTACATGAGCTTATGCATCTCTGGTGCAAGCATCACGACCGGTTACTGGGTAAGGATATGTTCCTGGCTAACATGGCCATGGACTTCGCCAATAATAGCGCTATTCAGCTTATGCTGGAAGACGCCAACAAGATGATTCAAGAAAGAACGTCGCAAGCTCAAAACGGATACGCGTTTTCACAGAAGCCACCGGAAATGGCGATGGGCGACGACTGGCTGCTGCCAAAACAGCACAACTGGCCGGACGGGCTGGCCGCCGAGGAATACTGGGATCTGATCGATAAACACGCAATCAAGGTAAGCATCACTATCACGTGCAGCGGATCCTCTAAGGGCCAGCCTCAACAAAACGGTGGCGGTAAGGGGCAGTCGCAAAACCAACCGCAGGGAAACCAGGACGGCAGTGGTAGTTCCGATAACGCTGCCAATCCGCACATCGGCAAGGGCCACTGCGGTTCTTGCGCGGCAGGACATCATGATTGGGAGGACGGGTCTCCCAACCCCGCCGACAGCTCAAAGCCAGACGGGCTTTCCGAGGCCGAAATGGACATGCTGCGCAAACGCGTAGCTCGCGAGATCGTCGAGCATTCACGAACGCGCGGCAACATGCCGGAGTGGATGGTTCGTGACTCCAAACGTATGTTGAAACCGCCGCGCATTCCATGGCAGCGGGAATTGGCAGTAGCCACCAAGCGCGCCATGGCATGGGCGGCCGGTATTGACGACACTGACTGGCGGCGCTTTTCCCGCAGAAGCGCCGGCGATATCTTGCTACCTAGCTGGAGCCGTCCGATTCCGTACCTGGTAGGCGTGATCGATACGTCGGGCTCTATGGGCGACAATCAGCTGCGTAAGTGCCTGGAAGAAGGCCAGGGGGTTCTGAGAGCCTGCGCTGGCAGCGCTATCACGTTTATCGCGGTGGATGCCGCGGTTCACGAAGTTAAGGCCGTGACGGACATTCGTAACTTTAAATTGAGCGGCGGCGGAGGCACCGATATGCGGATCGGTGTCGACAAGGCCCTCGAGCGTCGACCGCGACCTCGTATAGTTATCGTGTTCACTGACGGCTACACCCCCTGGCACGACGAACCACCTATGGGGGTTAAGGTAATCGCTGTTCTGGTGGTTAAGGAAGCTCCGCGTCCCCCGGCGTATATCCATTCTATCGAGGCATGGGAGGACACCGAGGACTAGTAATCTAGAATAGTCGCAGGCCCTCCAATAGATTAACATTAATCTATTGGAGGGCCTGTTATGGCTTCGACTAGGCGAATTTATTTGACGTACACGCCGCAAGGGACCGTGCCATTAGCGGCCTCAACCGGCTTCAGGTTTACTGTTGTAGCTGCACAAGGTAACTTGATGGCCAATGAGGTTTTTAAGATGGTGCGTCAGCCTATAACAAACAGTAACTTATACCAGGGGGTATGCACTCCAAGCGACCTCACTACTTTACCTATTAACGATCCCCCGTCCGGAGACCCGGCGGGGGCGTTTCGGCTAGCAGCACTTGATATAACGAAAAACACCGAGGCGCTGGCTTTAGAGGTCTGGAATGGGATTGTGTCAGACGTAGGCGTGCTTAAAAATAACTTGGACGCACAAGACGTTCTTGTCGTCGCAACAAATGTGTGGATAGGCGCACCCCCGTAATATGGCACGCGTCCTAGTTATTGATAATAACTCGATTCTAGGGCTATTGGCCAATGCCGCTCTAGTCAACGCGTTCCCCTTCCTTGAGCACGCCAAAAAACAAGCAACGTCCTCTACGAAGTCAGGTGGCTGCGGCTGTAGCGGGGCCAACTCGCCAGATTTTAATACAGTTAAGACAACTATTGCTTCTCTGCCTCCACCCGCGCAAATCCAGTTTAAACAAATCTTGGGTGTCGACACCGTAAGTATCATTTACCGTGTCGGCAGTCAGACACAGTCGGTTATTTTCTAGTGCCTAGTGCCGTCGACACTTCTTTAATGGATGTGTTACTCTGGTGGATAGTTATGGCAACTATTCTTCTAACGGTAAAGGATTCCCTGTAATGCCCGCTACGATCATCAAGGACGCTTGTAAGCTTGAAAACAGCCACACTGCTCGTGTTGTCATCGAGGGAACCTCGTACGACGAAGTTTCAGACAGCACAGCCCGCAACCTGGCCATACGCGCCGCGGCAGCGCTTGGTTTAACCAATTGCGGCATTAATAAAGAATCCGGCCCGTACCAGCCTATGCCGGACGGCCGACCGGCTGAAACCGCTGCAGATATGCGCGCGCTACAACAGCGTGTAGCTATTTACGGCCCTACAGAAAAGAAGTTTAGGAATGAGTACGACTGCCTCCAATTCCCCGGCTGAATTGTTACGCGATAAGGTTACGGCGTTGTGCGAATCGCTGACAGCAATACAGCAGCGAAATTTAGCTCGCCTAGCAGACGTCGACGCCAGTATTACGACGTTAAGCCACGGCCGCGCATTATGGTGGTGGATTGCGGACGTATTGCAGCGCGCGCCACTGACTGACAGCGAGCAACGCTGGATAGTACTGGAGACGTTTGAAACGGAGATCTTGGCCTACGGAGATCAACTGTTTCGTTCGCTTGAAGGCAGAGCTCCGCGCGAAGTAACCGGTTATCTGCCGACAGCGCAGCTGGGTATTGCTGATCGACGTTACGTCGCCCTGACAGGCTGTAATGACGTGCTAGATATAACTACAGGCGAGAAAGTACCGGGCGCCAAGCTGCGGTTCTTTGAGCGTGTGAGCTATGATCTAGCTACATTATACTTACGACGTTTGGACGCTTATCTTGAAACCACTGCATCGGCGTGAAGCGGATTACTGGAAGGACCAGGATGCCATGGCTACAACGCTAGTAGTCATGGCTATGGATCGTTTTGGCCCCGAGGCATTTACCTGGGCGCCAGAGACCTTGATCCACGAGATACGCGATGAGTCGGGCGCGGCACTTCCTACGCATAATCTCGATAGACTTATGGCCGGAATACACCTGGTCACAACCGATGATTTCTATCGTGATCTATCCATGTTTAATGACTTGTGCGTCGTGCTAGCCGGCAATTCAGCGCCTGTTGGCTGGTTCATTCCAGCGAGTGCCACCGACGCAGCGTGGGGTATAACGGAAGCCCTACTTCTATCGCCACCGGATCCTAACGACGAGACACCGTTTAGCGATGACATACGCGCTTACCTTGGAGCACTGCTGCGTAACGAAGGTATCATGTCCCCGCCAGATATTCTGAAAATGGCCATTCACGATCAGGCAATCATTAGTAATGTGTCGTCTGACTACTCGGATGATCCTGAGATGTTTTCTGCAATATGGGGCGCCGAGAAGAGCAAGACAGACGACATCAACAACACCGTACGAAAACGATTAAGACAACTCATTGATCAGCTTGTAGCACTACCGTTGCGTGAAGGTAGCACCAAGAAGCTCGCGCAGCGACTGTTGCACTCACTTCCAGGCTAACAAATAACCTAGTATGTTCGGAGGAATGTCGTGGAAACTACGACTGAGGCTACCGCTGTGCCTAAAGTTAAGCGTAAGAAAATAGCGCGGTTATCTAAGAGACAGCGTAGAACGCTTAAAAGACATGAATTGAGACTGGCCGCTGCGCCTAAAGCTAATATTCATTGCGGGCGCCATATACACAGCGTTGCCGTGATAGGAAAAGATTTAGTAATTACCGGTCACTGTAAACTTACACGACAGCATGAGCTCGCGTTAGCGACTTTGACCGGGGCGCCGCTACCAAAATGTTTTAAATTTATGGCGTTCTGGAGAAAGCGCCTAAGCAATGATCAGCGCTCGTATTATCGAAGAAAAAGACGCTCATCGATAGTGGCCATTATTAGACGACAAGTTCCAGTTACGTTGCAAGATAGCTACGAACAAACACATGCGTATAGCAGAGTACAACTTTTGCGTATGAGGCACGGCCTAGGGGCAGGTGGTTCTAGCTTCGTATGCGCGCCGCCTGAAGAAATTAGTAGGGCGGCTCGGCAGAAGACCGCACTAAAAGACTACGCAATACATGTATTTAAAACGTATATAATTAGCAAGCACCCAGACGACAAAGTAAGAACCTCTCAAATTAAGTTGTGTTTGCCGAGTAGCGCCTCAAGTTACTGGAGCTCGTTAGGATACCGCCGAAGCTATTACGACAGGAAAGCACCACTAGAATTCGTGTTGGAGATAGTTCCGTGCCGCTGGCTAGTCGATGTTTGGTTACGAAATATGGCACTTCTGGGTGACAACAACGAATATTTAACTCTGGCCGCCGCTAGTCTCGAAACAAACACCGCGGTAGTTGTTGTGGCACATTGGCTGGATTCCAGCCTAGACCACTTAAAACTTCAAATGGGAGTAGCGCGACAAGTAAATAATAAATGGCAGTTGCAACTTCTTCCAAACTTAATAGCCGGAGCAGTTAATGAATAATGACCATAGGGTGATTTGTTTAACAGCGGCGCCCAGGATTGTTCCTTACAGTGTGCGTACCGAACTAGAGAAATTACTGGATCAGCCGGACAGGGCGTTCGTACAAGCAGCACAGCGCATGTGTGTACTAGTGCGGTATAGTTTTGGATACTGGTCGGGGCGCCCGCACGTTAGACACGCGTCGGTAATTAAAGACGGAGAAACTATAACCGAGGATGTGTCGGCGCCGCGTTGGAATCTATTGCCGAAAGACGCGCGGCAAACATTTAGCGCTATCAGTAAGCAACTAACGGAAATCCTGGGGCACTACTCCAGGCGTCCCAGCGCCACTGAAGAGGAAGAAAACGATCAAACACTGTCTGCTGAGCAGCAGAATAAGGCCCGTGTAGCTATCGATAAGACGTTACATGCACGCGCTGTACGTGTGATACTGCAAGAAAAATGGCCTGAGTGCCGCGCTAAGTTACAGCAGCTAGCAGACATTTTTAACCTAGCAATACACAAGTTTACCGAACCAGCCAGCTATGAAAACATGCTCAATGATCTAAAGGAGCGACATCCGGATTCGTTTGAAGAAATACGTCAACTCATCCCTGGAAGAGAGGATTTAGGATCCGGCTATGTAGTTCCGGGCAGGGGGCGCATTGGATCGAAATTTCATCTTACGTGGCGCCGCCTGCCCGTTGCCATGCCTAGCTCTAGTTTTGCCAGCGAAGATGAGGAGGCGGATGAGGCCAGACTAGTAGAGGTAGCGGCGGCCTTGGAAAACATGATAACTGCTATATGTGAACCGCGCTGGCGGCTAGCAGATGCCGCTAGAAACTTTCTGTCTCAAATTGCAGTGGCCGATAATGACAATATGCTAGTAGAGCTAGCTGCCAGGGGCTACTTGACAAGGGCCAGCCGCAGACTGAAAACAAGCAGCATTACGGCGTTTAAACGCGAGCTAATAGACTCTACCAGTTTCGACAGTACGCTTCATGAAGAACTAAAGCAGCGCAGACAAGATGTTCTCCAAGATGTGCTAATTAGTGACGGGGAGTTCGATAGTGCTCAGGCCTGGAACAGCTCATCTAATGATGAAGTTATTCGTCAGACGATAGCCCCGATAGTTAATATGCTTATCGAAGCAGACAGTGTACCAGGCATGCTGGAGACTGTTGCACAGCTAGGGGGTGGCGTATAGCTGTTATACATGTTAATAGGCACACGATAGCTAGTAACCGACGGCACGGTACGCGTAATCCTGTCATAGCCGTTCGTAAGACTCGCACTGGTGCGGCGCGCTACGCTAGCCGTATTGAGCTAGTTAACGCCGCTAATGAGGTAGTTGCTAGCATGGAGTATACGCCAGACAAGCCACTAAAGTGTGGCGCTGTAGTGTACTTGACTACTTCGTTAAAAGTCAGGGCGCGGCGTTGTTAGAGCAGGGAAGGTCATATACGAAGCGGTAGGCGTCTTCACTACAATCGTCGTAATACTTGGGTAAGACTTCTACTGCTTTAAAATGAACCTCACGTAAGAAAAGCTGCATAGCCAGATTGGTTTCCCGCACTTCAGTGACGATACGCCGGCGATCGGTGCTGCCAAGTTGATCGGCTAACCAGCCGATCAACTTGCGGCCGATCCCGCGGCGCCGCACATGTGGATGAACGGCCATGTTGAGAACCTGTAACGTGCGCGGCAGCGCCTCGAGAACAACATAGCCGACAGTCTGCTGATTAATGATAGCTACAAACGCGGAACAATGTTTTCGTTTTAACACGCGTCTTAGATCATCGGCCGTCCACGGATTGGCGTAACTCAGTTTCTCAATATTTAAAACAGAGGCGACGTCTCTCGCTAATAGTGCTCGGACTGCTATAGATAATGGCGGCGGCTTATTGCCAGATTCGTGCGCAGAAGTTGCCATCGTCTGCATCCTCAACTCCTTCCAGGTTACATTTAATTAGCCAACTTACGAAGAGCGGCATTGTCTAACCATCCGCCGCCGGCTCCGGCCTCTTTGGCTACTGGATATACGCCAGACTCGGCTAGTAAGCGATCCATAAGAGTCATGTCCGACCTAGGCAATGTGGATAGGACTTCTGCGGCCTTCTCGGGAGAAATAACAAGACCTCCAGCAGAAATGGCTGCCGCGCCGCTGTTACCGAAGACATCACGGACAGCGCACAGATTGAGCCGGCCTAGATCGTTAGTGCGGTACACGTTTCCAGTCGTAGTGGGAATGTGCTCGGCTTCGACAACAGCGGCTGTCTTCGTGGTTACCGCAAATAGGACTTCTTCCGGCCGCGTGATGCCTTCGTCGTAATCTTTGGCTAGTCCGAATTCTCTGTCCATACGATCTACTAACGTGGCTAATTTTTGTAACGCTAGCGGAGAACGTACTGTGGCCGGAGACTTACGGCACTCAGTTGCAGCAGATTTTAGTAATTTACTGACATCAGCGTCTTTTCGTTGCAGGAAAGCGGCGCGGTCCTCTAAGAAAGCGGCGGCGTCTGCCGCGGCACATGTGCCTCGGCCCGCCTGCTGCTCTAGAAAAATCTCTTGGTCCACTTCCCATGTCATATTAAACGATGCCGCCTTGGTTAGAATAACTTCTGCCATACTCTGTTTCTCGGAGTACGGGATCACGTCACGATATTTCTTTAAATAACTGGCGGCTGTTTTAACCTCTTCTTCGTTACGTAATGGGTACCGCTGTGTTACGGTACCGTCCGGATAGGTAACAGTCAACGCGTAATCTATTGCAGCTGGTTTGGTGCGTAGCTGCTCCTTGAGACTAGCAATCCCGTCCAGGCCGTGGAACTCAGCTAGCTTCAGCAAGCGTTCTTCTGCCGTGCTAACTTCATTGGGCGCCAGGTCGAGGTCGCCAAGCCACAAGCTAGCTAAACTAAACCAAGTAGCCGCCTTGGTATGCCCGGGCAGTTGCTTTCTAACAGGGTCGCCCCAGGAAAGTTCTGACAGCTCATTGTCGCCAAAGAGTTCATTGCTGGAAGCATCTTTGACAAATTCGGGCAAAGGGTATAAAGTAGCCAGGCGATAAAGGTGTTGCCCGTTATCATCAGCTAAGGACGAAGTCATGGATGCCATAAACACAGCTCCGCGGAAAAGTGGATTTCGCAAACACTATAAGGAACCGCCATCACCAATCACCATGATGCGCCATGCGCGCTCAGCTGCAATTTTACCCTGTCTGGGCATTACAGTGACAGCCCAGGCCTTGCCTATGACGATTATATGTCCTTTCTGTGGCGGCGCGCTGTCAATTTATAGAGAACCCGTTATCGACTGGGAGTGGTTTAATTGCTCCGTATGTCACGCTAACGGCGATCTAATTAAACTGGCTAGTCTAATGTGGAAACTAGACATCCCGACGACGATACGTAAGCTATCCGCAGCAGGGGTCCCTTTATTTAATGCCGAAGACAGACAGCAATACATTGTAGACGAGTATGTAAATTTAATATCGGACGTGCGAGAAAGAACACACAAATTCTGGAAAGCAGCCCAGGAAAGCTATGTGCAGGATAGCTTGGAAAGGCACAAATTAAACGAACAATTGCACATAACGCCACCAATAGGCGTACAGTCACGCTGGTACGCGTCCATGAGTAAGTACGTGGGATTAGGTAGGCCAAATGGCTTATCGAGACCCAACGGCAAACTCACAAAAAACCGTAGTCTTTTTCTAGCCGCGCACGGTCTGCCTGGAATGATATCTGGATTCTGGCAGTTGGGGTGCACGGCGGATAAACGCCCTTATTACGCGGATTTTCGCTACATGCCGCCTGGGCGAACTAAACCCAGCAGGAAAGGTACAGAGGCCGGGTTGGCATTTTATGATACCGTGATTGCGCCCCATGTAGATTTTGGTAACACCGCATTTGCGTTCGCCGATCCAGGGCTGGTGTTACGCCTACAAGCGTGTTATCTGCGAGACAATGACGGCTATCTCCCGCTTGTACTTTATTACAACGACACTACTAGATATCCGCACGTCTGGAACAACCTACCTAAGAAACACTGGGTGTTCTGGGAAGCCGACCTGTCGCACAAAGTATTTAGGCAAGCCATAGCCGCTAATGGATCTGTCAGCGACCACGACGCAATAGATCACGACAAAATCTCCTGGTGCTCTAGCTGGCTGCACGAACTTAATAAATGCGCGCTGCCCTGGCCGCAGGCATTGGACAAGCACTTGGAAAAGTGTAGCGACGGCGAGGCCGAGGGGCTGCTACGCGCATTGAACATGCCGGAGTACGCCAAAGGTAAGTTTCTAGATAGCTGCCACGAACATAGCCGTAGGCGCTATACGCGGCTGGGTAAGAATAACTGGGCGGCGCGCACGATAAAGGTCAATCAATACATCATTGTTGAAAGAAATAACCAATGGATTGACGGCGAAGGGACGAGCATATGTAACTACACATTTAAAATTAACGAGGAGTACCGCGACCAGAATGAAAATACGTGGTATGCCGGGTGTCTGATCTATAAGAACAAGACGGTCCATTTCGATCTGCCTGTCCGATCGAAATATAGCAGTGCGTTTAAATTCTTTATGTTTGTAGAACAAATAGCGCTAAAGGCCGGATTGCCGCCATTTTGTATACACCCGGGCTGGGGTCGAAATATATTAGATATAGCCAAGGCGTTTAATCCGCCTAAAAACGGCGGAGTGAAGAAACGTCCAGATCGTATTAGTGAGGCCGTATCGTACGGCCTTGATACGATTACTAGGACTGCCAACGAAGACTACAGTTCAAAATTGTAACTAGGAGTAGCTTTGCTACCTACATGTCAACCGCCACTATTATTTCGCGCGATCTTTAGTGTCAGCGTAAGCGGAGCTACCGGGCAGCACACATACTGCAGTCATTCAAAAGTTACCGGCAGTTATTGCGGGACAGGTAATTCAACAGTAAGACGAAGTTGCGATAATGAAATTCAGTGTATTTCAGGTACTTCTAAATCGTGGCGCGCTACGCCTAGACGCGAACGTGCGTAATAATTAGTAATCCTCGTAACCAACCTGATTAAGACACATGGACTCTGCCTGGTCTGCCGCGGCCAGCTCTATTCCGCCAAAGTCGGGCCACGCGTCTAGTATGCGCCAGATAGTGCAGCAGCCTATGTTAACAGCCTGTGCAAAATCATCGGGATAAGCAGGACTTCTTTGAATAGTGTACACATCGGAACCTGATGGCCTGGCGACCTTGTTTTCAATCAATGATAAAAAATCATGCAGCAGGCCTGGCTCGTCTTGTGACTTATAGTCGTAAGCAAAAAACAGCAGGCGACCAAATCTGATAGAGTAACACGTCAACTGTAACGCGCGCGTTTTATCGACCAGGTAATAGTCGCGGGGATTGCTAGCGGTTGCTGGCTTATATGACATAGCGGCTTTAGTAACTAGCCCGGTGTATGTAATACGAATACTCCTATCGTACGGTAGGCCGTTCTGTATTAGGAATGTTTCACGTAGGTTGCCAGCGCCAGTGAAGTCATGGCAGAGCACGTCGCAGCCAAATCGATGATAGAGACGCAGCGCTTCTTTGGCCTCACCCACATGATCGTGTGGCGTTAACAAGCGTTTACCAAAGATAACATCGATAATTCCGTCAGGCCTGGCGCCCAACACAGCTATTGCTGTTAAGGATACGCCAGTCTCACCGCCGCCGCCCCAGTCTACGGCTAGTACTTTGTGGCTATACCTATCCATCTTGGTAATCGCTACATCCTCGACATTTTGATGCAGTATGCCAGCTTTCTCGAGGTCTGATTTATTAACCAGCTTAGTAGCAATATCGTAGGCTTCGCCGAGCACCTCGTTATAGAACTTGGCGGTTGTGAAGTTACCCGCGCCTTGCCGCTTGCCCAGTAGGGCGCGCCACTTCTCAGGCTTGGCGTAATGCATCGGCAGAATGATCTGCGGTATATGGTAACCAGCAAAGTCCTTTACTCGTTCTGGATACGTGTGCACCCAGCGGCCTGAGCGAGGAAAAATAGATCTGCCGCATTTGGCGCATATGATGCCCGGGCGTTCTTCTGAAATATCATCCCGATAAGCGCCGATCATTTTATCTAGGTCGTACTCCATGGACGGAACATTTAAATGTTTGCAGGCCTGACAAAGAATACACCACTCGGCTTGGCTAGAACTCATCCATAGGCCTTCTAGCGTACCGTCCCTGGTCTTACTAGTTCCGGTATATTGGAATAGCCCGTATTCAGACGCGGACATGGTTTCTTCAATGACGGGCAGATGGTTAGGATCCAGGTCCTGCACTTCGTCCACCGCAACGGCATCTAGGCTGAGGCCGCGCACGCGTTCTACGGATTGAAATGCGTACGAGAAGTACATAACAGCACGATTACTAAACGCGCGGCGCAACACTGATCCTGTGCTATTGCGTGTCGACATAAATCGACGAATAGGAGAATCTTCTAATAATGGTCGTATATAGTCATTTGAAAATCGCAAGATTTGCTCGTGTAACGGTGTGAGGTATAGCATTTTAAAATAAGGTCGTGCCGCGCACGTGACTACACCTCGCGCTGCGATCGAGCTAGACTTCGCTACTTGTCGGCCAGAGCGGATAACAAGTTTATGAGGGACATGTGTAGAAAATAAGGATTCAAAGGGAAAGTGATTCTGTAGGGTATAGGGGCGACCCTTCAAGGACAAAAGTAAAGGCAGTAGGGGCACTAAGGTGGGGAGTTTTTCTGGCGCCACAAGCTTTTGGAATAACTCCAGCCGCTGGATGTCAGTTAGCTGGGTGTAATCGTTACATCCTGCAGAAGTGAAAGCCGATTTAAGGGAAACATCCATGCCCAATTCTCAAAGACACGATCCCGAGCTGCAGCCACTAGAGGATTTGTGGCACACGCTATTGGGAATCGTCATCGAGATCGTCGTACTTCCGTTCGCGGCGATCGCGTGGCTCTGGCGCTACCACAAGAAGTGATACGTAGCGTAATTCCCATGCCGTAAGGCCTAGGGATGAGTGTAACGGATTCTTGTGAAATGCCGCAAGGCCCTATATTTGCCGAACCCTCGGTCAAGAACGGAAACTGCCTGACTTGGCCGCGGGCCAGCCAGGAGCCCCAGTAATGGAATCTGGTACGTTTAGCGTATTCGCATTTTTAATGATACTCAGCAGCGCAATTTACAGTATATTTGATTATGGTAACTTCTTGCCAATGATAGTGGTAATATTTGCCATGGTCGCATTACTGCACGTAGTGAATAGAGCCTAGATTTACTGTAAACGTAAGCATAAAACTATAGAGGTAAGAACTGAGGGGCCGGGTAACGTAACCCGGCCCCTCAATATCCGGATATTGAGGTTTAGCACTATGATTGCGCTAGATTTGTTATTCTGGGTGCTCGCCACGTGTGGGGTGATGATGGTCTGGTTTCATGGCAGCCTATTCGCGACCTGCCGCGCAAGATTGGAGGTCAGCGATTCGTGGGTGGTCGAACTACTAGCATGCCCGTTGTGCATGTCGTTCTGGATTGCCGCTACGCTGTTTATTCTCTGGCAAGTTCCTATGTACTGGCTTCCTGCCGATAGCTGGCTTAGTCGCTGGGTTATATACATACCCGGCGCAGCGATATCGGGATGGCAGCTTTATCACAAACTTAGGGAGTAGCCCTCTTAATGAGCGAACATGCGCCAGTATGCTATGAGAAGTTGCTAGATAGTTTTAGAGAGTGGGCGCTATCCAATATGGAAACGTGTCCAGAAGTGCGCAGCTTAGTGCTAGTGACTGACTGGGAGGTCGGTCAAAATGACTTCCCTGCCGGCATGATATGCGGCAGGGAGAAGTCTCCTGCCGCGCAACGTGGTGTGATTGTACAAATCGGTAAAATGTTAATTAACGTGGCCGACAAACTACCAGCAACTACCAACACGCCCACAACACCAGTTTAATATTGATCTGGGGGTCATAGCATGGTTTTTAGAATATCCATAGACGTTGAGATTATTGGCGGCGCTGGCTCTGAAGACAGCGTGCCGTCTGGCCACCCTAACGAGATGAACTTGCGTCCGATAGTACGTGCGGCCATTCAGGGCAACCTGCATCCCGACGCCTGGGGCGTTGTTCTACGAGAAGGTAACTATCGTGTGAAACTACTTCACTGCTGTGAGCCAGTGCGCCTGGATCACGCCTCCGTGTTACCCAGAGAAGGAGCGGTTAAAGTTGGATAATCAGCACTACAAATACCGCTGCGCCTACGATTATGTACGTGAACATATCAGGTTACACACGCTTGTAACTACTTATCTGGCAACATTGTCAGACACAGAATTAAATAATTTAGCGGCACTAGCAATCAACGATACAGTAATTGAAAGTAAAACGCGAAAAGGAATTAGCGATGCTGACAAAAGGGAATAGTAAGCTAGGTAGTAGAATATGGTCTTTTAGTATCCCAGCCCTTCATACTTGTCCTGGTGCTACGCCACTTTGCTCTAGTATCTGTTACGCGCTACGCGGTCGCTTTAAAACCAGCTGGGTACTAGATAAACAAAAGCGTAACTTAGAACGAACCAGAAAACGTACGTTCGTGCCGCGCATGTTACAGGAATTGGCTAAACGACGTGTCCGTATCTTGCGGATACACTGCGCCGGCGACTTCTTCAGCAAACGATATATCAAGAAGTGGCTACAGATAGCACGAGCCAGCCCCCACGTGACTATCTATGCCTATACTCGAAGCTACCGCGTACCCGGTCTCTTACCGCTATTGCGGGAACTGGGCCGCGAACCCAACGTGCGTCTTTGGTTTTCAGCGGATCGCGATACCGGCCGCCCGCCCCGGGCCAGACGCGTGCGCGTAGCCTACCTCAGCGTTGACGACACAGATCAACCGGACTTTCCGGTCGATCTTGTCTTCCGTGAAAAGGAGGCAACGCCCATGCGGTTTACCCCCGGCGGAAGCCTGGTATGTCCGTACGAACAAGCGATCCCGCGACAAACTAAAGTCACATGTTCACGCTGTCAGTATTGTTTTACAGCGCCGCGTACATTTGAGACCGGCCGTCGCTTATCTCTAACCCTGGTGTAATGATGAGTAAAGGTCAGCAGTGCATTGATAAGGCTCTCGACGAATGTGCTGTAGGTTTGCTAGAGATTAATTGGGAAAAACGCACTGTTAAAATTAGCGGACTCAGCGGCGACGCCCAGCATGACATGACGCCGGAAAAAGTACGACAGGCCCTTATTAGGGCGAAGAACAAACCGCTTAATAGTAACAAATCTGCGTATTCGCTAGTTGTCTGGAACTTACAGGACGCCGGCCCGGGCGTTTTCCAAAATGTTCAGCTTTGCCTGTATGGTTTGAAAGATTTTGAGCACGAAGTGTATGGCCCGGAGGAAAGGTAATGGCTACGGCATTGACGAGAAGCGTTGCGCGTGAAACGGCGGCGGTCGACGGACGTACCGGCAAGAACCTGCTGATTAAGCTTAAAGAAGGCGGGAAAGTTCTAGAGATCTGGACCAAGGGATCGCATCAGAAATACACCGCCACGTACGATCAACTGTGGAACTGGGTGCAGGCGTCGCGTATGCACGCCGCGGCGCAGATGCAGCGCGAAAGCCAAGGATAATGTTTTGAATTAATGGTGGGCGTTGCAGGGCCCGGCGTAGCTGCTACGCCGGGCCCTGTTCATAACGGGGCGCTAAATGGCAAAAGCATCTGTAGAGGATTGGTACTCCAAGTATCTAAAGGATCAGGCTATTAAGAGGGATAGGATTCTAAATGAACTAGGTTCTGCGTGCAATTGGTTAGAAGATCACGGAGTAACGAATGTAATTATTAAGTATGAAGGATACGGCGATTCCGGCGGTATTGAAGACGTAGTGTATGAGCCCGCGGTGCGCGTGCCAAAAAGAATAAACGACATCGTCGAAAACGCGGCCTATGAAATAATGCCGGCGGGTTTTGAGAACAACGAAGGTGGATTTGGCACCATAACGTTCGATATCAGCGAACGTACGGCCAGCCTAGCACATAACGAGAATTACACGGATCAAGACGATGCAGAAACATACCAGGCGACGCTAGATGGTGCCAACTATAACAACACACTAACAGAGTTGCGAAAGCTAAAAGTTGAATCTGTAATGGCGTCCTACCATGGCTGTGGGGACGACGGCACTATCGAAGATATATACGCTGAGCCAACTACAGACTTGTGCTTAACGTTGGTCAAAGCAATCGAGAATTTGATTTACGAGTTATTGCCTGACGGGTGGCAGGATGGCGAGGGCAGTAGTGGTGAGGTTGTACTCTCGTTAACTGACAAAGCGGCGCAGTTAACAATAAACCATAAAGCCAACTGCATTAGCTCAGCCGCGTCAGGCGAAAACTATTATTTTTAAACAGGAGTAAGATGCATCCGTATCATCATAGCCTATCTTCCGTTCAGCGCTGGGGCGGTTGTGTTTCTGACTATATGCCAGTTCATAACTGGTTTGACGCCTCTAAAGAACACATGCCGGACATACGTCACCGAGCAATGCGTCATCACGCCGAAGGTATATTTGAGTGCGAACGTGTGTTTGGAGTTACCATTAAAAATTCTGACGGCAAGCTCGTACCAGTACGATTTATTGGCGAGCAGCATGTCATGGAAGACTGCGGACGCATCCCGACGATTAAGGACTGGTTGAGGTGTATCGCTGTTGAACCATGGATGCTTAAGGTTGCGGTAAAGGCCGGTGACAAGCCGATGCGCCGCAAGAAAGAGCGTATTGTTAAATCCTTCAAGATACCTGAAGGTATGCGCAGCCTCGAACAGCTGCGGGCTGAAGAGGCTAAGGCCAGGAGGAAGAAGCCGAAGTGAGCCAGATAACCTGGACGGACGAACCGTGCTTTGGTTGCGGTGTGGACATGCCAACGCGCTATTGCGTTAAACAAGACGACGCAGGCGCTGCGTACACTGAGCGCACCGCTATGATATGCCAGGATTGCCGCGAGTACGCGTACGAGCAACAGGCGCATAAACTAGATCCGACATATGATCTGGAAGCGCCTCACAACTGGACGAGTATCTGTAAAATATTGCGCAAGTTGTACTTCTTTCCCCTTCTAGAAGATGTACCGGAGTAGCAATGACCCTAGCGTTTAACTGTCCGCTCTGTAATGCGTCACTCGAGATTAACGCGACAAACGAACCAGATTTGTGCTCAAGTCGCTGCAACGGCTGCCGTACCGACTTTGAAATAGTCATCACAGACTTGCTAGTCAAGACATACACCTACGCTGTCTATCCGTGGAAGATCTACGGCAGAGAACGCCTCATGAGCCGCGGCGGCAACGACGCCGTCAGTGAATTGTTAAACAGGCACATACCTAAGACCGGCATGTCATTCCAGAAGCAACATCACTAAGTTGAGCAAATTACTCATCCTCGGCCTTAATTTAACTTGACTGATTGTAAATATAAGGTACAACAGAAGTAATGGCGTACACCGTTACATTCTTCTGTTAAGGATGATATCCTATGGCCTTAGACCTAGCTCGCGCTACACGTACCGCGCACAAGCACATCAGCCAGCTGGACTACCAGCGCACGCAAAGCGGCGAGCCGGTAGAGTTCGTTTGTCCGCGAGACGCCATGATAACTTTAAATAGTTACTGGCAAGATATGTGCCTTAGTCTAAGGAAAGGTGAAAGTGCGGAGATCTACGGAGCCGCGGCAGCTATTAGGTTAGCTGCCGCGGCTCTTAAATTTGCTACAGACCTCGGTATACCGTGTTGTTTAGATACACTAACACATTTTGATTACGATGGGCCCAAGAAGCAGCTAGACAGTGGGCTGGTGCGCGGCAACAAGCCGGTGAAATCTGGCAATGTAGAAGAGGCAAGAGAAGAGTGACAGTATGTTAAAGTTGTTAAGTAGTTTGCTATGTGACAATAGAAGGTCTACATCTTGTGGCCGAGAGAGGTATGTAGGCTCTTATAGCGGACGCAGTAGTTCATTATATGGCTCTACCCTTACTGCCCTGAGACGTAGAGTGACAGGTTCTAACATATTTAAAAGTGCATCTTATTCAAGTTCAAGAGCAGCAAATGCTTGTTACGTTAAATCTCAGTCAAGCCCGCGAAAGTAAGCTGCTAGTGGCAATATCCGGATATTGACTGCAGGAGAAAAGGTCAGTCATGCTGATGTATACCTCGTTGTACAGTGAGCGTCGGTCTTGTTGCCGGTCATCGTCGGTATGTCGGGTGGCTATTGAATCCTATAGCTTACATTGGGACAGGCCCGGTAGCAGAATAAGATCTATCTCACGTACTAGGACTACGGGTAAGTATAAGCCATGGACAAAGTCCAGCTATGGCCCGGCTGTTAGATCTACCTCGATAAGGATGTGTAGACTGGAGCGCTAAATGCTATTACCTCATGCGGTGCACACACATAACTGGCCTAAATCTAAATATTGTTATCATAATACTACTATCTCTGGTAGCCGAACCATCAGAATGTTTGCCCGGCAATGCTCCGTAGCACAGTCAAGCACTACGAACTGGTATAGGTCGTGGACAAAAACTAGACGCGGTGCCGCTGTTAGATCTACTACGTCCAACCGACGAGTCTAATGATGCTATTGAATAAACTAGTGTATAAACAGACTTCGTTTTCTAGATCCGGCCCACTCCCACAGTCTTTTAAATACAGCGTTTCTTTTTGTAGCCGTGGTACGAGCCACAAGCAGTGCGCCTTATCTGGGGCAAAATCCCACTTGATGAAATGGTATCGTTCTTGGTCGCGCGCTAGCCACGGTAAGCGTGTCGTAGGTCTAAGTAGAAAGTAGAAAGCAGGTGCTAAAATTTTATTTGTGATTTCCGCGATATATTGCTGGCCCTACCGCAGCTTATGATCTGGTTATCGAGCTACAAGTATCGCGGCTGGAAGTATTACGGCTACAGCGTTTTCCTATTCAAGAGCTTTACAACGACCGCACTACTGCAGCATATCTGAACTGAGACGTAATAGTGGCTCAACACCTAGAAAAGTATCCCGATTGAGCGGTTGTAGGCGCTAACCTAAATAATACCTCTCATTACGAGCTGCTGGTCGAACGCTCCATTTAGCATTAGCCGGCCTCTAAAGAGCATAGACGAGGCTCAGATCACTTTTTAGTTTTAAGTTTATTTTAAGCGAGCCTGATTTAAATAAACGGATAGTGTTAATAACGAGGACATGCCATTACGCCGGTTACCGATATTCGGTAGCTGGCGTTGTTATTTTGAGAGTGGTGTTTTGTGTTTTTAATCTTACCACCCCGCACGGGCATCGAAGTGAAGTTAGGCCGGGTACTGACAGGGGACTAACGAACTGAAGATGCCCGTAGGGATAATTCTATATAGTTTGCCTTCAGGTGCGCGTCTTCCGGCGCACCGCAAACTATATAGAATTATAGTTAGGTAATAACTGCTAGTACAATTTGGTCGGTTTATATAACTACTTATTTAATAAGGAGTTACATCAATAGCTACATCTCAAGTATGCTACTCGATGTTTTGCCATAACTTGTGTATGACTATATTGTTATGGCAGAAAGTGACTATTCTTGATTTTGGGCCTAATTTTGAGCGCTTTTGGTAGGACGTATGGAAACAATCGTCAGATGTGTTACGTCGGCTTTTTTGCTAAAAATGAGCACTAAAATTTTGAAAATATACAAAACTATACATACGCAGTATTTGCCTATTTTTACAGCAGATTTGCACTTTTGGAGGCTTCGCCGCCTACGCCAATAAAAACCGACCGTATCCGCTTTGTCTTTGATATTTCACTAGTTTCCATCTTACCCAGATTACCTAGAGTTGTGCTTAGGTAGTTTGGGTAGTTTAGGTAATCTAGCAGTACGGTCACCAAGTTTTGCTTGATTTTCTGCTTATGCCGGCTATTATTGCGTTAGCCCCGAGGAATTTGTCATGTCTAAGCCCCTGATCATCAACCGATTGTTCTGTACGCCTGAGATCATGGCTGCCAGATTTGCGGTCTTGCTGCCACTGGCTGGAAAAGTGCCGTGGCCTAGTGATCCGGCTGCGCGGCACGAGCACGAACGACTAACGGGAATTGTCCATAAAATGTGGCGCACGCGTATTTCAACGTTATACGACTCGGAGTGGCAGGCCATTACTGGGAAACTTGGCGTCTATCCTTGCTCTTACTGCAACCCAATTGGTCTCGTATCGACTCACCACAAGAGATGGTGTCATCAGACTACGGTGTGTCCGTGGTGTTATGGGCGGGAAGTCGTTCGTGTTTACCGTGGATTTTCTAATATATTGTCAGACGCTACTTCCATAGAACCATTGACGCTGTATGGGTTTAGGACTTCGCTGCATGATTCCGTCTGTAACGCGCGGCTTTCATTGAAGCAAATGCTTAAATCTGATAGAAAAAGGTGGCACTGTCGCACATCTGCGCTGCAACCGGCTGCCGGCTATTTGCAGCTAGTTGCTGAGCCAGTTAATAAGAGCGCATGGTCGGTAAGGCGCGTGGGCCTTATGCTGCTAGGCCGCGACGTAAAACTACCACACTGGTTTGGTGATGTATTCATAACCAGGGAATATCCGGATATTGAGTTTTGTCCGTGGAAACTGGCGTGGTTTGTTGGGCGTGTTATGAGGTATCCGCGGCATCTAATGACTTGTAGGCCGTCTAAATTTATGAGACTCGTCAAGGCGCGGCAGGGAATACGCGCCTCGGCTACTTACGGTCTTATGCGCTCATTGCCGCGCTACGCTCTTGACGACGTATGATTTGAGGATTGTGTCATGCCTAGACCATCTTGTAAAAGACGCCGAGGATTAAAGAACGGTATTTGGTTTAAGACATTTGGCGCGGTTAAAGTCGTGCCGTGTTATTGGTGCGGCTGTGATTTGACTTTCAGCTCGGCAACCATTGATCACGAGCCGCCTTTATCTAGAGGCGGCCAGTGGCGCAGTGCCGTGCTAGCTTGTTACGCCTGTAACCAGAAGCGTGCGCGGCAGTGTGAGCGCGATTTAGTCTGCCCGCTGTGTAATTGCCATAAGATTAGCCCGGTTTCCGCCGTTACGACGTTATGGCAAATAGGGCACCATTATTGCTCGAGCTGCGGCCATCGTGCTTACTGGGTTTCTTTCTCGCCCGGCCCACATTTAATAGGAATGATTAATTATGAGTGGCTCGGATTACCCATATAAAAATACGCACATCCCTTTACCGCCTGAAGAGCTTGAGCGCAGGAAGCGAGCCGTGTTGCGTACCAGTAAACGTAGTTATGCAAAGATGACAATGTACGTTGAGATAGACACGACTGATGACGAACCTCCCAGCCATTCAATTTATGTATGTTCTTCCTGTGGAGAAGTTTACGACGCTGGAAGACACATCTGCCATACACGTGCGTCTATAGGGGAGATTATGGCTGCCGGTTTTTGTGACACCACGGTCACTGATATCGGGTGGCAGGACAACGCTATTCGCGCCTGGGAGGATGATGGGAGACTTGACTAGAGGCGTATAGTTAGTAATCTGACAATTGGGTTGAGTCGATTTAGAAAGGACTGGTAGCGTGAAGCGTGCGCCGGACGTATTAGAGTTTAAGTGTAGCGCGGTGCGTCGTTATATGATCGATAGTACGCCGTGGTTTGCCGCCGAGGATATTTACGAGATACTTGGTATCGAGTACAGAGGAATTGAATCTTTAGATAACGCATGTATTAGCGAGGGTTGGCGCAGTGTACGTAAATTCTGTACTCTGTTTCCATGCCCCGGTGAAGATGTGACTGAGCGAGCGTATGCACAGGATACTATTTTGATTAACAAGGTGGCGGTCTATAAGCTGATCTTCAGCGCCGATACGCCGGAGGCTGAAATGCTCGTGGACTGGATTATAAAGGATTGTAAGTGATATGAAGAGTGAACTCACACGGTATTAAACCGGCTTGGCGTGGTATGTTACAGCGCAACATACTAAGACGTAACTCTAAATGTGGTGGTCTGAGAGTTAGTTTGCACCACTCAACAATTTAAATAACTTAGATAAAGGGCATAACACCAATGGCAACAGCTATGCAGGCACTGAAATTTAATGGCCATGAAATCCGCCCACCCGTTATGATTAACAACGAGCCCTGGTTTGTAGCTAGGGACGTCTGCGCCGCTCTGGAGCTTACCTGGAACAGCAAGACACTGGCTGGTATTCCGGCAGATTGGAGGGGGGTGAGGAAACTCCTTACCCCCCTAAGTAACCAGCACGGCAGTCTTGGCTTCCAGCAGCAGGATGTTGTCATTATCCGCGAGGCCGCTGTCTATAGGCTGACTTTCCGTTCTCGTAAGCCAGAGGCCGCGGCATTTATGGACTGGGTTGCCGGCGAGGTGCTTCCCGCCATCCGAAAGACCGGTGTGTACGACGCTAGGCGACGCAAGAAGTACGAGGCCTTGGGCAAGAGTGGCGAGTGGATCGAGAGTCGCGAGGAAGGTATTGTCGAACGTAAGACGCTAACATCGACATTGTCTGAACACGAAGTGACTGATTATGCCGGCTGCACTAACGCTATTTACTATCCTATTCTTGGCGGTAACGCCAAGACAGTTAAAAGTGCGCGGCAGTTGCCGGCTAAAGCTAACTTGCGCGATAACCTTCCTGCTGATGAGCTCATGCGAGTTAAATTTGCCGAGCAGGCCGCCACTACTCGAATTAATAACGACAACATTTTGGGCGACACGCGCTGTAGGCGAACGTGCCAGGCGGCGTCTGAAGCTGTGGCTCAGGCAATGGAAGTATTTAAAAATACGCCGCTTTAATTCTATGCTTGTTCAATTTAATTAAGTAATGTACTCTGTCTGACTGTTATTAAAACGATGAAGCGGCGTCAAGGAGGCATAGCTAGATATTGATTTAGTACGCACATGTGCATACAGTGTGTCGATATCTAAACATCCATCGATTGGCGAAGCAGCCAAAAGATCGGGCGTGGCGTCAAGACACTACAACGCTGGGACCGCTAGGAGCGGCTAGTTCAAGGAAGCCCCGAATGCAACGGACGCACAAGATAAGACTTGATCCAACTTGTCGGCAACGCAAATATTTCGTCCACGCTTCCGGTACGCATCGTTTCGTTTTCAACTGGGCACTCGCTGAGTTGAACAGGCGTTATGAAATAGGCAAGAAGACAAACGCCAATAAATTGAAAACCCAATTCAACGCCCTTTATCCAGAAACATTCCCGTGGATACGTGAAGTCCATCGCGACTGCCACTCCCAACCATTCTCCGATCTGCAAACAGCCTTCGGTAACTTCTTCGCCGGACGAGGACGAAAGCCAGTTTTCAAGAGTAGAAACAAGACACGTCGTTCGTTTTATGTTGCTAATGATAAGTTCTCCCTAAGCGACAAAATGATTCGTCTGCCTAGAATTGGCAAGGTTAAAATGCGCGAAGCTCTGTGCTTCGCTGGCAAGATCAATTCGGCCCGTGTCGTTGAGGATTGTGGTGAATGGTACGTCTGCATTTCAGTCGATATTGGCGATATTAAGACGCCACGCACAGATAATGGGATCGTTGGCGTTGATCTGGGTATCGCTATGCTGGCTACGCTGTCCACTGGAGAGAAGATAGAAAACACGAGACCGCTTCGCAAGGCGCAGCGGCGACTGCGTCGAGCCAACAGAAAACTACACCGCCGCGTCAAGGGGTCAGGTAATCGCAACAAACAACGCAAGGTGGTTGCTCGCATCTATCAGCGCATTGGAAACATCCGTCACGACAATCATCACAAACTGACAACGCGTCTCTGCCGCCAAAACCGGGCGGTAGTAATCGAAGATTTAAACGTGCGTGGGATGGTGCATAACCACCAGCTTGCACAATCGATCAGCGATGCCAGTTTCGGAAAGTTCCGTTCCTTACTCACCTATAAGGCTGAGCAATACGGGACGCAGATTGTCGTGGCTGACCGTTTCTTTCCGTCTAGCAAGACTTGTTCATCTTGCGGACTCATTAAGGACAAGTTGTCGCTTGGTGAACGAATCTTCGTATGTGAGTGCGGTTTGCGAATCGATCGTGATCTAAACGCCGCATTAAACTTACGAAGTCTAGCCGAGGCTTTCGGCGAAGTAACGCCTGTGGAGATGTCAACGGGCATCGTTGAAGCAGGAACTAAACCGTGCTCACTTGTGGGCACACTTTAGAGAGCAGGACGCGACGACCATGGGTAGCAAGAAGCAACCCAAGCTTGGCGGTTACCGCTACTGCTTGAAGTGCGCTGCGAGGTTTTATTCCGAAAACCGGGTTACCAATAGATTATGTTTAAAGTGTAACCAACAAAACCTAGAGGTATACGCACCTCGGATTGTTAAGGTTCGAACGGAAGGCGAGGACCACTTACCGCCACCTCCTCGTTTAACTGACCTCTAGCTAATATCCGGATATTAGCTAGAGGTTAGTTGAATTGATCGGTTAAACAGATTGGAAACACGTAATGCTAACAGCCTACAACGAAGTTTTTATTATGACGCTGTGGATAGTGTTTTGTACGGTAGAGATTGTGTTATGGCTAGGAATACTCGCTGGTTGCTTGTGGTTAGTAGTGCTGTATATCTATGACGCAGGCGCTCGGTCTGCGCGGCAGTCGGCGGAATTCTACGCCACGCAAAATAAAAACGTAGAAGAGGACAAGCGCGAGAAACCATGAATACTATTCCTCAGGCGCGCGTGTTGGTTATTGGCGATGTCATGCTGGATCATACGCTGGTTGGATCCGCGCAGCGGCTAGCGCCGGAGCACCCCGTGCCTGTTGTGCGTAACCCCATAGAAAGTTTAGTTCCTGGCGGCGCCGCTAACGTAGCCGCTAATGTGGCTACGCTCGGGGGCATTGTCCACTTGGGTGGAATGGTCGGTATTGATTCTAATTCAAGACGTTTGCGTAAAGCGGTAGAAGAGGCGGGTATTCATTATCACTTCGTACAGTCGTCTGATATGGCGACAACAGTTAAAACCAGGCTATTCGCCGATCGTCACTTCCTGGCCAGGTATGACTACGAGTCACCTCCAGCGGCCAAGGATGCGCACGAGGCAATCATTAAACTGCTAGCCGCCAGTAGTCCGGTAGATGTACTAGTATTGTCTGATTATAACAAGGGTATGCTAACTCCCGCCGTTATAGCGGAGATACTGCACTGGGCCCACGACAACGTTAAGTTGGTGTTGGCGGATCCTAAGGGGCTAGATTTTAAACGATATGGCGCCGTGGATATTTTGACCCCCAACTTAATGGAAGCCTGCGCGGCGGCCGGCAAACCGTTGCCGGTAGGGCCTGTTATAGATGCCGATGCGGCAGCCATGGGGCAGGTACTGTTTGACGAAATTGCCCCCATGGCGAGAGCTGTTCTTCTTAAACGCGGCTCGTCAGGGATGAGCTGGTGCACCGCTGCCGGCGTTAAACACGTTCCGGCGTGGCATCCTCAACAGGTATTCGATGTAGTTGGCGCTGGCGATGTAGTTATTGCCGCGCTAGCTGTGGCACTTGGCGAAGGGCTATCCATTGACGACGCACTAAGGCGCGCCGCTTGCGCGGCAGGCTTATCAGTCAGTCGCCCTGGTACTGTTCGTGTGTTACGTGCTGAGGTAGACGCCGCGCTGGATTGTGGTGGGCGCTGTCCTTCTTCTAAAATCTTGCGTGACTCTTTTGCCATCGAGGCCTGGTGCACAGCACAGCGGCGTGCCGGTCATCGTATAGTGTTCACTAACGGTTGCTACGACTTGTTACACCTGGGTCATTATCATCTGCTATCGCATGCGCGGTCGTGCGGCGATGCGCTTATAGTCGCTATTAATACAGATGCTGCTGTCCAGGCACTTAAAGGTCCATACAGGCCTATATGCCCGCAAGAGGCGCGTTTGAACGCACTAACTTACCTGGAGACAGTAGACGCCGTCACTATGTTCGATGGCACGGATCCCAGGGCTTTAATTAACCAGGTGCGCCCCGAGGTACTGGTCAAGGGATCCGAGTACAATCTAGATCAAATACCTGGCAGTGAATTGGTTGAGAGTTGGGGCGGCCGTACGGTACAGGCACCAATGCTGCCGCGCTGGAGTACCACGCAGGTAATTGAGCGTGTTGTCAATTCCGAGCAACTGCAGAAAGGCTGTGATGGCGACTGTCAAAACAAGCTCTAAGCCTATTGCACTCGGTACAAGTGATTGGCACGCCGCCGAAATGGCGTGGCAGAGACACCCCACTTTACGCGATGACGCATTCGTAGCACTTGGCGCAATCTACGATCTGGCACGTCAGTACAATGTGACTACAGTGCTGGGCGCTGGCGATCTTATTGACCGTCCGTACCCCGCTTCGGCCGTGGTCACTAGTGTCATCGCAGCGCTAAATAAAGCGGGCCAAGATGGCATAATTACATATGTTATCCAGGGTCAACATGAGTGGTCGCGGCAGCCGTGGCTGTTGCTCAGTCCATATGTCCGTTACGTGCATCAGAAATCTTTTAGTGTTGGGCCCATCAAAGCGTACGGTCTCGATATTCTCAAAGCCGAGCAAGCTGTAGCAGAGTTCACGGCTGTCCCGTCTAGCGCTGATTTGTTAATGACGCATCAGGTCTGGACCGAGTTTATGGGAGCGAAGATAGGTCAGGCGTCGTTTATGGACGTGCCACATGTACGTTGTGTGCTGACTGGTGATTACCACAAGCATTTGTCGTGGGTGGGCGAGGGTAAGGACGGACAGCCTCTGACAGTACTTTCTCCTGGGTCTACGTGCATGCAAGCCATCGACGAGCCCGAGGACAAGAAGATATTTTTGCTCTATGATGACCTGACGTACTGCTCATTGTCACTGCCTTGCCGACGTGTATATCGTGTACGATTAGAGACTGCTGATGAGCTTGAGCGCTGGTTGGCAGAGGAGATGGAAAGCATCCGGTACCAGAAGGGCGTGCCGGATTCCATTGCACGACCCATTGTGCATGTATTGTATCATCCTCAAATCACCGATGTTTACAAAATACTAACATCGCGCATTGGTGATAGGGGTCACGTCTTTTTGCAGCCGCTGGTTGTGAAGCCGGTGTCGTTTTCAGTTACAGCCGACGAGAGCGAGTTGCGGCCTATTAAACGTGGGCTAGAGGGTAGCCTGGATAATAGGTGTGTTGTCGGCTCTCCGACACATCAGCGGGCTAGGCGGCTGCTGGCTTGCGCTGACCCGGCAGAGGAAATCTTGAAATTAGAAAAAGAATTTATTGCGCAGAAAGGCGATTAGCATGGCTAAGAAGACATCCGCTGTAGCTACGGTTACTGCCAAGACGGCGCCGCGAAAAAGAAAAGTTGCCGGCGTGGTAACTAAGCGGCGTAAGTCTAAAGTCACTCCTGTCAGGGAGACGCGTGTGGAGCAGATTCTCACGAACATTCCTTCCGAACTGGCGGATGCCAAGTTCGTGCGTTGCAAGGAAACGGGCCAGGTTGGGCGTATTGAAGGCTGGATGGATCCCACCAAGTATTCCCCGCGGCAGGCACTAGTTGCCTGGGTTAATGCGGATTACACGTCCATTCGAGATGCCGACAACCTCGAGCTTGTCGGCGAGAAAGAAGCGCACACTTCGGTTGTGCTGCGCACGTTAATTCACAGTGTTTAGACGCTATGGTGGTCCGTGCGGATGCGCCTGGTGGCTTGCTGCCAGGCTCATCTTTTCTCAATATCCGGATATTGACATGCATTTAATTAGCGCCGAGCTTAAAAATTTTGGACAGCTTAGAGATCTGTCTGTGAACTTTCACCGCGGGTTAACCGGCATATGCGGGGCCAACGCCAGTGGAAAATCGACGCTTATGCGTGCCGTACATGCCTGCCTAACAAACGACTTCTCGCGATTTGCCGGCATCAAAACAGATAACATATTTCAATTTGCCGGTGCGAAGGACAAATCATATATACGTGTCACTATCGAGCATCAGGGGCAGCAGGCGATTGTTACTCGCGGTATGAGGCCAGCTAATCGTTCTTTAGTCGTTGGCGGCGTCACGTATACTCGTGAAGATGAAGTCAGCGAGAGATTGGCCCAGTGGTTTAATCTGCCTCTTAAGGTTGTTGGCGATTATTTATTCGTTGACCAAAACCAGATAGCCTCCTTTTTAGATGAGACGCCCACAATTCGTGCCAAGGCTATTCAGCGACTGTTCCGGCTAGATCGCGTTGAGACTATATGGCAAGCACTGGGCGAGCGCTTAACACGGCTGCCGGAGCAAGAAGTAGCCGATGTCGCTGAATGGGAAGCCAAGCGCCTGCGGCTTAATGCGGAGGTTCTGCGGTTAACTGAGGCCCTGGCGGTACTTCCAGATATCGACGAAGACACCACAGCTTCGTTAAGAAAGTATCTAGTTAGCCAATCGCGGCTGCGTCAGATTGATAATGAGTTGTTGAATATAGCTGAACGACACACGCAACTAACTATCGCGCTATCTGAATTAGAGGAAGACCTGTTGTCGACGTATGCGTCACTAGATAATTTGAAACAGCTGTATCCCGCAGAGAAAATAGCGGAGGCGCAGTCAGATCTACGGGCACTTAGGGAGCGCGCGGCACTAGAAGTCAGACTTCAAGGCGTGCTGAACCAGCTGGATTTAATTCAAAACGAAATTCCCCCGCTGCTGCCTAAAGAAGTACCGTGGACGGCTGCTGATGTGCAGCAGTGGGCACAGACGGCTGAAAAACTAGCGCACGTTAATTCATTTTTGACAACGTTCGATATCAGCACAGGCGTTTCCGCATGTCCTACATGTGGTACTGCCACTGACCAGTTGGCCGATCAGTATTCAGCGTACAAGGAGCAACACGCCACGCTGTTGCAGCGCATGGCTGAGTTGCAGCGGCGTAAATTAGAGTCGTGGCAAGAAGGAGAGGTAGCCGCGGTGTACATAGTATGGGGAGCTGATCATCAAAAACGATTAGCTGCATTGCAAATTCAAAGGGATATGTTACAGGAGTCTATCGGGCCTCAGCCGGCAGCTAACGCCGCCAGTCTGGAGTCTTTTCTGATTGCCGCGCGCGCTGCCGCCGAGGAGATGAAAAAGTTAGAAATTTGCAGCAACGGATTGGAGGTCCAGCAGAGGGACTTGTTTATAACTCTAGGTATTTTAAAGTCGCAGCGTGGTAGCTTAGAAACTGAGCAGACGTCGCTGTTTAGTGAAATGGCGTCTGTTACGTGTACGGAGGAAGAAGCGCAAGCTTTGATGCAAGCTAGTATCGGTCATAAATTACGGCGAGATAAATTAAGCATAGACTTGACCTTGGCGCGGCGTGAATTATCTGCGGTTGAGTCCACATGTTTGCATCTAAGAGAGTTACAAAAGCAAGCCGCCAGTCGTCATGAATGGCGTCAATCATTAGAAGAGCTGCGTGCAATTTTTCATCGAGACGCGTTACCTGCTAGCGAGGCGCAGCGCAGTCTTGAGTTACTTGAGGGTAGCGTTAATAGGAATTTGGAAGAGCTCGGCGTTAATTTTCGTATCACAGTTGGCGAACATCTGACGTTTAGGGCTAAGTTTTTCGATGGGCGAGAGCAGCCGGCGGAGAGGCTGTCTGGCGGTGAAAAGGTCGTGTTTGCACTAGCTTGGCGCCTGGCCGTTAACGCCGAGTTTGCCACAGATGTGGGTATACTGTGTCTCGATGAGCCTACAGCCGGTTTAGACGATGAGCGGCTAGAGTGTTTACGCCGCGCACTTGGTCAGATTCGTTCAATGACAGGATCTCATGGCTTGCAATGTGTCATGATCACGCATGAACGAAGTTTTCTACCTTTATTTGACCACGTTATCGAGCTATCTCCGCCACAATAACTAGAGGTCGCTATGCCAGTACTCGCTATTACAATTCCTAAGATTACAGCAACACCAGTGGCTGGCGAGAGACAATATATACATACGGCTATGGATGGCAACGTGTGGTATTCTCTGTCAGATAACCGTACGCGTTCTTCCGGTCGAAGAGCCGCCGCATTTTTGGCAGACCCGCCATGTGGCGTAGACCGCCAGTGGTACCTAGCCGGCACTGTGGAAAACGCACCACTTATTTCAAGTTTAGCCGAGCATAGTGATATATCAGCGTTCGTGTGTACTCCGTTAGCTTGCTCAACGGCAGTTAAGTGCGCCGTAGATCCCGATTATGCGCTATGCTTGTTATCTCAATGGACGGGTACGGTTCCTAGCCAGGGCGGCTGGCGCCCGCTAACCGCGCTCGACGCGTTAACTTATAGAATGACAGCTGCTTCAGATACGACGCTCGCGCAACGGCGCCAACTATTAGGATTGCTGGTCTCTCATCCTTTGTTTAAATCTTTACAGTTTATTCGTGGAAGTTCTGAGTTAGCGTGCGCGCGAGTTATCGGCTTATTGAGAGATCCGCGGTGGTTTGTGGATCCGACAAAGCCGGATAGCTCGTCCAGACTTATGGCGTTCTTTGGCCTGTGTCGCCGAGGATGGAGCGCGTCCCCAAAGTATTGCTGGCGCCGTCGACAGATACGAGAAGCCTGGCAGGGCATCGGGGCTCCTCCTAACGCAGCGTCTCTTCAGTATGATCCCGGCTGCTTTTTATGGCGGTTTTACGCGCGGCAGCCGACTCCAGAAGTAGCAGAATTTAGAACTGGGCGTAAGTTTTTGCAGTTTTTGTGCGGCCTGTGGCGCGGCATCCTGCCTGGATTTTTAAGCGATAATTATTTTGTTCCCGAATACTTTTTCGATACGTGCGGCGAAGCAACTGCATTTAGGTTACATCAGAATAGCTAGGATGCTTTATGTCATTATTAGTGAGGCGTTCCGGAAATTTAATGGAGTTGTCTACGGGACAGCCGGAGGCGTTGCCTCTAACTGTTAGACGTCTAGTTGAACCTCCGTTGACCTATCTGTATAAGAAATGGCGCCACAGTAGCCAGCGGCGTGATCCGGTCACTGGCGTGCAGCTGCCTAAAGTGGAAGTGATCCCTCGCAATCTCTACCAGTATGACACGTATGGTCGTCTTTGTTTCGGGGTGGGTCTGTGGCCGCGCGTACGTAGTGTGTTGGAAATCAATAAGTTGCTGTACGAGTTGGTGTCTTGCGACGCGCCGCACGAGCGCCCGGATAGATTTATTACAAATTGGGACGCCGTTGTACGTAATTTTCAATTTAGGCCGGGTCAGGACGACTGCCTAGTTGCTATAGCGGGCAATGAGTGTGGTATCATTAGTGCGCCGTGCGGATTCGGTAAAGGCGAATCGATTCGTATGATTTGTACTTTGTACGATCGTGCTAATATCCATGTTGTTGTTCCTGGGCTGTCCTTAGTCGAAAAGACTGTGGCTACGCTGTCCCGCAACATTCCTGGCGTCGGTCAGCTGGATGGAACTAAGTGTATCCAGGGGCGTGTAACCGTTATTTCAGCGGATTCACTTGAGAAATCAGATGGAGATGCTGACATTCTGATTGGCGATGAGATTCATCGTCTGGCCGCTCCAACATATGCTCGCGGTTTGGCGCGCTACCGTCGTAGCCGTAATTACGGCTTCTCTGCTACCCCCGAGGGTCGCCTAGATGGCGCTGACGCTGAATTAGAATCTCTGTTTGGTCCTATCATTTGGCATATGCCCTATAGCGACGCTCTGCGTCGCGGCTTGGTTGTGCCGATTCGCGTTGAGTGGCTAGATGTACAAATGGACGATAACCCTGTAGCAAATAAGACGAACGACACAACACGCAAGCGCCACGGTATTTGGCGCAACAAGGTTCGTAACGAGGTTATAGCTGAAAAGTTGTGCGCGTATGGGCCAGACATTCAGGTGCTGGTGCTAGTTGAAACCGTGGAGCACGCGCTACATCTACGTAAACTACTGCCGGATTTTCAGTTGTGCTATTCGTCTGGCGGCATTAGTCCTGTCGATGCTGAGGCTTATGTCAAAAAAGGATTAATGTGTACTGGCGAGGAAGTGATGACGGCCGAGAGCCGCGAGGCGCTCAGGTTGGCGTTTGCTAAAGGCGATGTGCTTAAGGTCATAGCTACTTCAGTGTGGGGTACCGGCGTAGATTTTCCTCTGTTACAGGTGGTTGTTCGCGCGGATGGCATGGCTTCACCAATTCAGGACGGGCAGTTGCCAGGTCGAGTTAGTCGTATTAATGACGTTGGAAAGGAAGTCGGCATTGTAATTGATTGCGTGGATCAATTTGACGATACGTTTAGACGGCGTGCTGTGGCTCGTCGCCGTAACTACGCCGCGCAGGGGTGGGAGAATGTGCTGCCCAAGCGCCTGGGTGGGTCTGTTTTTATTAAAAGGGAATAAGATGAACGATTTGTTTAGCGACCCTCTGTTTGTGGCTGTGCTGTTTATTGCTGCCGTATTCATCCAGCAGCTGCTGCTGTGCTGGTTGTTTGTGCGCGGTACAATACGTATGCTGCGTGTCATTATGGACGCGCTCAAGAACAGCTGGTGCATTAGCGCCGAGCTCGAATCCGTGGCTGAGATCGTGGCTGCCGTTAACTGTAATCGACCGACCACCGGAGCAGAGCAGTCCACTGGATCCGACTAATATCCGGATATTGTTGGGGGACAAATGGCTCTTCCATTTCATGACGAAAGTACGCCTGCAAACCTAGTAATATCGGCTGTCGAGCTCGAGACTAGGCTGGGGCAGCAGATACGAGAACTATGGATCCAGGCGGTGCGATTACACCAGCGTGCTGTTAAGGGCCAAAATAGCCAGTATTGCTCATCGCCGCGCTGGGACGGCGGTCGCGATGCTGCCGGGCGCCGGTCACAGCCTATTTGGCCCAAGATCGCCAAGTTTGTGTTGTCGCATCACCTGGATCCTGTTCAATTTGTGCGCTCCCAGTTTCACGGACGACTCAGTAATGCGCCTACTCCTAATATGTGTCTGACACCATCGGCGGTGCAGCGTTATAAGGAGTATTCAGACAAGATCTTCACCAGGCTGACGTTTGAATTTCAGCAACAAAATCGCGAAGCCGAGTACTCTCTCAGGCGGTTTCTTCAAGACGGGTACCAGCAGGATCAGGCGTGTCGACTGGTTATTGACTCGGGTTTCACGGTCCTCTCGCCGCTTTATAGGTACTGTCTGGCTGTAGCGACCGGCCATAGTGATCTGGCAGATGTCTGGGAACCCGATGCACTAAGTCAATTTATGCTGAACCCCGATGATCTAGAAAGGATATTCGGCGCGTTTTTGCCTGTGCAGTTACAGCAAAAACTTCCACCGCAGTATCGTAAATCACAATAAAACGGAGATGCCACAATGGCCTACGATCCGCGCAAGCTAGCGCCTGAGCTAGCGCAGCGTTCGCGCCTTACCGCCGGCGAAAAAGAGTATTTGTTGGCCCATCTGCTGCGGTGTCCCTTGCTGTTCATGCGAGCGAGGGATTTGCTGCAGCCAGAGGATATTGATTCTATCGAAGACGTGGTTTTCCTCGTCGTGTGGCGTGCCGCGCTAACCGTGGCGACACGCAATGGACGTGACTTGCCACAACCTTATGGCAAACTTCGGCCTTTGCTAGAAATAGAGGCCAAGAAGATGGCCGCCGACGACCCAGAGCGGGTCTTAGATGAGCACAACTTTCTTCTATTCGGCAAGGATGGCGACGGCTTTTTTGCGTGGGCCGGCGATTTTGCTGAGGCCGAGTTGGACGAAGTATCGGCACAGATATTTCTTACTAAGTATCTAGAAGAGCGCAAGGTTTACAGCAAATTGCGGCGATTCGTCGATAATTGGGGCAACAGCGTCCCTGACAGCCTGGCTCCGTTCTTTCAGCAGTTGTCGGCTAATCAGATGGCGATTAGCGGATTAAACGCCGTAGAAGACACAACGCCATTTCCCTCTAACGACGATTTTAGTACTAAGCCAACGGGCATCTGGCCAACCGGAATGGGTTTTATCGATCATCTTATGGGCAATGGGCAGGCGCCAGGCGAGGTGTACGTGTTAGGCGGTCCTACCGGCGGAGGCAAAACCACGTTCGCTGTGCAGTTGGCACTTTCGTCTGCGCAGTACCAGCTTAATGAGCATCCGATAGGCTATGGGCACTGTTTTTACTACAGCTACGAGTCTCCCGTGGATACCGATATTCGGCTAAGGGTATGGGTTCGTGCTGGCGAGATTGATTATGACACGTTTCGTCTAAATAAGCCTTTGTCTACACAGGAAGACCCGACTTCGTACAAGGATTACGAACGCGCTGCCTGTCATGAAATTGGCCGCGGCAAGGTCATTCATGGCGAGAGGGAACGTCTCATCAACGCGCGTAAGCGACTGGACAACAAAAACCTGTGGCTTAAGGATTACTCTGGGACTTACCCAGGTGTTGGTAACGGCGGTATAGACGAGATCGTTGTCGATTTAGAACGTGAGCAGCATCTTGGCAGACGTCCGGTTCTAGTGATTGTCGATTACGCCGGCATTGCTGTGACCAACTATATCAATGCCCATCCTCAGGTCAGGATGGAGGAATGGCAAATGCTTAACAATTACATTAACGACATTCGTCGTAAAGTAGCCATTCCCTATAATTGTTCTGTGTGGGTGCTGCATCAGTTACATGGCGACGAGACTCGCAAGGGCCCCACGGCCAGGCAGCATCACTCTCGCATGCGCGGCGCTCGTAACTTCGCCGATAACGCGGCCTTCGCTTTTGTTATGGGTAACTTAGACCCACAGACTTCTGCGTTACAAATTGAGTGTACTAAGCATCGACGTGCTGCAGCCTCCAATGAGCCGGCTATATTTGTGCTCGATGGCCGGGTCGCTCACTTTAAGCCGGCTAATGAGACGTACGCTGTAAGTAGCCGCGCGTGCGGTGGCTTTGCTAACAAGGCCGACAGGGGCGTTATCGTCGCGCCTGGTGTGCAGGTGGCGACTCCTGGTACTCCTGGTTCGTCCTTTAGCGGTTTCGTCAATACCCAGGGTCCCTATGATGGCTCTAGGGTCACAGGCCCAGAGGATGTGTGATGGTTTTACCGCCGTGGTGTTGCATAAAAATTAATTTTGAGTCGCAGTACGGCAATAGACGCGGGCGGCGGCGCTATTCAGTTAGTGGACGCTCGGGCGCTAGCTTAGGTTTCCCTTCGACTGGCAGGTGTGACAGGCACGCCGCGTATAAGAGCTATAGTCGTAATCGAGGCGGAGCTTGGAGTTTTAGTATGCCGTACATGTCGCGTAGCCGTAGTAGCTAATAAACATGGAGGGTGTGTGATGGTTTTACCCCCGTGGTGTTACGCAAAAATAACATTTAATCCTGGTAGCCCTAAAGGTGCTATTTTCCGCTGCTCCGTTAGTGGCAGCCGCCCAGACGCGTGTCTGTCCGACGCCAACTTTAAGAGCTACGCGCAGACTGTAGCCGGGGCTTGGAGCTTTAGTAGGGCCCATTCATCCAGTATGAATAGGTAACAAACAATGGACGCCTATTTAAACAGTAAGCTTTACCGTTTGCTAGATGAGCGTATGGGTGGTGTTGTTAAGGTAGTCAATAAAGGAGAGGCTGCTTCTTATACAGAAGCCACGTCACTTGATACACGTCGACCGTACTTACGTTGGATGCACCGCGGCGAGCAGTATGTGACTAGATGCCCTTACTGTGCCGATCACTCCGGTCACTTATACTTTTCACATTTATACGGCACCTATAGTGTGCACGTTCAACGGGATCTGTTTGACTTGGTTAAATGTTTTCGTTCTGACTGTTTACAAGATTATGACCATAGACACCGGTTAGCGGACAGAGTCTTTATCAGGTTGAGTGCAGAGCACCGCCGTAATGAGATGAAGATATTGCCTGGGCGCGTGTCTGCAGACAACGGCCGCTGCTTGCATCCGGTGCCCCACCCAGGCCGATTATTGTCATTGGTAACTTTGTCTGCCGATCATCCTGCGCGGCAGTACATTCAGAATCGTGGTTTTGATTTAGTTGAACTGGATACCGTATGGGGCGTCCGTTACGCCGTAGAGCCGTGCAGTTACCCTGCTGTCGAGGGCCGCATCGTCATTCCAATAATGATGGACGGTATCATGGTTGGTTGGCAGGCACGGTGTGTTGGCGAATTTACACACGCAGGTTCGCCAAAATATCTAACGATGCCAGGGTTGCCTAAGCGCCTGGTGTTATACAATTACGATAGGGCTAAGAATCAGCCGTTTGTAGTTATAGCCGAAGGACCTAGTGACGTATGGAGGCTTGGATCGTGCGGAGTCGCTCTTCTCGGTAAGACTATTAGTGAGCAGCAGATACGGCTTATTCACAAGCATTGGGGTGACAAGGTAGTAATTGTGTTGCTTGATTCTGACGACCCTGCTGCGGCAGAAGACGCCAATAAGATTTGTGTCAAGTTACGTACTGATTGTGAGCGCGCTACCGTATTATCATTACGTTTACCGGAGGGACTGGATCCCGGTGATTGCCCTCGTGATGCATTACATGAGTTTATACGTGCAGCAGCTATGGAGCAGGATGTACTATTGCCACAGCTAGGGACTACCGATGATATTATTGTCCGGAATAAATAAGCTTTATTTTGTTGTCGTGTCGCCACGTGAACGATGTCGCCCGCGCTCAGTTAGTATGACTGCTAGTTGTTCAAGAGCATTTGCTAGTAGATCAATCTATGGTTTTAAGAGCTGTGCTGGACTCAGGGTCGGGAGGGAGAGCTACAGTGTTAGCCGTTCTTTAACTGTTGGAACTGCTAGTAGTAGGCAGAGGTCTTAATATGTTTGCTCCATGGATACTCAATAAGCGTGAGTTTTCTTACATGCTGCTTGGCTGTGCCCAGGGCGTCGCGAGAGTGAGCGGTTCTACCGTCACAGTCGATGGCGATCGTAAGCTGTATAGTAGTTATTCATTGCGTGTTTTCAAAAGTTACTCCGGAGATGTAAGGGGATGTTGGAGCTTTAGCTGCAGCAACTTTTGGTAGGAATAAATATATGTTTGCTCCATGGATATCTTCAGAAAAGGACCATAATCCCGTAATACTTACTGACAACAATCGTAGCTTTTGTCGCGCACTGTCGCCTTTCCCTGGTAGGCACAGATTGACGTATAGTGTTAGCGGGCATCGGAATAAGTATAAGAGCTACAGTCGGCCCAGCCATAATGGCGCGTGGAGTTTTAGCCGGTCTGCGGAGAAAGGAAGTCGGTAATTGTCTACAACCATGTCTCCTAGTGCTAATGCACAGTATCATCTTGAATTGTTAATGGGCGGTATGCCGTACGAGACAATTCAAGAACGTTGTCCTGTCTATCCGCTAGACGCTGTTGGCATGCCAGCGCCCGGCCCCGACTTCATAGCGGAGGGTCGGCGCCGCGGCGACCCGGAGTGTAAAATTACGCCGGCTACTTTTTCTAAGCGTGTCGGTGACTTGCCGTTCCTGACAGCGCTGTACCACGCCGCGCTGTACAGCGAGAACTTCTCTCTTCCAGTTGAATATCAATTCACAACGCATACTTCATCATTCGTTCCTGGGCATCTACGAGAACGTAATCGCGTTGGTCCGGCACGTGCAACTGTCATGATTCTTGGCAAGTGTCCCGGGCGGGAAGAAGTCAGGGCTCGTACTAATTTTGTTGGGCCTGCCAGTGACGTACTATGGAATACGCTGGAGGAACTCGGTATTGATTACCAGGCTACACAGGCCTGGTATTTGGCTAATGCCGTACGCTTTCCTAATATTGATTTGGACAAGTCGGCGTTACCTGCCAGCTGGGTTAAGGATTGTCTTCCGTTGCTGCATCAGGAACTTAGACTAGTTCGCCCAGACTATTTGTTGTGTTTAGGCTCAGAGGCGGCCAAGGCAGTGTTAGGCCGCAGTGCGAAAATTGGCGATCTAATAGGCCAGACTGTTGACCTTACAATTCCAATGTGCAACGGCGTTCACTACGAGCCAGCAGAGCGCGACGTTAACGTTTTGGGTAAAGTATCTTCTTTTGATCACACTATTAAAGTTATGGGATGTACACATCCCGCGCACGTGACTCGCAACCCTGACGAATTGCCTCAGTTTACAGCGGCACTGCGTTTCTTTGTTCGGTGTATCCGGGGTTGTGGTACATTAGAGGAAGCAAATCTTGAGAGAGTGTACGTTCGTACTAATGACGAGTTAGTAGCGCTGGCCGATAAAATTTTAAGTGAGGCTCCGGGCCCTATTGCGCCACTGGCAGTAGATTGCGAGTGGCACGGCAAGCGGCCAGAAGAGGGGTACTTGCGAACGATTCAGCTTAGCCACAAGGCTAAGTTTGGCGCGGCTATCATTTTGCGTGAGACTGGCGGCGCACGTAATACTGGGTTAGATTTAGGCGTGGTTCTCGGGCAGCTAGAGCGTGTTATGCGCAGCAGGCCCGGCCGGCACGTGCGCTTAATCGGGCACAACCTTAAGGCTGACTTGCCCTGGCTAGTTCATCTTGGCATCGATGTTCGTGACCAATTTGATGCGCCCAACGACGATCCACCCCCGGGCAAGCTAGGTTGGGAGAAGACTAGGACCGAGGGTGGTTTTGATACGCTGTATGCAACTCATGCTCTGGTCGAGACCGGCCCGTTTAAACTTGAGGTAGTTGGTTCTCAGTTTATAGGTACGCCTCGCTACGACCTTCTGCTAGATGCGTGGCTAGACGAGCACTGTAAGTCGCGCGGTATGAAGCGAGATGCCCTGGAAGGCTATGGGGATGTACCTGAAGATTTGTTGCTGCCTTACAGTGTGTATGACGTGGACCTTTCATTCAGGCTATTTGAGTTATTTAACGGCAACGGCACTGATAAGAGCGGCATGCTTGATTGCGATCGATACGGGAACTGTGCACGCGAGGCGTTCTGGCGAACCCAGAAAACCGCGCTTCCATTTCTTGAGATGGAAACGACAGGTATTTTAGTGGATCGTGCCAGAGTAGAGCAGTTGATCGACATTTTCCAACAGTCCAAGTCAGCCAAACTTGCGGAATTCCGTAATGCCGTGGGCTGGGTTGATTTCAATCCAGAGTCTACTTATCATCGCCGCGCTATTTTGTTCGGCGACCGTTTCGTTGGTCGACGTAATAAAGACGGTACAATTATTACTGTGTTGCCCGCCGGCGTACAGCACTTTGGGCTAACCCCCATTAAGCCGTCTGGTAAAGGCAAGGCCGCTGTGCCTTACGAAGATTTATATGCGGACGAGCCGTGTCCTTTAAATCAGCTGCCGTCCACTGACAGAGAAACTATTAGCATTTTGGCGGGCAGCAGTAGTCAGCCGTTGCTTAAGCTCTTACGTGATTTGCGATACGTTGCGCATGCTCTTAAAACTACGCTGCGTCCGCCGCGTGGTCCGGAACCAGACGATGACGAGGGCAGCGAACCCGTGTATGAAAAGGGGCTCTTGAGCTACGTCGATTCTGATGGTGCCGTACGTACGCATTTCTTTCCTGTTGAAACTGGGCGCGTATCATCGAGTAAACCAAACTGCCAAAATTTCTCTGGTCAACGCGATGCGGATTATCAGAGGATTTTGGGCAGCGTTTATAAACACTCTATTCGCAGTTGTTTGAAGGCTCGTCCTGGCTGTGTGTTTATAGATGCTGACTATACTGGAGCTGAGGTTGCGGTTGCTGCGTGGCTTTCAAATGACGCCAATTTAATTGAGCACGCGCGGCGCTCTACGTTACCTGACGATCATCCTGACTTCTATGATATTCACTCGTCTCTGGCCGTACGTGCGTTTCAACTTGGCTGCCTTCCGACTAAGAAGGGCCTGGACTCTATCGGTAAGAAGCACTACCGCGTGGCTGCTAAATCTGTAGTGTTTGGTCGCTTTTATGGTCAGGGGGCGGAGGCTCTTGCACGAACCGCGCGTTCTAAAGAGGCGCCTATTACGGTGCAACAAGCGCAGGAGCTCATAGCAGCGCTTACGCAAATGTATCCGGATCTCGATAAGTACTTTGATAAATGTCGTCGGCGCGTCGTCAATCCTGGTTGGAGTTGCACTTGTTTTGGCCGATATCGACGTTTTCCAAAAACTAACGATCGTCAGAAACAAGGTGAGTTTGAACGCCAGAGTATGAACATGGGTACACAGTCTGGCGTGGCCGATGCTATGGCACTGGCGCTAGCCAACTTACGGCAATATCGATTTGAGCATCCAGAAGTTAAATTCTCCATGGTGCTACAGGTTCACGACGCGGTGATGTTGGAGGTGCCGATTGAGTGGGCTGAATATGTCTATGACGTTGTTTTACCGCTATGTATGGTTGAACAAGTTCCCGTTATTCCTTGCGACCTAGACGGCTTCCCGCTTGGTACCGGGCCGTATCATCTTGGTATTGGCTGCGCCGTATACGAGTACTGGGGCGAAGAACTAACGGTTGAGCGTTGCCGTGAATTAGATTTGTCTGAGCGGCTTGCTAGCCACTAAACTATGCCTGTAAACGTGTTATAATTACGTAGCTTAGTTTTCATTTATGGAGGGCTGCGCATGTAAAAATCAGGTGTTGTATTTTTGTCAGTAGTCGTTTAACTTGGTCGAAAGCTAGTCGTTGTCGAGGTTGGTTAAGTTTTATTGAAATCGCTGACCTCAAGGCAAGCCCCGGGGTTTGGCTCCACCTAACCACTAGGTAACGAGTCAACGCAAGCAGTGTATTAGACAAGAGGCTAGAACCTCAACTGAACTAACTATACTGTGGTAGGTATAAGTACGATACGGACGCCTCCCTAATCTGTATCCTCTACGTTAGCCAGTGTCGAAGGGATGTATATCGGAGGTCTAACAAGCACCCACTTACCGTAAAACTTGTTAATTACTATGTTCCATGTACCTGTGCTAAATCTGGATAATCAACCACTAATGCCAACAACGCTGTTGCGGGCACGGAGGTGGATTGCATCTGGTAAAGCTACGCCATTTTGGAAGAAAGGGGTGTTTTGTGTGCGACTCAACATAAAAACCGAAGAAAACAAACAGCCGATTGCAGTTGGCGTGGACCCTGGCAGTAAAAAAGAAGGCTTTACTGTTAAGAGTGAAGCTCACACTTTTTTGAATATTCAAGCAGATGCCGTGACCTGGGTTAAAGACGCCATGGAAACAAGGCGTAATATGCGCCGCGCACGGCGAAATAGAAAGTGCCCTTGTCGTCAGCCAAGATTTAATCGTAAGAAAGGCGGCCTGGCGCCATCCACTAAAGCGCGATGGCAGTGGAAGTTAAGGATTATTAATTGGTTGAAGAAAATGTTTCCCGTTTCACATATTGTTGTCGAGGATATAAAGGCTAAGACGACAGGCGGCCGGCGCTGGAATAAGAGTTTTAGTCCTCTTCAAATTGGTAAACGGTGGTTTTATTCACAACTATCTAATTTGACGTTAAAACAAGGCTGGGAAACTAAGGGATTACGAGACAGCTTCGGATTAAAAAAAACTAGCAACAAGCTGAGCGAATCTTTTGATGCGCACTGCGTCGATAGCTGGGTGTTGGCAAATTATATCGTTGGCAAGCATACGGTTCCGGATAACAAAAAGATACTCTACTTAAGGCCGCTGCACTTTCATAGACGACAACTTCATAGGCTGTGTCCGGGTAAGGGTGGTATAAGGAAAACATACGGCAGTACGATGAGTATTGGATTGAAGCGCGGTAGCTTAGTTAAACACAAGAAACACGGCTTAGTGTATGTTGGTGGTACTAGCAAGAATCGGATTAGTCTATATAGTATGGAAGGTAAACGTTTGGGACAATCTTTCAAGGTGGAAGATTGTCAGTTTTTGACCTTTAATTCGTGGGCTTTTAACTAAGGAGGCGGGTTTCTTACCCGTAATTTTATGGCTCAAATGCGTTCCACTGGTGTTTCTACTAAGGCGTACTGTGAATCACGTGCTGGCGACAAGTATGGCAACTATATCGTTGCTGCAGATGCAAACGCTATTATTAAGAATCCTTCCTGGAGTAACGACCAGGCATCCGAAACCGTGTTTAGATTGCTGCCGCCCCCTAATCCGGCTGTTCCCGGGCAGTTTCTGCCGACGCGTATGTTGATGGGCGAGTACGGCGATGAGGCGCATACCTGGCTGGTCCGTTACGACACTGCCAGGTATTTCGGCTCTGTCGATGACAACCATACTGGCATCTCTATGCTGCTGCATCCTGAAGTGGGCGATCCCAATTATAACATCGATACCGATAATCCTTTTGGTGTGTTGGTTCAAGCAATTACACGGGCTTGCAAGAACGGCACCGACCAGCAGGGATGGGCCTCTCTTATTCAGGGCGTGCGCCCTGTCTTCCCTCGTCCGAAGATGACTTATTTTGCGCAGGCGTTTTTGTTTGTGCGAGATAACAAGCCGGCCTTCGAACGGGGCGAGTCTCCATTTGGTGCTGGGCCTGAGGATAAGACCGTTATTATCGCTATGTCCTCTACCGCTGGTAACGCTATTTTGCGGCTTATGGATGAAGAGGAAGAGGACTGGAAGGGCGCTCCTGAAGACCCGGCCCGGTTCCGTAACGGCGATCCGGTGTCTATTCAGTACGGCGCATTCGTTCATCTATTTCCTGACAAGTTCGACCCTCGCGTTGCCGTGTCCGCCATGGCGGATGACGTTTATGGCGGCAGCAGGCAGAGGCGTGGCAATAGTAATGAGAATAGTGGCGGATTTTCGAAGTATGCCGCGTTCTTTACGCCATCTATTAATATTCACGGGCGCGATATTCATGCTAGCTTGATCGGACGTGAGGCGCTAGTAGCTAGCAAGGTTAAACCGTGGGATAAATTGTTCCGCTTTTATAGCGACGTGGAGCAGGCTCACCGTATTTGTCGGTGTGTTTTGGAGGCTAAGGATCTAGGCCAGCGTTATCGTTCCATGCTGACGGCTATTGCTTACGCCTTCAGCGATCGGCCGGGGTGGCTTACGGATGAGGTGCATTCCGCGATGGCGTCGATTTCGACTCCAGCGGTACAAGTTCCGGCGGCCGCGCGGCAACCGGGCTACTCTACCGACCCCGCTTCCCCACAGGCGACGACTTACCAGCCTGTGGTCGTTCCGCGGCCGACTCCCCCTATGCGGCCGACTCCTCCTATGGCGTCGGACACGTCTGTGGTAATGGCAGCTGAGTCTAGTTGGCTTGATCCTTATAACGGCTGGAATGGAGAACCCGCGCAGGGCGCTCCTCCAGTTACAGAGATGCCTACTGCCGCGGCGTTCGCGCCTCTGCCGGCATCTCTTGTAACCGGCCCGGCCGTACCTACGCCGTCCGCCGCGGTTCCGGCGGCTGACCCGCTGGAGACGGCTAAACAGGCACTGGCTACCGCCGTTGCCAAGGCGCAGGCCCGCAGTCGATTGGCTCACAAGCCTCCGGCTTAGTTGTAGTAGTGTTAGCGAGGGGCCGCTGTGACAACACCCGGGCGGGAAGCCGGCCGGGTGTTGTTTTCTGCTAGTTGAGTTTATTTTTGCGCGATGGGGTGTATATGGGACGGCGTAAGAAAGATACCTGGGACATTGGGCAAGTTGATTCACTACGTCAGGCGATGTTTGACCAAGCGCGTGAAGAATTTGGCGCCGGCGCCGTTTATACCGGTACGGAGGCAGAGCAGCGCATTGTCGGGCTGCCAATACCGGCCTTGTGTTTGCGATATTTATTCCAAAGTGCGGTGTTTCCGCTAGGTCGATTTATAGATATTGTCGGTAAGCAGGGCTCTGGCAAGAGCGCTATGCTATACGAGTTGTTTCGGTGGCATTACTACTATGGCGGATATTCATTTTTGGTTGAAACCGAATCGAAGGATTCGCCAGATTTGCGCAATGCTATTGTGGGCGATAGTGACGCTGTAGCTTCTATCATGGCCGATTCTCTCGAGGGCTGGATGGGCACGCTGCTTAAGTGCATTAGAATCGCGCAAGGCGCGTTCGACGGCACTCCAGCGAACCCGGGCCCGGGGCGTATCCGTCCGGTCTGCTTTGGCATCGACAGCCTAACGGCTGTTGCTGCTGAAGAGACCAGGGCCAATATCAATAAGAATGGGGCGCCCAGCCGGCGTTATCCTATCGAGGCCATGAAGATTACGGATATGTTCCGCGTGCTCCCTGCTGAAATTCGCGACTTCCCCTTCACGTTGGCGGGCATTAACCACCTCAAAGATGCTCAGAGTGAAGATCCTCGGGCGGCGAAGCGCCTCCCTGGTGGTCTTGGTCTCCGTTTTCAGGCGACCTACGAGCTCGAGATGGCTTTTGTCGGCGATATTCGCCTCAAGAGTTATCAAGGTATTGAGGTGACGCTATGTCTGCGCAAGAACTCCATGGGGCCGTCACGCCGCAAGATCGGAGCCAGTCTCATATGGTGGGATGAGCCGGATGAGGCTGGCGTTATGCGGCAGAGAGTTTTATGGAACTGGAACGCGGCAACTATCGAGCTACTATTGGCCTTTCATAAAGATAAGTGGATGCAGGATGCGATTCAGAACATCGTTGATCTGCATGTGGTTAATATGAAGGGTAAGAAAGTTTGGTCTAACTGCCTCGGCATTTCACGCGACGACCCGGTTTCATTTTATGAGGCCGGTGAGAAGATCGAGGCCAGAGACGATGTATGCGCTGAGCTACACAAGCTCTTTGGCATTCGCAATCGCGCTACGTTTAAACCAGGTATGGACTACCGAGTGCAGCTAGATGAGGCACAGAAGCAGCTGGTGCCGGCGCTGGATAGCAATGGGGAGATTATAGAGGCTACCGCCGGTGTTCCGTGGAGTCATGCTGCGTCGCTACGCGACGAATTCGATGCTGGCGGCGAGGTTTAAACTGTCATGGACGAATTTCAAAAAAAGTTTAATGCGTTCGCTGAACAAGAGCTGGCTAAACAAGAGTGGCTGCAGCAGAAAGAAGCTAGCTACGAAGAGCGCATAGTAAGACGTGTTTTAGATCGTTTCCGCATTCGTTCATGCGAGGCAGATTTGCGTGAGTGGAGCCGCGCTTATGGCGATGGCTCCATCACTTTTACTTCGTTTAATGCGGTGTTCCCCGAGTTCCCGGTGTTTTTACATACGCGTTCGTTGCCGCGGCTACATGAGTTGACGTTGTCTGACCTTGATCGTAATTTCTACAAGACGCGGCTGTATAGTGCGCTGCAGGATTTTGCGGAGTTAGAGCCGGAAGCACATTCAGGTAGCTTCGGTATGGTTGTACCTTGGGGCGGCCAAGGTGATATGATACTGCATAACTCTACGCTAATCCCTGAGCGCGGATTTAGAATAACCTGGCAGCTTGGTAGGACGCTGCCTATGTTACATCTAGAGCGTTTTGGTACCGCTAGGGCCAGCAAGACACAGCCTGAGAATGTGCCTATTTTAGATGAACCCGAATCCTTCTTAGATGCTGTGGCGCGCATATGGGTGCCCTAATATCCGGATATTAATGAAATGAGTGCGGCTCTGCCAACGTGGACATCTTCGGTTGATCCGCTAGTATTTACTGCCGCGCAAGAAAGTGGGCTTGATGCGCTGGTAGCTTCGTTGGAAGATGACACAGAAGTACTGGCCATTAATAACGCCGGGGCTATTACATTAAGTAGCGACGGCAAGCTGCCCAACGAGCTCACTTTTAGCCAGGCCGCGTTTTCCCAGCTGTGCGCTGAGATTTGCCCCGGTCTGGCGAGTCTGATGACCAGCTTATCCGTCGTTGATGACCGTAACCCCGGCATGCCTCTGGACACGCCTCTGGCGGCTAAGATTTTTAACCGTTTAGCCGCTATGCGTTTTGATTCGTGTGTACGCGACCATCAGTTAGTTGTCAACAAGCCCGCTAATCGTGTTGATGGAGTAGTGGGCCCTAGCTATCAACGAGTACCACACGATTTGTTTATGGAGCTGGTTCGTACAATACTCAGTGCTACCGGCGACGACTGGAAGTTTAATGGTGGGATAGTGCTTGGTAGGCGCCTTAGTGTTTCTTATAAGCTGGCTGAGCCGTTCACTACTAAGCCAGAAGTTTACTACGCTGGATGTTACTGCTCTAATAGCGATGCGGGTGATTCAAGCCTGTGGGCCTCGTTTACGTTGTTTCGCGGTAACACGGAAGAAATGCTGCTGGAATCGGGGCCGGAGCAACGTTGTTTACATGCGGGGCGTAACCTATATACTCGTGCGCGGCAGCTACTACAGAGAGCAACGCGGCCAGGGTGCGACAGACGGGAATTGCGCCAACGCCTTATTGAATTAGACAAGCAATCTTTAGGCATTGAGACAGATCGTCTGTTAGTTCCACTTACATTTTCTAATACGGCCGCTAAACTTGAGCTACTATGGAACAAACTCGGTGCGGCGGGTACGGCGGCTGATACGCTAACTCGCAAGTTTATTAGAAGTGCGCCAGAAGATCCGACTCAATACGCCGTGTTACGCTGGTTACTATCAGATGCGCAGCAGCAGCCAATTACGGCGAAAGAACGTATTGGCCGCATGGCATGGAAACTGTTAATGTCAGCAATTCTACCAACTATTGTTTAAGGGGCAGCACTATGGCTATTAAGACGCGCGTCGAATGTGAATGGAATGTCGAAACGATGACGCCGGAGCAGAAGCGCATCTATGAGGCGGCCTCGCCGGAGTTTCTGGCCGGACTTGGTCGCGTCCAGAAGTTGATGTCCAAGAATATTTCGTCCAACGTCTGGAACGCGTACAATCTCGGGCGTGAGATTGATGTGCTACAGAAGGCGTGTGGTGATAGGACGTTGTCAAGACTGCAGGTTTATTTTGTTATGGGACAAGATACGCTGTCGGTAGGCCTGATGATTTATCAGCGTTTTACCGAGGACGAGCTAACTAATTTGCTAGCGCGGCGTTGCGCCGACGGCTCTCCTATCTACTGGGCGCATGTTCGTGTCTTGGCGCGTATTGCCGATGCTTCCGCGCGTAATCTCGTTATCGAGCGACTGCTGGCCGAGAGCTGGAAGACTAAAGAGCTTAACGACTTTGTTCAAAAGTCTGGAGAGGATGCTGTTGCTCCCGGCCGCGGGCGACACGTGGCCAAGCCGCACGATCTAGCCGGCTGTGTTACGCAGATCATCAAAAAGAGCCAGTATTGGCAGAACCACTATACCCAGGTCTGGAGCCATCTTCAGGATGAGTACCTGGGCGAGATTGGTCAAATGAACGCTGTTGAGAAGCGACAGCTACTGGATAAGATCTCCTCCGCCATTAGTGTCGTTGATCAAATTGAGCAGATTTCTAGTGCGCTGACGCGTGATCTGCCGCGGCTGCGGGCTAAGATCGAGGAATTGTCTGGCCACAGGAAGGACCCGGCTATTAAGGGATAGGACAGCGTATGCCCAGTGTGTCCTCTGTTTTAAAAACCAGGGATCGTCTAGTGGCTAGCTTTGCGGCCGCCTCCTTCTCAACAGACGGAGGCGGCCTTCGTTTATTCGCAGATCATGTCGCCACTATGCTTCCGCCGGAGATACCCTACACAGCTATTTTTCAGACTTTGTGTGGCTTGTCTGGTCAGACGTTGGATAAGACGGTTCTGTATAGGCTAGCTTGGCGCCTAGCAGGCAACTTGGATACGTTACGCCGCGGTCATCCGGTATGTATCTGGCAGGGGCAGCTCGTTCCAGAGTGGCACCCGGTACAAGTTATTGAGGCGCAACAAACATATCAGTTTGCTCAGAAGAAAAGGATCGCGGCAACAGAGTATCGTATTAGACTAATGGCTGGTAGCGCCTGTCCGGCGATTATAACCAAGACGTGGTCCAATAGATTTATTTCGTACTTTGCACGAAGTGAGTTAGGGTTTTCGGCGCCGTGGGGTAAGTCCCCGTATGTCGATGCGACAGAGCTGGTTAGTTTACGTTTTGACGTTGAGATAGATGCTGAGTATTGTCGTTACGGTAAGCCTGGGTTTGATAAAGTTAGTGTCCGCTCTGAGCATTTAACGTGGAATCGCAAGATTTTTAAAGCGCGTGCGCATCTTGTTCCGCCGTGCCCTAGTAACTACCAGCACCCCTGCCACCAGTGCCCGATTGGCGTAGATCAGTGCATGGCTGGAACTCATCCTACTACGTATGTTTGGAAGCTGTGTAGTTCGTGCCATAAAGATTCTTGGCACGATCCCAAGATTCTAAATCATTGTTTAGTTTGTCGACAAAGTAAGAAACTAGTCTAGAGAATCTCAGAAAAAAATCTTCACAGCTACCCTTGAACAGAGACGAGCTTTTAACTACTATTACTTTCAGCAGTTGATGTCTCACAGTGTTTCAGTACTTTACCATTAGAAAGGCAAAGTCATGCAGTGGTCCAAGGATCCGGCGTACGAGAATAATTTGCAGTACATCGCTGAGGTTAAGTTTAAGATTGTTCGTGACATTCCCATTGCACTTATTGATCGTGCGGAGGGAATGCGGCGCCAGGCACGTGCAGATCGTAAGTTGAACGACGAGAAGGTTGAGCTGATGGCGGCGGCTATGCGGCACCCTGCGGCCATGCTTCCTATGGGTCTACTTAATAGATTCATCAATGGCAGCTACGAGTACTATCCGCTTGATATGAATCACCGTATTGCCGCGGCTATCCGCAACGGGGCCAAAACCGTCGATGCGTACGTTACCGAAGTCTCTGGGCTGTATCACGAAGCATTGATTCCGCGCGTGGTCAATAATTGGGAGGGCTCCGGCCTTTCCCGTGACGAGATGCTGGCTAACGCCAACTTTATGATCAATAATTTTGGCGCGCTTACCAAGGAAATCATCGCTAAATTCCCCGAGCTCAAGAATGGAAAGGCCCTATCTGCCTATCGTGGACGCCTGTCTACTGCGCAGGCTATCCAGGAAATGGGCATCAAGGGATGTTTTTCTAAGTCGGTTTTGAGCAGCATGTCCAAGCTCGTTAAGACCGACAAGGACGCGCTCGGTGCCGTGGCTACGCTTATTAATCAACACAAGCTCAAGTCTGACGACGCCAACGACCTTGTCAACGATGTCAAGAAGGGCCGGTCTGACGCCGATCGTAAGGAGCGCGTTGCGGTATGGCGCGAGCTTCTGTCGGCTAGTCGCTCCGCTCCTGCTCAGCGCGCCGGCCGGCAGGTTAGGAATCGTGTATTGGTGACGATGCGCCGGCTGCATAATCAGGTTGTGCCTGCCAGGACCCTTACGCAATTGCAGCTCGAAGGCCTGGACCTTGATATTGTCGCTCGCCTGTGGGACGACATCTGCGATAACTTCGGAAGCTTGCTCAGCAAGCACCAGCGAGTTACTCTGCCGCGCCCGGCTGGTGTGACTCGCTAGCATCTAAATGCGTTATAGAAAGTAGGGTCATGAATGCTCGTGCTTAAGGACGAGATTCTTCGACACCTGGCAGACCAGACGATCCAGTGGACACTGGATCGTCTGGTGGCCAGGGTAGGTAAGCACGTAAGACCGGAACAAGCGCGACGACGATTTTGCAGTACGCGGCATTACCGTGCCGGTACGCTGGCCTCTATTTCGTTCGAAGAATCGTTGTTAGTAGGCGCCAGGCAGGTTATTAACGGCATATTGCGAGACATGGTTAGACGCGGATACGCGACTATACGATTTGGTGAGAATAACGATAAATTGTACTTTCCAGTTAACAGCGGGGAACTAATTGGCGCTACAGATTCATGCTCCGGGAGTAGTCATACACGTCGAGCCAAGCAGAGAGCTAGGGAGCTATGAATTCTGTTGCCATTTTGGCATGCATTTGCATCCTGAGGCCTTTGTGCTTTGGCTGCAGCAGCTTGAGAAACTGGCCGAGGCGGCTGCCGCCTCGGCCAGTCCTCTTAAATTGCTTACTAATACTGAGATTGCGTCGCCCCTTGTCGGTTCTTCTGTGTATAAGTTTTGTGCGGTGCGCTATTGGAAATTTGCTGTTGGCAGTTCAGGCGCCGCACTTATGTACGCCTATTTTCCAGAAATGCACATAGGTGGGCTTTGCACTCAACGCAATAAACGTATAAATGGTACTGCGTTTTGGCGCGGCTGTTCTTGGAAGGTGTCGACGCCGCCAGGCGTGGGCTGGAGCGCGGGCCTAACAACATATAAAGTTGATGGCTCTGTAGATATGGATTTTGAGATAAAGCCGCTGGCGGAGTTAATGCAGAGCTTACGCGCAACTGATGCTCTAGACATTCTTGCATGTTTTTGAGACAGTCTTGCTACGTTGTTCAAAGCGTTAGTCTGGAGGATCTGCTTTGTTCCAGTATGTGGAAGTTAAACGATTGGTTTCCAACGCGCGAGTACCCACGCGAAATGGAGATACTGACGCTGGACTAGACTTATACGCGCTGGATGAGTGCACCATTAGTCCTGGGGATAAGGCCGTTATCTCCACCGGGATAGCGCTTGCCATACCGGAAGGATACGTAGGACTTATATGGGACCGTTCCAGCATGGGTAATAAGAACATTCACACTGTCGGGGGCGTGATAGACTGTTCGTATAGGGGCGAAATTCGTGTGTTGCTATTTAATTTAGGTCACACTCAGTACTACGTTGACGCTGGGCATAAGATAGCGCAGTTGCTTATTCAGCCCGTTGTGTGCTGTACTCCGGTAGAGGTTGCTGAGTTGTCTGCTACAGTGCGCGGCACCAACGGCTTCGGTTCTAGCGGGGTGTAACTATGAGTATGCAAATCGTTCCAAGCGGCGGCGGGATGCCTTACGCCCCATACCGGGATATAGCTCATTTTTTCCCGCATCTGGCTCGTGCTGCTGCATACGGGCTGGCTCGGGAAGCGTGGGATCCGTGGCTTGCTGGCTATCTAGAGCACACTAATGTTGATGAAAGTTGTCTGGGCGATGCCGCGGTCGTGCTAGCTAAACTGATTAACACTAGTACGGCTGCCGAGTTGGAGGGCGTTGTCCCGTGGCTTGAGGGCGCGGGATTTTTCGAATTGCCGGCTCCGGCGCAGTTTGCATTACTTGCTGAAATTGGTCAGGTCGTTCTTGGTATGTTTTTTATGGGTATACGTGAAGCAACAGCTATAAATACGCGACCAGCTTTGTCTGAAGAGCTAGTTAAAGTCGGACAAGAAGTCCAGACAGCGCTAGCTGAGCATGTTGCCGCGCGTTAATTAGAAGGATTTGCTGCTATGGAGGTCTGGAAGCGCTGGATGCGCGAGTGGGTCAGAGTTTATGGCCCACTTCCCCAGGACTACTTAGTAATAGATTGTGAGACATCAGGGCTTAGCCTTAATGAAGATCCGGTTCTTCAATTGGGCTGGTGTCATGTTGTCAATCAAGAGATAGTCGAGAACGGCAGCACAATTCTTAATTGGACCAACCATCCAGATGTCGATCCGGCTTGGCTTAAGCGCAGACTAGAGTGGACAAGAGATAAGGTAACTAAGCGGGGCAAGCCATATAACTGGACTATGGGTAAACTTGCAACTGGCGAGGACCCGGTAGATGCGCTGTCGGGCTTTTTTCACCGTGTACTTAGCTGGTTACCGTCCGTTATCGTAGGGCACAATATAATCCGTTTTGATTCTCCGATGCTATCTGCCCACTTAAGGCGGTTCCTTCATTATAGTTACGAGCTTCCTGCCGAATCCATTATGGATACTGGTTGTTTCATCAAAGCCGCGCAGATGGATTGGATGCCCGACCCGATGGAGCCTCCGTGGAAGTTTGCCTCTCGTGTACTGCATGCGCCGTGCCGTATAAAATGGTCATTAGACGGTTATGCTGTACCCGTATTGGGGCTTGATAAAAAGTATAACTTAGACACGTCGCTCGCGCACACGGCGGCGTACGATTCCAGAGTTGCGGCGCTAGTGCTAGAAACAATGCGTGAGCTGGCTCAAGTCTGAATGGAGATGTCTGCATGGAGTATGGCCTTGTTCAAGTAATTGTTGCGTGCATTATTGGTGTGTCGGTTTATTTGGGTATCGGTGGCGCTGTATACGACAAGATGGAAAAATTCTGGGGGCCGTACCCTGAAAAAGCTAGTGGCGATGCCGGTCTTGTTTTGACAGCCGTGGTATTCTTTTATCCGGTCCTGTTACTTGTTTTCATTTCCTACAAGTTGACGTGTTTCGTATTTGATTACATCGTAGTGCTACCTGCGGCTATTGCGGCTTACGTACTTGCTTTTGTACTTGTAAATTATGACAGCCAGGAGCCCCCGTGTCTGTGATTAAACCGATTGTTAAATTTGGCGCCATTGACCCTGGTTTAGACGGCGCTCTGGCTTTTATGTATTATGACGGTTCCGTCATAGCGCGCCCTACACCGCTGGTTAAAGATGGCACGTCACGAGATTTTAATATTCCGGCGATGGTGCAATGTCTAAAGGATTACTGTGATTTAGATTTGCTAGTTATTGAACGCGCCGTTCCTATGAGAAAAGAGGGCCGCGTGCAAGGGGTCTCTAGTACATTTAGTTTTGGCAGGGGCTACGGTATTTGGCTGGGCATTATTCACACTCTTGGGATCAAGCTTCATATAATGCGCTCGCAAGATTGGAAGGCCCACACTTTGCGCGGCACTAAGAAGGATAAGGTTGCAGCTATATCCTATGCACAGGCGCGCCACCCCGAGGCCAGCCTGATGGCCACGCCGCGCTCGCGTACTCCGCATGATGGCATGGCGGACGCTATCTGCATGCTTCACTACGCACAATATATGGCAACTGACGATAACACGGACGTAGCGGATAAAGGACATGACAAGCTGTGGCTTAGTCCTGTGGCTAAAGTAGGTAAGGCCTGGTGCGCCTCTACCTAATATCCGGATATTGGGGGTAAGCAGAATGTCTGGCGAGATTCGAAGAGAAGATTTACCGCCTAAGGTTGTCAAAGAGATTGAGGACAGGTTTCATGCTGAGTTACCGGGGTACGAGGTTAAGTTCGCTGGCGACATCGAAGAGGAGCTGCCGGCGGACGTTCAACGCTCATTAGAGCAACTGGACGCGATTTCCAAAGAATCAATGGTTAACGGCACTTGCATTGATTGTGGCGGGCAAGTTCCCGGTGTTTGGCCGCCGGATAACGAGGAAGACGTTCCAGATGGCTGGAATTTATACGTCGATACGAAGACTGGCGCGCCTTCTTTTCTTGTTTGCGGCACCTGTGACTCGTTGCTGGATGAGGACGGTGATGACGAAGAGGTCGAGCGTGATTGGGATGAGGATTGGCTAGAGGAGGACGAGGAAGACGATAACGACGACTAGGAATTCATGATGACTATTGTCAATCAGGATGGCCAACTAATCCGTCCGCTTACCGCCGGAATTACACCAGCGGCGGCCGTGCATGCCGATCACGCCGGGCCGCCGCTGCGTAAGTTACCGGCTAATGTGGATCGGCTAATAGCTTTGGAAAAGGATTATGTTTTCTTTCATCACGCTATTTTGTTTACTTTGGGTGGTTTGTCCTTTGATCCCATCGCCCTGGCCTACGCAGAATATAACCTGCCTGATACTGATCGCCCTCTGGCAATCTGGTTTGATAAGCCTATTCTATCGGGGCTAGGTAACGCCTTTGATTCTGTACTTTACGCCGCGCCCAAAGAACATTGGCCGATTTTGGAAAAACAGCTAGACGCCACTTCGGCCATGAATACGCCGCGGCGGCTGTTCTGGCGTTCGTTGCGTCAGCGCATACTATCTGTCGATTATTTGGCGCAACAAAAACTACCGCTTCTAGCGGACTGGCCTACAATTGTGTTAAACATTGTCGGTCTCGACAGTTCCGTGGGTTGTTGGCACTGGGCGCCACCACTACCGATGTACGCCGGCCCCATTAGTCTTACGAAGAGCCCGCCATTGTCCGACACGGCTATATTTGTACAAACTTTATTTGGGGATAAGCTAGATGAGTAGCCCAACAAGTATTGTTCCAGAGTGCGCAGACACGCCAGTTAAAAGTGCAGCATATTTTCTTGTAGAAGGCGACTTTTTTAGTATAACCGCGTACCCTACTGAGGCCGATTTAATTGAAGCTGTACGTAAGGCATATGCCTCTGAAGACGTCGAGTATAGATGCGTTGCCATAGTTAAAGGTGAGCGTATTCATTTATCGAAGGGCCCGCATCGTTATTTGCTTGTTAATGGAGCTGAGCCGATACCTCTGGAAGCGCCTGTCCCAATTGAGCCTGATCCTGACGTGTGGCTTGTGGCTAGGTCCGCGTCGGCGGAGCGCCCCGCCAGAGCCGCGGCTTCGGAGGAGTCCGGGCCGCTTGAATATGATGACGCGTTAGAATTTTGACGCGTTCGCGCGGCATGCTAAATTTAAATAGCTTTCCTGGCATTATTAACTAGTCTTCTGTCACTGCCGCTTAGCGCGGCAGACCGTGTTTCGATAAGAGCCGGCTGGCGCTTGCTAGCCGGCTCTGTGTTTCTAACGGGCCACAAAGTGTGGTCGAAAGGGGGATGGCTATGCAGAAGGATATCATGAAACTGTGGTGGAACTTCATCGGACGCCGGCCGCGCAACCTTACGTGGTCGATGAGGAAACTCATCACGGGATGGTACATGAAGCGGGGCTCGATCGCCCTGGACGATGTGATGAATCCTGACGATGTTATTTTCGTCAGTAGTCGCATCGTCACGCCTGACGGCGCTCCGCCCTGGATCGAGGTGGCGACATGGGACGTTACCGTGATGGCTAATGACCAAATTCGGATCGGAGGCTTCGGCAACTGCGGCAATGTCATCGACGGCTCCACCTGGAATGAGGTGAAGATTGGGCCGTCTTCTGACGCACAGCTAATCCTGGATGCCGAAGCGGCGCGGGAGCTGGCCTATAACGACCAGCGCAACTTGGTGGCGCTTTATAACAAGCGCAACACCCAGTCAGCCTGGGGCGATGACGACCAGCGTAAGCTGGAACGACTTCATCGACAGCTCAATCGGCTGTTGCCGCCCCTGCCGAGCGTCATGAGGATAGTTGATGAGGTTTATGGTGACGCCGTCATGGCCTCCAGCTTGTTCAGGACCTGGGCCGCCCGGCAAGCGTCCATCTACGGATGGGTGCCCAATGAGCATGAGCTCATAACGGGCGAAGCTCTCGACAAGGTTGTCGATGCCGAGGTGCTACCAAGCGCGGACGGTCGGGAGCTCTACTTCCCGGCTGAGTCAGTGCCCAACGCGTTCGGCCAGGGGGCGGTATTGGACATGCGAGCCCTGCTGGGCGCGCATCTCATCAATGACCGCGGTCATCGAGGCCCCAGGGCGCCGGAGAGGGAGATTGTCCTGAATAGGAGCCGAATCTACGTCTGGCAGGAAGTGTTGGATGGGGATGTTCGAGGGGGGCGGTACTCTCTCTCGGACGCCCTGTACAAATTGAGAGAACCAGAGAATGAGGAGGAGGCCGAGGCCGCGCCTACTTCTGTGGAAGAAGAGGCGCCATAACAAAATAAGCGCCTGGGTTAACCCCAGGCGCTTATTTTTTTAGCCTTTGACCGGCACTGGATCGTAGCGTGGCGCTAATTCGCCGCGGCGGATGTTAACGCTAGCTGGTGCGCTTATTCCTAGCTTGGCTCGTCCACCTTCGATTGACACAACCATAATTTGTACGGTACCTTGTGGCAACTCGAGGATTAACGTTTCATCCGGCTTTCTAGTTAATACCAGCATGACTACTCCCTTTTTGTTTGGTGCTGTTAAGATGATTATAGCTTTCGGGTCGCGTCAGTCAAGTATACCGCGGGCTTGGGCTACCGCGATTTTAAATAATAGGCGATACTCTCAAGAGAAGCACAGTTACTGTGCTATTATTTTTAAATGAAAGGATTGTGTATGTCTGCTCCTTCCACGTCAGTAGATTTAACTAACGCGGCAGCATTGCAGGAATTAGCCCAGCGCCGTCTACAAGAGACAACGGCCGGGGCGTACCCGATCCGGGGCCACGTGGTCGGTAAGGCTAGTAAGGAAGGCGGGTTGGTTGGGTTTAATCCCCACATGCCCGGTACTGTGCATGTCGTTGATGTGGATGATCCGTCACTGCACATAGAGGTTGATTTGCGAAAGCTAAACTCCGGGGACATTGTAACCGCCACTCATAACGGCGATCTTATTAAGAATGCGTCAACTAATGAGGACGCCAGAGAGGCTGCCGTAACGTCATTCAGAAATATGGCCGGTATTGCTAAAGAGTACGATCGCGGTGTAGCCGAGGCCGCCGCGAGGCCACCGTTTGCCGGCGCCGACCTTGGCGGGCCTTACCCCACTCCTACAGTTGTTCAATCCAGGCAAGTGTTTGCTACCGCGACACACTCTATGCCATCTCCAGCTTCTGCTTTTAGGGCTCATATGGATAAAGCTACTGCGGCTCCTGTTGCGGCGCCTCCGATGCAAGTCGCTCCGCCTGAAAATCATGTCATCTTTGAGCTAGATGCATTCGGCTCCCTGGATGCGTATTATCACCTAGCGTATCGTTATGACATGTGGCTAGTGCTTGCGTTTGATAGGCGTTATCGTGGTCCCAAGTATTTCCCGCCTGCTACCAAGGACGGTCAGACGCTATTTGTCGATATTGAAGAGCTACCCGAGGTATATGCTGTTCAATCACTTGGTTGTGTAATCCCATTTATGGATTGGGATATTTGTCTACTAATTGTAGACCAGGCTCGAGCTAAAAATTAAATGAGGTACTAGTCGTGGAAAAACACGGTATGATTAACGCGGAAAACACTCCGCCCGAGGATCAGGGGACAGTAGAAAAAGCGGCACAGTCGGATAAGCCGTGTTCTCTACGACATCTGGCCGCGCATCCAACTAAGCGCATGGCTGACGCTATTGCCAAGTACTGCTCGCCATCACGGTGTAACGAAGACGACGCCGGCTGCTGCGGGTAATATCCGGATATTGTTGCCAGGGACGGCTCAATGGGAAGTCTATTCGATATTTCGGCTTCGTCCTCTACCAGCTTAAACGCCACCGACACGTATGGCTTCCCGAGCCCGTGGTCGGACATGGCGTCTACGGCCTACCCAGAAAACCCGATCACGATGGTACGTTGGGCGGAGTATATCGCCTCCAACAACGTTACGTATCGTCAGGCCATGTCTCGTGTCGTAGCCTACTTCCTAACAGATATCGAGATAGCTGGCGAGGATATCAGTGACGATGAAAAAGATAATTACGAAGATTTTCTAGATAATACGCTGCACGTGAGGCGACACTTGCGTGCTATCGGACTAGACTTCTTGATTTACGGAAATTCGTTCGTTAGTGTCTTGATGAAGTTTAAACGTTCACTGCGCTGTCCCAAGTGCAGTAGAGTTGAATTTCCGCTAGACGTTATTGCCAATGATCCCAAGTTTAATTTTATATGGAGTAATTTCGAGTTCCATGCGACCTGCCCTGCCTGCAAGTTTAGAGGCAGTTGGGGCAAGCCTATAGATCGCCGCGGCAGAGCTGAAGACGTATACGTAATGCGCTGGAACCCTAACGACATCGAAATTAATCACGATCTATACACCGACACTACAAATATTATTTGGAAGATACCTGCTGATTATCGTAAGCAAGTTACTGAGGGCAAGTTACTTCATATCATGCACGCGCCATGGGAAGTAATCCAGGCTATCAAGCACAATAACTTCTTCAGATTTGCTGACAATGTGGTGTATCACCTAAGAGAAGAGCCGCTGGCTGGTCTGCGTACGCGCGGCTGGGGTATCCCGCATTTTCTCACCGCCTTCCGGCAAATGTGGTACTGCCAGGTCTTGCATCGCTATAACGAAGCAATTGCCCTAGATTACGTTATTCCATTTAGGACGATCACCCCGGCACAACGGTCGGGGGACTCGGCGCAAGAACCGTTGGCAAACCTCAATATGAGTTCGTTCGTTTCACGTGTACAGTCCATGTTACGTCGCCGTCGCCGGGATCCAGCTGCGTGGAATGTGCTGCCTTTCCCGATTGAATATAAAGCATTAGGCGGCGACGCTCGCGCGTTAGCTCCAAAGGACCTGCTTGAGCAAGGGCTAGAAGTGCTGCTTAATGGATTGGGTGTGCCGGTGGAGCTGTTTAAAGGAACGTTACAGTTACAAACAGCCCCGGCAGCTATTCGTTTATTTGAATCCCAGTGGGTTTATTTACCACAGAGTCTTAATGCCTTTTTGGATTTTCTGTCTGATCGGCTAACTGAGTTGCTTAGCTGGGAACACGCGGAATTGCGTCTTACCAGGCCCATGCATGCTGACGATCTTAGCAAGATCACAGCACAACTGCAGCTGGCCGCCGGCAAACAGATTTCGCAGGATACTGCGCTTCGTCCTCTCGATCTTGATGTGCGCAAGGAAATGCGTAAAATGCTTGAAGAGGAAGAATATCAGGTTACGCTGCAGCAAGAGTTCCAGGAGCGCATGCAAGATAAGCAGACACAACAGCAGCTGTCTCAGGGCGGCGCACCGGGAGCTCCTGGTGGCGCGGCACCTCCTGGCGGAGCACCGCCGGCTGGACAGGGCGGCGGCGATCCTAGTCAGCAGGGTCAAGGCATGGGCGCGCCGCCCAGCCCTGTTCAACAGGCGATGGCACAGATGCCCATCGGGCCCAATAGTGCCATTACACCGCAGGATCTGTGGGGCCGCGCACAGGCTCTGGCTAGCCAGCTGTTAGCCCTACCTGATGCACAGCGACGCACTGAGCTGCTTACGCTTAAGCAGGCTAATCCGACCATGCACATGGCCGTTACGTCGATGTTGCGGGATATGCGGTCGCAGGCTGCGTCGCAGGGGCGGCAAATGGTAATGCAGCAGCAGTTCGGCGCTCAGTAGAAAGGATTTACGTCATGGACTTGTGTCTTTACTGTCCGGTGTGCCTGAGCGAACAGCTGGCCTCATGTAGTGATGATTTATTTCGCAAGTGTTTAAACTGTTCGCTAGTTTTCCAGGTTAGACTGCCAGCAGATCCTATGGCAGTATATACGCGCGATAATTACGATGCCGCGCGAGCACAAGTCGGACTACGGCTTGGCGTGTGGGAACGTTTTCAGCACGATCGCGGCGTAGCTCTTAAGCGTATGCAACAACTCTCCCACGTGCTGCCTGGCCCCAGCCCCGATTGTTTGTGGGTAGATGTAGGTTGTGGCTCTGGCGGGTTCATATCTCTGGCGCGGCAAATCGGATATTCCGTAATAGGTGTTGAGACAGATCCTGCCTTTTGTAAGGATCTGAGCCACTTCCTAATAGCTGCTGTGGAAACGTCTTACGAATTTTTTATCGGTTGCACTCCAGAGGCACAGGTAATTAGTTTTTTTGATGTACTCGAGCACGTTGCTGATCCTTTCGCCGTAGTTTCGCACGCTGGCGATAACTTAGCGGCCGGCGGCTGTCTAGTGTTCGAGTTCCCAGACATTGGCCAGCACCTCGATGAAAACCTGGAAACATTTTCACATCACAAGCCAGATGAGCATCTATTTCATTTTTCGTCGCCTTCACTAGAGATGTTGCGCTCCAAGGCCTTACCCAGTTTTGAACGAGTACATGAAGCAATTCCGATAGCTGGAAAACTTCAGGTCGTCTGGAAGAAGCCGCTATAATATCCGGATATTAAGTTGAAAGGGCATGTCGTGAGCAAGAAAGAGATGGTTGCGCCGCCACCAGGTGTCGCCTGCTATCATCTGTTTACTCACTCTGGCATAGGTGATTTGTCGTGGCTCTATTCGAAGCTATGCAATTTGCCGCTACCTATTTTTTTAGACCTGGCAAACGAAGCACCTACACGTCCGCGTCGCGCATCCGGTTACTTGGATCAATTGCCCCACGTACTGGGATATCGGTATAGCGACGAATATTTTTACGAGCATGGTACATGGGTACCGCCCTCCCATGCGGCCGCCGCTTACGGTAGGCGTTGGCGCGATTTAAATATTCAACCAAATATTCGGACCCGTCTAGAGGTTAATCGGTGGCTGGAGGACGGCAACTTACTTCAAGACTACCTACCAGATCTGCCCACCAACTTTCACTATTGCATGGGTGATCCGGGCGTATCGACTTTAAAAGCGGATGACCCCATAGTCGTTCTCCACTTCACCGGCTGGTCAGATATTCACGATGAGACATGGGTAGCTTCTGCGGCCGTACTTAGTGAAGTAGCTAACGTATATATAATGACTGGCACATACGACGGCCGCAGTGCAAGGCTGTTGCCACGAATCCGTAATGAGGCGCCTAAGGCGATTATTGCCACTGACCTGCCGTGGGCTGATGTGTATCATTTGTTGGGGCGCGCTAAATATTGTCTTGGTCACGCGTCTGGAATTACTATTTTAGCCAACGTGCTTAGAGTTCCAGGTATGTGTGTCAATCCTCGAGCACTTCCTAACTTGCGGGGATCATGGGCGGATCCTGAATTTACAGATCAGTTGCATGTCAGTACAGACGCCGAGTTTAAAGAAGGAGTTAAGGGCATATGTGCCGCGCTGCGGCACAACAATCAAACCGCATGGTCTCCGCTCATCGGTCCAGTTTCATCTAAATTACCAGGCGAGGAACCGGCGGCCGTATTGGCTGGTTATGCGCGGCAGTTCAAACCCACTCAGCACGGCTGGCCGGCAGATACGGATGCCATTAGCTACGCATTGGGGCGACACTACCGCTCTCGTGTGGTATTGTTTTTAAATCCGTCCTCTGCCGCTAACACGGCGGCTTTTGTTACCGGAGTATTGGACAGCGGTACGCCACTGGCGCATGTTACATTGGTTAGTGAGAGTGATCTATCCGCTGTAGTGGCCGCTGTAACTAAGGCAAGCTGGCGTGTGTCGCGGCCCTGTGCTATCAGGGCTATCAATAATTCAATATCTAACGTAATGTCTAGTCGACAGCTCAATGCAGCGTACTCGGCTGTTGTGGTGGACGGTAAGTCGGTTGTAGATAATTTGACAACCGGTTTGCGTTTGGGCTGGAATATGCTATCTTCACCTGGGGCCTTCCTTGTGTCAGGTCAGGAGGATGAAGGTGTTCAAAATGCATACGCGATGTTCTGCAAGACTGTGGGCTTAGATTTTCCTCCTATCCTATTTAATTGGGGCATTGCCGAGCGCCCCTAAAGGAACGTCATGAATATACCTACGTTGCTGGATTACTTGTCTGCGGAATATCTGGCGCAAACGCCGCCCTACCAGGCCAATGATCTCGGTGCTTTTCTAAAGTTTGCCGCGGATCACCTGGTTAAAAATCCTCCTATCACTGTCGACGAAACTATCACCCCCGGGCTTGGCTTGGTTATGGCCAATGGTTTACGGCTGTCTATGTTGTCTGTTTCTTTTGAGTCCGACATGCAAGAAGACATCATGAATCCTATTACCTTTCAAAATCTGCAGCGCGGTGGCGGCTCTATCGTACCTAGCGTTTCGGTGGCTATCACTAATCGAAACAGATAGTAGGAGAAGTTATGGCGCAGGTTCGCAAGATGGTCTGCAGTATTGTTATGGAACTTGATACTAACAAGAAAGTAACCATGGTATCTCCGGCCTTGTACGGAGATAGCGATTGCGACTTGCAAGACGCTTCGGAAGTGGCCGCTAAAGTCGTGCATCTCATGATGGATCAGCTTATCGAGAGTGAACGCAAGGAGCTATATTCGGACGCGCTTAAACGTTCGTTGGAGCGGCGTTATGGTACTGAGTCTAATTAACTTTAATTGCAATGAGCCATCCTGACGACGAATTTGATTACGGCCCGTCTCGCTACGAGCGCGCTAAAGAACTAGAGCGCAAGAGGCTGCGGCGCCGCAATTTAAAGAAGCGTATACGCAAAGAGTTTAAAGAGTCTGATGAAAACATTCTTTTTGATTTAGACGAAGCAACTCGCGAAGAAGAGCGTAACTCTCTAGAGGAAGGTTTTCAACTGCTGGATGACACCGATCCAGAAGAAGACCTTCCTCTAGAGTCTGAAGACTAGCCGGTTTGTACGCATTTAGTTAAACTACTGACAGCACTACTACGGGGGGCTGTCATGTCAGTAAGCGCCATTGATCTCACGTCTATTCAATCCAATCACCCTTTCTGCTACGGATTTATTAAACAAGCGCTAGATAACGGCGCCTGTACCGGTGATCTGGTCGATCTTATTAAAAGGTCGGCTGTGGATCCGGCGGTAGCTGAGGAATGGGAAAGCCTGTTTAAACAAAGTCAATTGCCAGAGCTAGCGCCAGCGCCACGTACGCCGCCGCCGGTAGAGCCGCTTGACTTACAAGGCATTCTCAAGAAACTGCCCGCTGGCGGCACGGCTGCCCCTGAGTTGTCGTTAGCTGCGCCGCCGACACAGTCCCCGGCAGCCAAGCCGAACGTGGCGCCGATTAACCTTACCAGTCCGGTGGACGTTGCCGCGGCGTTACCATCGGCTACTGCTGTCATGCCTGCGCCATTCGCCAGGGCAATAGCGCGTGGCGCGGCTGCTCGCGTCGGCGCGACTTCATCTATAGCTAAACCCAATCTCGGCGAATTACTTTATATATCTAAGTTACCTGAAGTTAAACGGCCTTTTGCAGGCACGCTAAGTGAAGAACAAATAAAACAATTAAGCCCACAGCAGTATGAGGCTTGGGTTGCTGATAATACGGCTAGAGCCATAGCCGCAGGCGGGAAGGCACGACGTCCTGTGGTAAGTGCCACGCCAGAAGAAGAGTATACGCCACCAAAAGGGCTACGTCGCCTTGTTGACCCTAAGTTCATGGGCAGATATCTATCTAAATTGCCGGGTAGGATTACCGGTGGGCTTGAAGAGACCGTGCTGGGTAGACAACTAGGAGAACAACGTCCGCTCGCTCCTGGCGAACCGGGGAGTTCTTACCCTGAGACTGAGACTACATTTGCAGAACGAATGCAGCGGCGGGATGAAGCATTAACAAACTTTGCCTTGCTCGGCGTCAGGCCAAGTATTAGCACCGCGGACGGCGCCACCCTCATCCGGCCAAAGATTAAGCCGGTCGGTACGGCGGCTACAGCAGGCACCAGGGATCTTGGTGGATTTGCTAAACTAACCGGCGCTGAGCCGATAGTAACGCCGCCGCCCCCCGCCGCTGGCTGGTGGCAGACAATGAAGGGATTGCCGGGGCAGTCGCTTAAACCAATAGCTAAGGATATAGCGCATACCCCGCTAGATTGGTGGCGAGGAACCGCTACCAAAAGAGAATTAATTCCATGGGCTGTTTCTCGTATGGAGCCTTCTCGTCTAGTTACCAATGATCTCATACCATATTTATCGCGTCTGCCGAGCATGCCGGCGGCCGCGCAGCCAGCGCTTAAACTTTTACAGGGCGGGCTTAACACCGCGGCGTTCCCTCTGCGCGCCTACACCGGCTCCGGTGTAGCGCATAGTTTGGTGGGCGGCGGCTCGCCGCTATCTAAAGCTCTGGCTATTCCGGCATACATGACAGCGCAGCAGGTGGCGCTGGCAAACCTAGAACGTCCTGCCGTGGAAGGACAGGAGCCCGGCGCGCCGTTGGAGCGTGGTGCGCCCCATCCGGCCGGTCCTGCCGCGTATTTGCCGCATACCAGCATTAGTACGCAACCAATGTTTTTTGGCAGCCTTCTCGGTGATTTAAGGCGCGGAGAATTGCCTAAGCGGCTGTCAGAAATATATTCTCCATACGGTAAAGTTATACCTACCGCCACCGCGGTAGCTGAGAAAGCCATACCGGAAATAGTCAATACTGCCGAGGGAATTGCGCAGATGGGCGGCGGCGAATCGCCTGTGACCGTAGACTCGTGGCGCAAGACCACTGGTGCGTTGGCAGAAATAAACGCGCAGGTAGATAAACTGACGGCTAGCGGAAAAGAGGTGCCGCTGGATATGCGGCTGGAACAGCGCTACCTTCAATTTACTAAAGACAACCCCGCTGGCAATAAAGAGCAGTTTCGTGAATATTTAAAGGCGAATTATCCAGAAGAAGCCGCTAAGTTACAGCCGGCTACGCTGCCGGTACCGGCTCCGGCTGGCGGCGCATCCGCTGTGCAACAAACACCGGCGCCAGAGTTAACAGAGGAAGATGTTCAGACCGCGTTAGGGATTAGACCGCCAAACGAGCCTATCAAGTCCGGCCCGCCGTCGTCGGAAGCCGCTGCAGCGGCTAAGCTGCCACCACCCTCACCAGCTGCAGCCGGATTAGCTAAGGGCGAGGGGCGTGAACTAGTGCCGGCTCCCCGGCAGCTTGCTCCGGCAGTGCCCACGGCGGCACCAGCGGCAGCACCTACAGTTGCGCCTGCCGCTGTGCCAACGCCGTTCCAAAACTACCACCAGGTACTTTCTAAGGCTCAGTCTTTGTTAGCACAAAACAAGCATCCAGTTACTGGAGAGCCCATTCCTCCAGAAATCGCCGCGCAAAAACAGCGCCTTTTTACCGATTACATTCCTCGTCTGCAGGCGGCGCAGGAGACACTGCCAGCGACTATGCAAGCTGACGGCGTAGCTAGCCCAAAAGACTTAGTTAAGCAGTTTATGGATCCTACGGGTAAAACGCCCGCGCAAGTGCGCGGCGTTGAGAATATCTGGAAGAGCCCTGAATTTCGTAGTAACCCCGAATTCGCCAACTTGGATCCTCAGAAACAATACGGAGTAGCTTTAAATATCTGGCAACGCCTTCCTGATAACTACAAGCTGCTAGTGTACGCTGGCGCTGGCTTGGGCTTAATAGGTTTCTTATCTAGTTTGTTTGGCGGTGGAGATGACGACGACGGGGGCGGCGGACCGATGTCATATTTTTCGCCTTTAATGACACTGGGCGGAGCTGGACTAGCTGGATACGGACTAACTGGCGGACATCCGTCGTTAGTCACCAAGCCTCACTTCTGGGCTGGCGCAAATCCATTCGGTAGCTAAAATGACAAATCGTTAGTCGTGGACATTATCTTATACGGGGACCTTTTATGCCAACTACTGCCGAAGAAGCCGCCAAGATCGTTGAAATTTCCACGCAATATCTTTCAGTCCGTAAGCTACGAGAGTTATTTACGCGGTTAGACGCCGAGGTGGGACGACATACCACAAATGACTCTTTAAAAGTCACGCTAGCTATGCTCAAGCAGGGCATCACGTCAGCCCCTGCAGATTATGCGGCGCACACCATGGATTACGCAGATATCAGCTACCAGCCTCCTACAGTAGCTTTGAGCGCCCCTGGTGAGTCTGCTATTCCTATTGAAGCGATGCTGCCAAATAAGCGCGTATGGCTTGAGTGTATTTTTCATGCCATAGTGCTTATTCATGCCGCGCTGGTTGTAGCTAATTTTTTGGCCGTATTCTGGTTGCTGGTGTTCGCGCCATGGTATATCGCTATTCCTCTTACTACGTTTGTGGGTTGGTTAAGTACGTCACGTGCTGTCGAGTGCCCGCTAACACGTATCGAAAACTATGTCCGCCGCGCGTCAGGTAGAACCGAAATTCGTGCATTCATTGGTTACTATGTCGTTAAGCCGGTGTATCGATATCTCCAACAGCTACGTCGCAGGGGGTAATTGTGAGTCGAGCCCGCTCGCGTCGTGTCCATGGTGACTGCGCCTTCACTTTTAAACCGATAACTAAATCCCAACAACAGGCGGTAGATGAATATGCTAAATCTGAAGTACTGTTTCTACTAGGTCCTGCTGGTAGCGGTAAGACATTTACGGCTGTGGGCATGGCGTTAAACGATACGCTAGCTGGCCGGTATGAGCGTGTAGTTATTACTAGGCCCCTTGTCGAAGCAGGTGAACACCTTGGTTTCCTTCCAGGCGAAATCTCTGCCAAAGTCGAGCCATTTATGATGCCCATTTACGATGTGGCGGCAAAGATGGCATACAAGTTGCCTGAAGAGATATTTGAAATTGCGCCGCTAGCTTATTTGCGCGGCAGAAGTTTAGACAGCTGTGTAGCCATTTTAGACGAAGCCAGCAACGCCACTTACGCGCAGTTAAAGCTATTCTTGACGCGCCTGGGCTGTAAGAGTAAGTTGATCATTGCTGGCGACCCCGATCAAACAGATTTGGACGGCACCTGCGCTCTAAGCGAAGTGGTTAAAAAGCTTAAAGGCGTGCAGGGCGTATCCATCGTTTATTTCCCCGAGACAGACATTGTACGCAACCCACTAATAACCCGGATTTTGAAAAGGCTATAATGCTATCATGTTATGACAGTCCTGTTCGCTGGGGTAACTACCCAGATCCTGAGTGCTCCAAGTGTCATGGCAGTGGCGCTATAGTGGAGTTCAAGGCCGGCTGGTCGGGGAATAACGTTTCTCATAAGTCTTGTAATTGCACGGCCTATAGGCGAATAGTAACATGCAAGCGCTGTGTTGAACTCGAGAATAAGGTCGCTGCGCTGGAGAAACAGCTGGCAAGTACCAACGCAGTTAGCAGTTAATATCCGGGTATTAGAGGCGGTGCCGTTTGGTAGCACAGCATCGGCGTGGCACCATTTTAGTTCAATCTTCGATCAGTGAGTTAAATAGAAAGGATTCCTGTATGTCTGGCAGTCTCATCGACGTGGGCGATATCCCCGTCCCAGAAGCAGTGGACCGTGGCAACAAAGTTAATGACGAGATTTCTGGGGAGCTAGCATATAAGCTGGCTTTCGTTGGCCTGGGACAAGCTGGCGGACGCCTAGCCGCGCACTACTATGGCCTGGGCTATCGTCGCGTAGTCGCCATAAACACAGCCAAGCAGGATCTAGACAGTTTAAATTTGCCAGCTGCCAATAAGCTGGACCTGGGCACTGGCGGCGCCGGCAAGGATCCCGCTGTAGCGCTTAAGGCCATCACGGGCCGTGAAGAAGATGTCCACGACCTATTCAAGCGTTGTCTTGGTGACGAAGTTGATTACGCGCTAGTTTGTTTTGGAGCTGGTGGGGGCACAGGTAGCGGTACCTGGCCGGTGGCTGTAAGTGTCCTGCGCGCTTATTTTGACGGGTTACGGCGTCCTGCTAGGATTGGCGGAATGGTGGCGCTGCCTAAAAATGAGGAAGGCACCTGTGCCGCGCAAAACGCCGCGGTCGCGTTCGATAAGATTAAGGCTGCTCAGCCGGCGCTTAGCCCGCTGCTAGTCGTCGATAACGAAAAGCTCAGCAAGGTGTTATACCCGCGTACGGCCATCGATAAGTTCTGGACTATTAGCAACAACGGCTTTTGTACTTTGCTACATCTGTTTAACAGGATCGCGGCAACGTCATCTGAATACAAGCCGTTGGATAAGATTGACTTCGCCACCATAATGGATTCCGGATCGGTTGTCTTGGGATCGACTATAATTAAACCGTGTGACACTGAATCTGACGTAGCCAAGGCCATGCGAGATCAGCTCTTGCGTAACACCGTGGTCGACGTCGATCTTAGTAAAGGAACTCGCGCGGCACTGGTCTTCGTTGGCGGGCCCTCTGTTTTTTCTAAGCTGCCCGTTGAGTTCCTGGACTATAGCGCCGCGGCAATTAGTCGTATGCTAGCTCCTGGCGCTGTTGTACATCATGCGCTATATCCTGGCGCCCAGGACGATTTACGTTGTTATGTCATGGTCGGTGGATTGGGTCTTCCGGAAGTACGTCTGCAAGAGCTGCGCAAGCGCACTAGTTAATTAGTAGCCACAGCCAGCATAAACGACCCGGATTCCCGTGTCGTTTTTTTTTTTTGCTAAATTCCTTAACATTTTCTGTCATGATTACTTGTTAATATCTTGCGTGCACACGCCCTTGTAAATTCTGTCCTCTACAGTATACTTAACCTGACCTCTCGGTTGAGTAACTTGGCCCGTGCCAGGCTGGTTGGACGGAGTTCGTGTGATTTAGGATGGTCACAAATTGCTCAAGCATACGTGCCTTTCTCGAGAGAGCGCCGGCACGTCGCGTGGTGTATACCGGGCTTGGCACCCTGGCCGGTATACCTGATAAGAACCTTGGTTCTGTCAGTGGTTCTGGGTGGGGAATCCAGAAGGTAACTCAACCAATGACGATGCGAAATTTTGGTCGTAGTTTTGTTGCTATGGGCATGACACCAGGAGGAGAACTGTTACAGAGCCGGTTTCCATGTAGCTTGCAAGGCTTGCAGGCGGCCGATACGGTTGCGCGCATTTTAAGTGAGCCGTGTTCCCTTGCAGTAGTGTTGGCTATGCCGGCGTTCGGCGACGAGAGCTCCACTCGCGTGCTACTAGCGTACCGTCCTGGTAATTTAGTTAGTTTGCCGTTCTTTCCATACATAGGATCGTCGACTCGCGGGTTTAGTTTAAATTAAATGATTAAACTACTAATAGCCGCTAACGATACGTTATGTGTCAGTTCATCCGCATCAGCACGTGCCACGTGTCCGTATTCACATTCTCTGGACGACGCACTAAGTTTTGCCAATGGGATCTCCGGAAGCAAATCTTCTTCGGGGAGTGATGGATATATGGCCAGGTCTAGGTCCAGCTATACTAGTTCTGGAGCGTGGTCGTTTTCCGGCAAAGGCCCGTATAAACGATGCTAACATTAGCAATAACCGTTGTTTCTACCAATAACAGCCGCTGTGGCACAGGAACATATCCGCGCGGCAGGTACACTTCAAGTTGTGGTTCTCATTTTGTATCCACTAGCGCTTTTAGTACGTATAGCACTACTAATGGAGACACGGTATCTAGATGTCGCACTCGTTTTAAATCAGGTACAAGTCATTCAGTGAGTCGTCATTGATGATAACATTTTACGCCATTACTAACTTCGGAGTTTGTGGTAGTAGAAGTTACTCCGGCAGGGTTTCGCGAGCTTTTTCGTCGTCAGACACGTGTGGAGAGTTTTCTTCAAGCGACGGCGCGTTTATCAGCGGCAGCTGTGACGTGACGTATTCGTGCTGTGACTCGATCAGAGTGGGGCTTAGGCAGTCACGTTCAATGTTTAAGCTACGTCCCAGGTTGGGTAATCAGGGGTAACGACTCTTGGCTTCACACTATCACAAATTGTGGGCCGGGAAGCAGGCCTCCCCGTGGTTTAGAAGTTGGGATTGTCATACTTGGAGGACGGCCGCTGACACCGTTGCAATGAGATCTTCAATGAGTTTGACAGGAAGGAGTTTTATGACGCCAACGTTACTGTATCAGGTTCTGGATGCGTTCCCTGAGGGGGATGACGTGCATCAGGTAGCTCTCGACGTTCTCGGCGGAAATCATCTTGCGGTACCCAAGTTGGCAGAAATGCTCAAAGAAAGGAAATTTGAAAACATGGTCAGCATCAAAATCGGCGGCAATTACCTCATCCGCACCGTTACTCACTACTACACCGGTAAGGTGGTCGAAAAGACCCACACCGACCTGGTCCTCTCCGAGGCGGCCTGGATCCCCGACACCGGGCGTTTTCACGAGTGTCTGAAGAAGGGCACCCTGGCCGAAGTCGAACCGTATCCTGATACCGTGATCGTGTCGTGCGCGGCCATCGTCGACGCGGCTCCGTGGACGCATCCTCTGCCGCGCACCGCGAAATAAGGCCATCCTGGGCAGGCTATGCTGTCCGCGTTTACCGGGCCCGGCCAGCCTTGCGCTGGTCGGGCCTTTGAGGTTTCTACTTATGTACAATATTTTTACCATAGGCGTGTTAGAGCAAAGCGGCGCTTACGGCAAGCACATATCTTATAGTAGGAGCGCCAGTAACGTACCGCGCTGGCATAGCCATACTTCGCCGTCCTACTCGTCCAGCGGCACCAAGCGCGTCATCGCTAGCTATTATCGGAGGCGTGGTACATAGATGTACAACAGCTACAAAATCGGGCTAGACATTCAAAGTAAGTCGGCGAATCGGCATATGTCAGGAAGCAGGTCAAAGTCACGGATGCACGATAGCACCTGGCATAGTCACCCTATGCCCAGTACGACAAGGGGGCTGGACCACGACTATCAATACAGCTGTTCTCAAAATATTCATCTCCGTAGATATAGCCATAGCAACTCCACCAGGGTGAGCGTCGATGATTAACTTATTTGTACAAGGGTACCTATTTCAAAGTAGGTCAGACAACGTAAACGCGTCCGTTTGTCGTGCGTTTTATGGCGGATATGAACATTACACCAGAGCTAGTATGTCAAATAATTGCATACGCTCATCTTGCTCTAACAGGCTGGGCTATCCCGCCGGCGGCGCCAGCAGCAGATGCGCTATGCGTAACTGCAGCCGAAGCACCCGGGTTGTTTGACGTCAGTCGGGAGGAAACTGATTTGTATGATCTGTGTCGTTTAGGGTTAGTTATGAGTAGCGCCTCCTCTGGCGCCGCTATATCGTACTCACGAAGTCGTACAGGGCGTAGTTCGTGGCGGTCTCTTTCCTGTACGCCAGCAAATTCAACCAACAGAAGATCAACAAGCCGTAGCATATCCGGGACTACGGCTTCTATTAGCAGCAGCTGTAGGTGAGATAACGTATTGCGGAGGTAGTTATGCTCTGGCCTTTCGTATATGGAACATTTTATAGCAGTTGTTCGAGCAAGCCTACCGCGCGCATATTTTGTTCTATGTGTTGGGCTGGAGCCCCGGGGCCGGTGTGGAGAAGTGATCAGGATAGGAAGTCCGATATAGGCTCATCTAGCTCAGGTCGCGAAACGCGGTATATACAATCCATATCTCACGGAGCACGCAGGTAAACCATGCTTTATCATCCATTTGCTAGCTCCTCTATCAAGTCATGCTGTAGCGGTTCGCAAACGTTATTTGTGCGTACAAGCGCATCCTCCAAGGATATGAGAACGGCCACATCTCCCGCCCTTACCGTCAGGCGTCTGCTGCGTGGACTCAGTGGCGCACGCTATAGCTGTACTCGTGGTTGTACTGGCGGCGGCTGGCGCTTTTTGTCTATCGCGCGTCACCGCCGATCTGATTATTGCCCTGACGTTATGTCTTGTTGAGTGGATTTTAACGCGGTAAGGTGCATATAGCTCATTAGGGCTGTTGCCCAGGAGGCACCGTGGATACGACCGTGATTGCCGCGTTTTCTGCGTTGGCTGGTGCCACTATCTCTCCGTTTTTGTCCTTCCTTATATCTTACTCCAAAGGTCGGCATCAGCACGTTGCGGCTGCCCACGCACAAGTTAGTGAGCAATATCGCGATTTAATAGATCGGCTCACCAAGCGCACGGACGAATTGCAGGCTGCCCTGGCTGGCATACAGTTAACTCACTCTGCGCAAACGGCCGCGCTGCAAAAGTCTATTACAGACCTGCAGTTTGCCCACGCGAACTGTCGTGTTGAGAACGAAAACTTGCGCGGCGAAATGCGCCTGCTGCATCTATACGTTCAACAACTTCGCGCCAACGGAGGATTTTCGCCTCTTCCTGTCTATTCAAACGCTTCTATAGTGGTCGACGCCAGTAATCGCGTTATCCAGTGGGATAGCAGCGCCGGCATAACGTTCCACTATACAGAGACAGAGGCGCTAGGCCGCCATCTAGGGGACATATTGTCAGCTGAATGTCTGGAGTGGTGTCGGCAACAACGAGAACAACTATTTAAAGTCGAGCATGAGACGCGGACTGTGTCTCGATTTTTTAAACTAGCCGCACGGGATGGTACTACTTTTGGCGCGGATGTGGTTTTGACTGTGTGGCAAACTGGCGACGATAATTACGCGGGGCTGGCTATCCATCGCACATCGTCTGTTGCGGTGGAAGCCGCCTAATAAAGGGGTGTCTCATGGCTGAATCTGAAGTCGTCCTGTCTCCTCGTCCTGTGGCTTTGCTGGCTCCCGGTGCCGTATTTAAAGTGGTCGATGTCGTGGGATGTTTTGAGGTGTTGCGCCACGAAGGCGCGTACACCATCATCCGGCGTCAGGGACTGCCCGAGCCCTCGCAACGGCTACTAGGTGCGCGCAGAGTAAGCGAAGTACGTAAAACCTCGTGTCGCCCAGTTGAAACCGAGGGCGCTACGCTGCGCGGCACGCAGGCGGCTCGTTTCACGCGCCTGTGTCGTGCCCAGTAGCGCATAGTTACGCTAAAGAGGCGAGCCGGTCTGGCTCGCCTCTTTTAATTATCGGAGGGGGCATGATACCTATTATTCCGTGGCTTTCGTTTAATTCTTTCGCGTTTTCCAGGTCATTTTCTAGTCCCATCGGGCGGCGAGAGTCCCGATCTAACTCACGTTCTGTCGGGCGTACGTTGATGTGCGGGTCATTCTCGAGAAAATCTAATCACAGCGATATCTATGCTCACACGACGCGCGTGTCTTGGCCAACTCGGCGGTCGCCCTACAGTATTTCTAGGAGGGGCTATTCATGTTAACTATGCATTTTACAGCCATCTTTCGTGGGTACGCGGTTCCCGCCTGGAGGCTATCTTGCGCCAGGTCTGGTAGCGGACATAACAGGATCCGTAGCCGCAGTGAATCTTTATCTAAACGGCGCCCTGCCTCCGTTTCAGGCGACGCCGCGGGAGCTACGTGTTTATCTAGCAGTTTAATCCCGGGGTAATGCAAATGACTGTATTTATAAATTTGCTGGGGGTAGGTAATCGTAGCCGATCAGGCAGCTTCTGCATTAGATCCTGCTCTGGAACGGATACGTCAGAGACGGTGTATTCTTCAAAGAGCCGCTGGTAACAGGAGCTAGCATGATCGTATTTATAAATTGGTTGGGAAGTGGGGCTAGTCGTAGTCTGTCAGGCAGCGAAAGCTACGCTTTGTGCTGCGAGTCAACCTCTGGATCAGCTGAGGGCAACCAGTATACGGCCAGCCGATCCGGATGGAATGTCGTTAGATCTTGCTCTGGAACTGATACGTCAGAGACGGGGTATCGTTCAAACAGCCACCTCTGGTAATCGGAGATAGCGTGATTGTATTTATAAATTGGCTAGGTGCTGGACGTAGTAGATCAGGCCTGGATGGAGTTGTCTCGTATTGCAGAACGGGCATAATAGGTCGTTATAGCTTTGGTAGGCCGTGGTCTATCGGCCAATCCGGACGGGGTCGTGTAAGATCCTCTTCTGGGACCAGTAATTCAGAAGTGGCGTATTTTTCAAGCGCCCGTTGGTAAAATAATATGTTGCTGTACTCTATTCGGGTAAGGGTAGATTGTAGCGCGTCTAGTCGTTCTCCACGAGTATTGCAAATTAATGGTAGACATAGTTCTGTGGCTCGTAGCGGCGCCAATAGAACTTATGTACTCAGCATGTCAGGAGTGTATCACAGCACTAGGTCGTACAGCAGAACTGTGAGCGGTAGCGCTATTTGCGGCTATTGCGCTTCTAGAACTAGCACGCATTGTCGTGGCAGCTTGTCATATAGAGAGCACATGTACTAATCGGGTATCATAAATTGACTGAGTAATATCCGGATATTAGTGCGGAGATCGTTATGACGTGTTCTTATTCTGGTCCGTTGGCGAGTTATAGCGGTTGGTTGGTTATGCCGGTACCGCCATCTTTTGTTAAAGATGCCGCGGCACAGTGCGCCAACGATATTGTTCGGTATACGGCGGCCTATGTACCTGTGCTGACAGGCAGTGAGCTGGCAAAAGCTGGAGGCATTAGCAGATTCGCCGACGTAAACGCCACTATTTTTACTGGCTCCCAGCTGTCGGATGATCACAGCATATCAGTTAGTGTAATTAGCCCCGATCTTGAGGACATACGGCGCAAGCTCGGGCTGTCCCCACAACTTTGCGGCGCGTCGTTTCAGTTGCCTCTAGGCCTGATAAAACAAGAAAGCCACAAAGAAGCCAAAGAGCACTTCGTTATTCCGGAAGATTCGCCTATGCCGCCTACCGACGCATTTTCTCCCAGTTTAGATCTCATGCCGATACATGCTCTTGTGTACGCCGTCACCAAGGCGGCGTTCTTCCAAAACGAGGCTATTCTGCCAGCACCGCCGCGCAACGTCGATCCCTCCGCATCAAATACTATACCCGGGGCGCTACTGGTCAATGGCGAGATGGCCTATAGCACAATGCCGCAACGCCCAGTATCTCACGTGTTGCCGGCAAATAATCCATATAATGCGCAACAACCATCCTTGCCTTCTCCACAACCGGCTATTACGCCCACGCCGCCTGCCGTGCAACAAGCTTCGAATAACGGGCTACAGTCCATTAACCCTGCGCAAGCCGCTACTCAGCCGCGGCCAGAACCCGCACTTCCTGCGGTTACGTCCGGTCGCGCGGCACCGTCGGAGTCCAAGGGTGACCCTACTTCCCCCATAGGTAAATCTAAATCTGATTATCGTTTTAGCGGAAGTAATTCAGTTGACGGCAACAAAGAAGGGCATGCCAAGGAACATTATCCAGAGCGACTAGAGCAGGCCCTGGCTGAATTCGATCACAAGTCGCCAACACCGGCGCAGCTGGAAGCTGGCAATTTTCGTAAGCACCATATTCATTTACACGGATTCGATATCTCCATCGAATACCCAGCTGGCGCTACTCGTTATTTCTATTCTCATTTAGAAGATGGCGACACCAGCGCTCCCAAGGTATCCGGCAAACGCAATATGCTAATTAATTACGGCTATCTGCGTCGTGTCGGCGTGGGTGCAGATGGTGATCCTGTCGATGTTTATGTTGGCGAGCACCCCGAGAGTGAAATCGTGTTCGTAGTTGATCAGGTCAAGAAGGACGGTACATTCGATGAGCACAAGGTAATGCTCGGGTTCCGCTTCTTGGAGGAAGCTAAAGATATGTACCTCAAGCACTATCCAAAGAATTGGACAGGGCTTGGCGCCATTACTCCCATGACCATGGTTGATTTTAAAAAGTGGTTGGACGGCGATCTTACAAAGCCGGTAGGTTTAAAGAAAACCGCGGCACTGGAGGATCTGCTATTACATTTTGAAAACTTTAAAACGCCAGCTGCGCAATATCCGGATATTGTTGAGCCCGCCAAGCCAACCGCTGAGTTGGTGGAGCTAAGGGCTGGAATGACTAAAATTCAAGAGAAGCTGGCGGAGATGGCTAGCAGATCTAATCAAGTTGTCCAGATGGTAATGCCGCGCACGCGTAAGATTATACGGCGCAACGATCAGGGGCTGATAACTGCCATCGAAGAAGTAGCTGTAGAGGAGTGATGTTTTGTATCTATTTTGCGGTAGTTTTTCGTGGTGTTTGTTCAGCGGTCGGATTTATCGTGCTGCTTCTCGATGCGCTTCTTCCAGGACCACTAAATACAGATCTGGATACGGCGTTATGCCTACCCAGAGCGGAACTAGGGGCTACTCAGTATCTGGATCTGGTTGCCGGGTCATCTCATATCCGGCTTCAATTCATGTTCGCAGTCGTTCCAATTAGAAAGATAACAAAATGCTGCCAGTATATTTTGGGCCTCGCATTGTCTTCGTCAAAACTAGTAAGTCTCAGCGTAGGTCCTGTAGTTGCACCTCTTCCGCAGACTGTGAGGCAAGCCTTAGCAGGGGGGCGGCTATTGTTCACACATTTCGCGTGGTCCGAGCTGTGCTTTGCCTCACATCCATTGGGTAGCGTTAGTACATCTAGCGCGACCTAAATAACTGCCAATTTCTTGTCATTATTAAACGTGTCGCCGGTTATTTTAAATAGCCGTCAGTGGACCCACTGTTTCTAGGAGTACAATATGGAGAATACGGTACTTACGATTTACGGAGCGTACGTGATGATGACATCGCTCATTTGTAGCGTCGTCATCTCGCATCTGTTTCAGAGTCCGCGGTACTTTGGCGGTACCGCGCTGGGCTGCGGGATCATAATGTTGGTCATTATGATTTTTAAATTTGTCGACGTGGTCGTCGGCAAAGAGTAATTCTGTCTAAAGGAGATTTCAGTGCTTGCAGCCAAAGAGGTCGCCAAGACGACCGTCAAGATGACGGTCGAGTGTTACAACTTCCTGCCGTGCGGTTTGCGCCGCACGGTTCGGGATAGCAAGGACCAGCTTGGGTACGAGGTCAAGATCAGCGGCGAATGGCGCCGCGTGGAGTGGATCAAGTAAAGTGCTGGCCGCCGCGGCAGCAAAGGAAGCGTCCATAACGGGCGCTTCTTTTTAGCTAAATATCGGGCCTTTTCTTGTCACTATTAAATAGAGAGGGGTGTACCTTCTCACTCGAAAGTAGCAAGTTGCGCGGCAGCTGCTTTCTACAATATCCGGATATTGCCGCGCTGGGGAGTATAGGCTGTGAATAACAAAGAAGAGTTGGCGGCGGCCCTGGCACAACACATGGCCGAGGTCATCCTCGGCCGGCGGCACCCCGACGCCCCGTTCTGTGTCGGCACCAGCCAGTACGGCTGGTGGGAGGTGGCTCGGTGTGAGG